TAGAACTAGCAAAGCAGGAAAGGGAGATGCAGCAGATCTCGTAAATACTGGAAAAGCAGCTGGAGTTCTTAAGGGTGACCTAAAGGGTGTTGATGTAGGAACTGAAGCTCTTAAACTAATGAATGGGCCTGTAGATGCAATCACTGCAGCACTTTCATCAAAGGGCATAACAATGGGCAGTGGTGATATTATTATTAATGGTAAAAAGGTTGACCTTGGAGGAGATAAGCCAGTTACGCCAAAGACTGTAACTAAGCCAACAGGTGGTGGAAAGAGCAGTACAACAATTGATCCAAAATCAACACTACCTCCAACTTTTTCTACAAATAAACAAGCAGATAAAGCAGCATCTGATCCTACAAAAAATACATTTACAAGTAGTGACGGATCTAAATGGTTCCTAACATCTAATCCAAAATCAGGAGCCAAATGGACAAGTGGTACATGGAGCATACCAGCAGTCAAAGCTGGATATGGAACAATGAAGCTTGATCCAAAGATCCCAACAATTGTTGGAGATCGTGGTCCTGAAATGGCATTTGGAGGAATGATTATTCCTAATATGGCAAAGGTTCCATTTGCATCTCCAAGATATGATGTTAATCAGGCAGCTAAGATGTTTGAGCCAATGGCTCCATCTTCAAGCGGAAGTGTAATCAATCTAACACAAAATATCTATCCATCAGATGGCATGAATACAGATGCGTTTGTCAGACAAGTAGTATCAATGACAAAGCAAGCAATTGGACAAGATGCTAAGTTAAATGCTAAAATGGTTGGAACAACTAAGAATGTGAGCATCAAATCATGACATTGACTTTACCAGTAGGCTCTGCCCTTTATATAGATACCTCTACAACAGACACTCCAACATGGGTGAAGTTGTCAGAGCATAACCGCTCACCTATATCAATTGATACAAATAGAATTGAAAAGACTCAAAGAATGTCAGGCGGAACTTTAAGAAAAGTTTGGATTGCTGATAAGAAAACACTCAGTACAAGCTGGAGTATGCTGCCAACAAATGATGCTGCCACCGTAGATGGCGGGTATGGAGCTGGATCCCTAAGATCATTCTATTATGGAGACAAGGGCAAGAATACATTTAAGGTAAAGATTTCATATAATGGAGTTTCAGCAAGAGATGAGATATTGCTTATGTCATTTACCTCATGCTCATTTACTGTGGTTAAAAGAAATGTAAAAGAAAAAAGCACAGATTCTCCACAAGAATTTTGGGATGTGTCAATCGGTCTGGAAGAAGTATAATGCTAACAGCTTCAACCGCCACAATAAATGCATTAAATCAATCTCAATCTATCAACATTAAAAATGGATGCTGGATTGAGTATAACATGAATAGTCTAATTGATGGTAAAGCAATTACTGCTCCAGATGGAGTTTTAACTGTTACCAAAGAGGATGGGGCAGGAAATAAATATAAGCCTTTTGAAAAGCTATTTCCAATAACATCTATTATTGATCCAAGAAGGCCCAAGACGGCTGGAATTAAATATATGATTGCAGGTGACCCAAGTCTAACAAAAGACGGTACATCTGGCGTAATAGATAAATATAAGACTGCAGCTAATTTTGCATCTAGACTATATTTCTCAGGCGCAAAAATGGTTTATAAATACTGGGTAACACCTGTGGCGTCTGGCACATCATTGTCTAATTGTGTATTGACTGCAACATATCCTGCTAATAAAACTGCTGTTGCAAATAAGATAGTTGTTAAATTTGAAACATCACACTCTAAGCCAGTTAATTGGACTTTGAAGCTTGTAGGATTGACAGGCACCGAAACAACAATAGCAACAAATGTGGTTGTGCCAAGTAATGGAGTTGTTAATCTTTATTATAATGGTAGCGCATGGACAACAACAGAATTTACATCCCCGCCAGCTGGAGTTAATCTAAGTGCTCTAAAGCTTGAGATCTCATCACTAGATACATCGGGCGGGTATGTAGGAGTAATAGAGCTTTCACCTAGATATGTAATAGATGCTACAAGCAGGTTAATATCTATGACAATAAACAAATCATCCTCAGATGATATATCTGGAATCATTCCAGTAGGAAATGTTACAGCAAACTCAATCTATATTGATCTAAATGCCTATGACAAGAACTATGAGTACTACGATAAGACTGTGGCATTTAATAAAGATAAACTTAACTTGTACAAAGACACAATACTTAGACCATTTGTGAATATAGGATCAGAAAAAATAAACCTTGGAATATTTTACACAGACTCATTTTCTGTCAGTGAGTTTGGAGATGTAAGTATAACTGGGCTAGATGGGGCTAAAGAGCTTCAGTATATAAAGCCACCAGATATTGTATGTGACAATATGACTTCAGTTGCCATTATTAGAAGACTCCTAGATTCAGTAGGATTTACAAACTATAATTTTAATTTAACAACAACTGATACAACCGTTATATCCCCATACCACTGGTATACAGATCAGTCCAAGACTGTCTGGGAGCATATTCAGGATCTCTGTAAAGATACTCAAATGATAGCAACATTTGATGAGCTTGATGTTTTACAGTTTTATCCAAGAGATTATATCTTTAAAAAAGATAAGCAAACTAATTTAAAGCTAAGAGATAGAAATATTGGCAGCAACCTTGCAAACATATCTTCTATCTCAGTAGAAAATGTTCCATCCGTAAAGGCAGTTAAGATAGTTTATACGCCACAACTTGTTAGCTCATATAGAGGAACAGGCGAAAATCTTTATGATGCTCCAGTGATTACTTTAGGTGCATCTGCAATTGTTAATGACATATTGCCAACTCAGCCTTCTTATACAAATAACTCAGGTGAAGTTGCAGCACTAGGCGTTGTTTCTTGTGAGCCAGTAGTTCTCTCTGGTCTTGGATCAACTCAGTATTCATTCAAAGGATATTTAGTAATTGAAAAAGAAATTATTGAATATGATGCAATAGAGTACAGCTACGCAGAGGTAGATACTGGAACAGTAAAATATAAGTGGATAACATCAGATTCAGATGTTGCAAAGTACCAGGGGCTTGCGAAGCCTTCAACATTCAAGCCTACAAATAATTATAGAATTAAAGCTAGGAATGCATTTGGTGTGCTTGGCCCAGTTACCTCTTCATACACTCAAGATATGATGAATAAGGACATGACGCACAAATTAGGAAATTCAGATGATGGATGGACTCAGCTAGAGTGGGACTCCAAGACTGGAATATTTGCCTCAAGCCCAGGATCAATGGTTACAACAAGTATTCCAAGCTATGATCCAAAGGGTCCAGATACACAAAAACTTTTATATAATGGCGTATCAAGATCAATGGCTACCCTTTTTGCTAATGACGTTACGTATGTGCCAAGCCCAGATCCAGCAAAGCCAACAGAAGATAAGTATATTCCAAATACATTTTATAAGATTGCAACAACTACAGCTCAATATACAGGAAGTGCAGACAAGGCTTTTGCTATAGGAGCAAACATGTACTTCCCACTTACTGTTGATAAAACAACAAAGAACGTTACTGGCAACCAGATGACTGTAGCTGGACTTGCATTTTCATTAAGTGAAAATAATCAAAGTGGCTACATGTTATCAATAGCTACATCTCAAAATAGCAATGGCGATAAAACATATAGGGATGTAAATTTTTATAAAATTGTTAATGGCAAGCCAGAGCCAATGATTACAAGCCAAAAAGATACAGATGGGACTATCATTACAAATATTAATGGTGGAGATTTATATAAAGTAGAGATCAAAGCATTAGACATTATGAATGGTACAGATGAGAATAGGGTATTTAAGATTGCCCTAAATGGAAAGATCGTGGGTGTTACAGATGCTTCCCCTATACCTTTAACAAATAAAATAGGAATAGCTTCTCTTCAGGGCACAACATCATTTGACTACGTATATACCGCTAGCATTACTAAAGAAGAGTTTGGTCTGACTTCATCTTTTGACGCATACTCAGGATTCCTTTCTAGCAATTCATCAATGGTTAAAACATTTAGCGATTTTGTTTTTAATAAAACTGATAAGCCAAAGACAGAGGTGTGGCTAAGAGAATTTGGTCCAGTAGCTCGTGAGCTTAGAAGAATAAATGGCAGATACACAAATGCCCCAGGTTATCCTTTGTATCCATCAATTGTTCAGAATAATGATGTTACTCTAGTTGGCTCCTCACTTGATCCATTTACCATGGATATATTTGTCATGAATAATACTGGAGCTTTTGCAGACCTCGCTAATGGTCAAGAAAAATCATTTGTTGTGGTTGGAAATCAAATTACGCCTTCTGACTCATTTGAATATATTGATCCAAAGCTTACTGATGAAGACAAGGCAGAAGGAATAGCGTTTGACTCAGTTTGGATTCAAAAAGAATCTGAAGCGGAAAGCCTATCAAAATGGATTACTGGACAATGGTCTAAGCAGCAGAAGGTGGTAAGTGTAGAGACATTTATAAACCCTCTAATTCAGATTGGCGATGTAGTTGAAATATCATATCCTTCAAGCCAGCTATACTCATCTGAAGATACAAATCCAGCATACGCTGTTGGCAAATATATAGTGTTAACTGTAGAGAATAACTATGATGATACAAGTGCTCCAGTTACTAATTTAATGTGTAGATCAATCTACACTGAAATGGTATAATGTTAATATGAGCAATCAAAAACAACAAGCATCCAAGCTACCTAAATCCAAAAAGCTATTGCTATTCCCAGGCGATAAGCTTATTAACGTATTGAACCCAGACCTTTATATAATTGTTGATCCTTCAACTCTTACCCAGGCGGAGATTCAAGGCATTCAGGATGACATTGATGATTTTATTGATGATGACGAGACAGAAACTGAAGTTGAAGATGCCTCAAATTTAGATGCCCCAAACCTTGAGGACATTAAATTAATTAGCAAAACATTGGTTACAGATGGAAATAAAAATCAATATGTAGAATTTAAGTTTAATATTAAAAATCACGTTGGAGAAGAAGTAATAGGAGTAAATGGATATGGACAATAATCTTTCATTAGCTGGAGAGTATCGCTTCTATGAAGACGGTAAAGAAATTTATAGATCTAAAAACATTCTTACAAAGTTTGGCAAAAGATACTTAACTCAATACCTTGCTGGTAAAGCTACCACTAACGCTAAAGATATTGCAGTTGGCATTGGTTCAAGCACACCTTCAGAAAATAACACAGGGCTAGATTTTGAGTTCTATAGATCTCAAGTAAATCTTTCCAGCGTTGATATTCAGACAAGTGCTACAACTGGGTTGAGTACCTATGGCGTTGTATATAAGACAACTCTTCCAGTGGAGCTTGCAGGAATAATTTCAGAGATAGGCCTGTTCCCTAGCGTGACTTTAGGGGCTACAGATTATGCAAGCAAGTCAATATCTAATTTTTCTGACTACCAGCAGTGGACTGATGATGACGGGGAATACTCAATATTAGTTACTACTCCAACACCAAGAAACGGCTCTAATCATTTATCATTAACTGCAGCTTCAGCATCTATCAATCAGTACTCAGCAAATATAGAGTTAGACATAACTGGTTATAGTCCAAATGACAGCTTAACTATTGCTTACGTACAAAATGATCTTAACCTAGACTATACATTTGTAAGGCTATATAGTTCATCTACAGACTATTATGAAATAAGATACCCAGGAGAAACATCAATTGGAGACAAGATATCCTCATTGACATTAAACAATTTATATTCAAGCGGATACGGAAGCGGAACACCAGACAGCTCCTCGATAATTAAGATATCAATAGGAGCAAGAGCAAAGTCATCAGGAGCAACAACAGTGCTCTTAGATGGCGTAAGAATTAACGATGAAGATTCATTTAGATCAGACTATGGTTTAATAAGTAGATCAAAGCTGACCAACCCAATTACAAAATCAATTGGTAGACAAATGGATATCGAATACAGACTAGGACTATCATTCTAAAATGACAACCTCATCTTGGTATAAAGGGCCAGCTCCAGACTTACAAAAAACAGAAGGCGATGCCGCTACAGCTGCGGGCACAACTACTGCTGGCTCATATGACAAGATAATTAGACTTCCTCTTGTAAAGAATAAAAAATATAAGTTTTGGTTTACATACCTGTACGAAGATGCAGAAACCAAGAAAATAACAGAGGGACCAAGATCTCCAATAGTTGAATCTGCTTTTGATATTCCAAACCTAACAAAACCAGTACTAAACCTAACAGTAACTGCGTCATATAGAGCATACGGAGTTAAGTTTGATTTTGACCCCACTAGCGTTCAAGAAGATGTTATTATATATGAAAGCCTAACAGGTTTATTTGCTGGAGAAGAATATATCGTTTATGTTGGAAACTCTACAAACGTAACAATTCAGACGGGCAGCACAGCTAAGAGATGGGTTAAAGTTGTTGTAAGAGACAAGTGGCTAGACACCAACAGATCTTCATCTGCTATTGTTGAAGTTACTCCATTAAATCCAGACCCAGACACAACCTTTACGGTTGCAAATCCAACAACAGCTACCGCTTCAGCATCAATTGATCCAAAAGATTTGAGCGGATTTAGCGTTGTATCAACAATTAACTGGGCGGTATCAGCTGATACAAGAGCTGCAGGATATTCAATTAGATGGTCTACAACAAATCCATCAACAGGAACACCATTGTGGGAGTATGCATCAGTTGCAGGAAGAACTACAAACACCTATACAGCAACAGGGCTAATCCCAAATACAACTTATTATTACCAAGTAACCTCAGTTACTCCATACGACGTGCCAAACTGGACAGGCGTAGAGACAAGAACATTTATAGCATCAGATGCAGATGGAACAGCAGCAGGAGCTTTAGCAAGACTTAAATCCTTTATAGCGATTGGCGGAGTTTCACAGGATCTGTTTAAAATAGGAACGGGAATTGCACAAAGTATTAATCTTAATACAGAGCCTTTAGCAAGCCCAACATTAACCGCAGGTACATATCACGGTATCATATTAAATAAATCAACAACAAATGTTGGTAACAATTTTTGGCTAACAACTGGGCAATTCAGAGTTGGAAACTCAACAGAGTTTATGTATTGGAACGGTACAGATTTAAATCTTACTGGAAACATTAATGCTACAGGTGGTAAGTTCACTGGAAACGTACAGCTAGCCGTACCTACTGGTGGAACAACAAGCGGATCCCTGTATGCTGGAGCATCAGCAACATCTGGGGCCAGACTAAGGCTTAATGATCAAGGTTTATTTGCATACGATGGATTAGCTACAGATGCTACAGTTTCAATTACAAAAGATGGAACCATTGATGCCCGTAAGGGATATATCGGTGGCTGGACTATTGCTGCTACATCTCAAACATCAGGAACAATATCTAGAAATAACACAATTCTTGATAGCAATGGAAATATTACAGTCGGAGATAAAACTGGAACTGTAGGTTCTGCAGTTAGACTTAGTGCAACTGATCCTACATATAGAATTTGGGTAGGATCAACATCATCATCAAATGCTCCATTTAGAGTAGATGCAAATGGTAAGCTTTATGCAACAGGTGCAGTATTTACATCTTCTTCAATTGATGGTTATGCTACTACGGCTGCATTGGGAAATTATGCTACAACTGCAACCGTCACACCAATTGGCACAAAAGCACAGTCGGCGTATGATAAAGCTGTTGCCAATGAGTCTGGTCTGACTGCATTACAAAACAGAACTACTAATGCCGAGAATGCTATAGCATTAAAAGTTTCTGCCACAGCAGTAGCAGATGCTATAAACAATAATACAACAACAATTAATGGCGCTAAGATAACTACTGGAACAATTGAGCTTAATACATTAAAGGTTGTTGGAAATACTACAAATGGGTTATTTATTGACAATAATGGAATTAGAGGATACTCTGGGTCTGTAAATACATTCAGCCTATCTTCAACAGGCTCTCTTTCAGTAAGAGGTAATATTTTTGCTACTTCAGGAAATGTGGGAGGCTTTGCACTAGGAGCTGCCGACATGACAGCAGCAACAAATACTTACCCTAGAATCATATTTGGAAATAAGGTTTTATTAGGATCAATTGATCTAGGTGCAGACTTTGGATTAAGAATTGGCAACCCTTATGGAACAGCTGGGCAATCATTTAGAGTAAATACTGCAGATAACGTAAATAGAATTACTGTAGACAGTGCTGATAAAGTTTATGCTGCAGAAATTAGAAATATTGTAAGAGCGGTTGGCTTCAGGCATATGGGAGATGGATTTGTTTCAGATTCATCTGCTAGATATAAAGAAAATATAACAGAGGTTCCCAAAAGATACTATGAAAGAATTTTAGATGTACCAATCAATTTTTATACATATAAGTATGATAACAATGAAATACCAGAAGAGATGTGGGGCACACACAGCTTTGGCCCAATAGCAGAGGATATCGATTCCTCTGGCCTAGGATACTTTATTCAAAGAGATCTTGATGGGAAAATAACTTCATTTAAAAATGAACAAAAGTATCCTTTCTTGTTAATACCAATAGTGCGTGATTTAAAATTAAAAATTGAAGAGATGGAAGCAAAGATATTAGAACTGGAGAGTAGATAGTGTTTAAGTTTTGGTGCTCCATATGCATAGACGATAAAGAGATGTATGCTGAATCAATAGATAATGGCTGGGGCTATGCAAACTGCCCAGATTGTGGAACTTCTTTAAAAGAACCATTTTCAAGGCATAGCGGAATAACAGATGAAGAGATGACTACTGAATCTTATAGATTACTGCATGGGCTAGACAACAATACGCCATAATGGTATACTGTAAATCTATCAAGGAGATATAATGGATAACAAACTAGAACTAGTAGCACAGGCTTTACAGCAACGTGTAGGCGAGATTGTCTCACAATATGAGACTCATGTTGCATTGCTTCGTGCTGAAATAACACAATTAACAGAACAAATTAAATCACAGGAAGTTCCAGCGGAACAACCAAAGGAGTAAAAAATGGCAATTGACCCAATGAAAATAGCTGCAGGAGATCCAGTGACATCGGATCTAATTGCTACAATTATTAAGAATATTAATACGTTGTCAACTCCAGCAGCTACTACAAACATAAATATAGAAAACGCTGGTGCAAAGCAGCCAGCGGCAACTGTATCTTCAACTGTTCTTGCAAAAGAAGGAAGCAAGGCAGTTAAGTCATCAGATAAAGGCGGGTCAAAGGCTACAGTTAAATTTGGTCAAACATTTAATGGAACACCACACGTCTGGGTACAAATAAATACTATTGGGCAATCTTCTCCATCATGGGCTAACTGCCAGGTATTTCCACAGATTGAAAGCATAACTGCAACAGATGCAGTAATTAGATTCAGAACAAATACAGCAAACACCACAGTTAAATATACATTGTTTGCTGCAGGAGAAATAGCTAGCAAATAAGCTATTGACAAGCTAAATCAATATGTTACACTTAGCGTAACATTAAAGTCACGTACCCGTGACTTTTTTACATATTAAGGTAGATAATGAGTAACGATTTAAAGTGGATGATTTCATCCGACCAGCAGTTCCCATATCAGGATGACAAGATGATCGCACTTTGGTTTAAGGTCATGAAGTGGTTTAAGCCAGATGTCGTTGACTACCTTGGCGATACAGATGATCAGGCTTGCTACAGCAAGTATACAGAGGGACGCTCAGCAGAGTTTTTAAATTATCACAAGAATGATAGCAAGGACTTGATTGTTCCAATGATGCGCCATGAAGCAAAAGGCGCTAGAGACTTTTATGCAAAGACAAGAGATATGCTACCAGATGCTCAGCTGTTCTCTGCTCTAGGCAATCACGATATTAGAGTATTTAATTATGTAGATGCAAAGCTTCCAGACTACATCTCAGAGGTTACACCAGAGGCTTTATGGAGCTTAGACTCATTGGGATACGAGTACATCTATTACAATGAATTGCCAAAGCGCCGTTTTGGAGATATCCATGTTCATCATGGACTATCAATTGCTGCAACTGGTTCTGTTCGCAAGGACATGGAAGACTTGCAGATCTCTCTTATTCGAGGTCACTCACATAGAATTGCTTCCCATCTGGTTACATATGAACTTAGAAATAATGGCGAGGGAGAAACTCTTAGAGGCTATGAGCTAGGGCACATGTGTGATGAAAAGTCTGACGGCATGAAGTATATGCAACACCACGACTGGCAGAAGGGTTTTGCAATTGCTCATATTGTAAATGATTACCCACATATTCAGATGATTCATGTGGCTCCAGATTATTCATGCGTAGTGGATGGAAAGTTGTTTACTCTATAATGTGGTGCGGTAAATGCAAGGGTAGAGTTTTTGTAGATAGAGTATTTTCACAGAAACTACATATGGAACTGTTTTGCATCATGTGCGGGAAACGCTGGATGATTAATAAGGAAACGAGTGCTTTCGGTAAATGGCTAGATCAAAAAGAGACAGCAAATCAAAAGTTTTACGGTATTTCTTCTTAAACGATAAAGTACATAAAGTACTAAGCGCATCTAGATCAAAGGATGAGCTTATTGCCTGGTGCTATCCAGATAAAAAGAGAATGCTGTATTCATACTCTCAAGTAAAAAAGAATATGGAGACGGCATACACAATAGTTCAAGTTTCTTCTATGCTTAATAAACACAGAGTTACAATACAGGATTATATCTTAGAGGGCAAAGTTATGACTCCTACTAAGATATATCCTATAGGTGAGCCAGATAGTACATCATGGTCTCAGTATATGTTTAATCAGAAAAACATTCTTGATATACATCAACATATATTAGATTCAGGACATTCATCTGAAGTTCCATCACGAACAGAGCTTTTGGGTCTTCTCAAAAACAACTTTATATTGTATACTAAAACAGATGAGGGAAAGTTCGTCCCAGTATGGAAGGCGGAATAATGGCAAGCAGTCGTATAGTTATATGCCCTGAATGCAATAAAGAGCTTGAAGTAAGATCTGATTTTGCATACATGACATTATCTAATCATATTAAAAAGGAGCACAGATGACAACAAAGGTAAAAGTAGATTTATCATTTACTAGAAATCTTGGTAACTATGAGAGCATTAAGATTGGCATAGGCATTGAGGATGATGTCCGCCAAGGTGAGACAGTTGATGCTGCAACCGAAAGAGTATATGCCTTTGTTGAGAACAAGCTTATTGAGAAGACACAAGAAGTAGAAGAAGAGCTCAAGCGTGGCAAGTGATAAAGGACCTTATATTCTTTTAAGCCTGTACCAATCTTTATTTAAAGAGAAGTATGGTCGTGTTCCAACTATTAATAAGTTCCGTGAAAAATGGGCTATGCAAGATGTCATTGATAGTGTAGGATATGACCGTGCAAAAGAATTGTTAGAGTACTACTTTGGTCTTACCAAGAATGGTCACCCACTTCAATTCTTTTTCTATAACTTTGATAAGATGGATGCACTAAAGATTGAGATTGAAAAAGATAAAGAGAAGCGTCGTTTGTTACTGGAAGAAACGAAGAAAATGGTAGAGCAAGGCGGAATAGAGTGAATACAGAAGCAACATTAATTTCTGCAGTATGTAAGAATAAAGACATCAGCACACTGCTAGCAGATAACGTGGACGATCTATTTACTTCCCATAAAGATATTTGGGAAGGGTTAAAGTCATACTACTATAAGTTTAAGGCTGTACCAGAAGTTGGTATTCTTCAGGAGAAGTTTAAAGATTTTGAGCCAGTAGAAACAAAGGCTGAGACAGGCTACTATTTAGATACATTAAAGAATGAGTTCTTGTCTGCTAAGCTAAAGACAATTCTTTTGAAGAGTGGTTCTGCTCTAAAAGAAGATGCTGCATCTAGAGTTCTTGAGCAAATGCAGAGTCAGTTAGCAGGGCTAAGCCGTTTTACAAACAATGTACGAGATTTAGATATCACCGATGCTGATGCAGCAATTAGACACATGGAGTTGTTGCGTGTAAGGTCTGCCGAAATGGGTGGCTCTCCAGGCATCAAGACAGGTTTTGAGGCGATAGATCTTGCATACCCAACAGGTATGGCTCCAGGACACCTAATCGTCGCTATCGGCTGGCCAGGCCGTGGTAAGACATGGTTCACATCTTATCTTGCTTGCAAGGCTTGGGAGCAAGGGTTCAAGCCAATGATCGTGTCACTTGAAATGTCTCCAGAAAATATGCGTGACCGTATTTATACCATGTTAGGGTCTGGTCTGTTTAAGGCTTCTGATTTTTCAAAGGGAGATATCAATATTGATGACTTCCGTTCATGGTCACAAAAGAAGTTTGAGAATAAGAATAGCTTTATTCTGATTTCAAATGAGGGAAATACTGAAGTTACTCCTGCAACTATTCAGGGTAAGATTGACCAGCATAAACCAGACCTAGTTATTCTAGATTACCACCAGCTATTTAATGATAACAAGCGTAGCAACTCTGAAGTTGAGCGTAACCGAAATGTTTCTCGTGAGTTCAAGATGCTTGCAGTATCAAACAACATCCCAATTATCGACATTACCGCAGCAACCGCAGACGATGTATCAGATCAAGACAATCCTCCGATGATGTCGCAGGTTGCTTGGTCTAAGGCAATTGAGTACGATGCTGACATGGCTATGGCTGTCCATAGATATCCAGGAACTAACATGATCGAGGTTGTTTCTAGAAAGAACCGACATGGACATGAGTTTGGTTTATACTTAGATTGGGATATCAATAGAGGTATCGTCAAAGAGATTTATGAGAATCCATTCCAGAATAATGAATCACAAACAAATAAAAAGATTTCAGGTTAAAGTTGAATTTCTAGATGACTCTGATATGATTCGTGTCAAGCATCAATATGAAAGTATGCTGACACATCAGATGAGAGACAAGGGTTATGTCAGGGTACTTGACATAGACACTAACTTTTCGGTAGAATTTGACGGACAAACATGGGTGTTCTTAATGACACTCTATGGAGTATATGTAGGAAAGAAGAAGGCATGGCAATCAGAAGCAATTACGCAAGGAAAGCTGATTCCACGCAGTACGCTGTCTCGCAAGTAAAAGCAATTGTAAAGGCTCTAGGTCTTCATGAAACATCAGAGGCAAACAATAATTTACTTATGTACTGTCCGTTTCATTCAAATAGACATACCGCAAGCTTTAGTATTAGCTGTGAGAACGGCGCTTGGCTTTGCTATAACCCAGCATGTGGCGAGTCAGGAAGCTTAATTGAGCTTGTTAAAAGAGTGCTACATAAAAATGATTTTGAAGCCCTACGCTTTATTAGCTCTAAGCAAAATGAAGCCTTAGAGAATTTTGATGAACTACTTGAAAACTTAATGGAAGAAAAGCCAGAGTTTGAGGAGTTTCCACAAGAGACAATAGATAGACTACATGCCGATCTAGCTGGAAATAAAGCGGCAAGAGATTACTTAGGTTCAAGACTTATTACAAAAGAGTCTGCAGAACACTTTACTCTAGGATACTCTCCAGCAATGAAGATGGTTGTTACTCCAGTTCATAGTCCAGACGGGCTACCGATTGGTATTGTAGGCAGATCAATTGAGGGAAAGTCTTTTAAGAACAGTACCAACCTGCCAAAGAGCAAAACGCTATTTAATATTCATCGTGCTAAGAAAATTGGAAGCAACGTAATAGTTGTAGAGTCTAACTTCGATGCAATAAGAGTTCATCAGGCTGGATTCCCAAACGTTGTAGCAACCCTTGGGGGATCTTTGTCATCAGAGCAGCAAAGACTCCTAAATAAGTATTTCAGCACAATCATTGTAATGACTGATGCTGATGAGGCTGGGCGTGAGCTTGGTCTAAGTATTGCAAATAGATTGAATACAAAAGATATCTTGTGGGCATCATACGATTATGGTAAGATATACCCTCATGAAGCCAAAGATGTGGGCGATATGACGGAAGAAGAGATAAAGCAGTGCATAAAAAACTCAGTTTCCCATATTGAATATGTCAGCTGGTAATGATATACTAGTAACACAGATGGATCTATACCATCAACTACAAACTAAGGAGATACAATGGGTATCGTTAAAGGACTAAAAGACCTAAATAAGGTTATGGATGCACCGCAACACTCAAGCGGTGATGGAGTAAAAGCACGTTGGGCAAAGCTTGAAGATGCAGAAAGCGTTAAAGTTCGTTTTCTTCAAGAGCTTGATCCAGATTCACCAACATACAACGAAAAAGCAGGCCTAGGCTTTATTGCCGTAGAGCACACAAATCCAAAAGACTATCGTCGCAAGGCGCTTTGTTCAATGGAAGACCAAGGTAAGTGCTATGGCTGTGAACAACACCGCAAAGATTATAAGGCAGGATGGAAGGGTCGCTCACGACTTTACATCAATGTTCTTATTGACGACGGCAAGGAAGATCCATATGTAGCGATTCTTTCTCAAGGCTCAAGCGGAAAGACAATCACACCAACACTCATCGAATACGCTGGAGAAATGGGATCGATTACAAATCTCATGTGGCGTATTAAGCGTTCAGGTACAAAGACTGACACAAGCTATACAATTATTCCACTCGCAAAAGATGAAGAAGCATTTGATTCATCTTCACTCGAACTGTACGATCTTGAAACAACAGCAGTTCGTGACTTGCCATACACAGAGCAAGAAGCTTTCTTTGCTGGTGAGGGCGGACAAGCAGAAGAGCCTTCTGCTTCTAGCAGCAGCGTAGATTGGTAAATAACTAAATAGCAGGGGCAGTCTATTGACTGCCCCTGTATTATTTAGTAGAATGACATCATGATTTCATACGAGATACCAGATCCATTTGATACATTTGTTGAAAACAAATACAAAGATTACAAGGGAATGCTTTATGATTTCTTTGCCAGAGAATGGCATATGAAGGCCGCCTGTTGTGGCGAAGAATTATATGCACCAAATAAAAAGACAATGACTAAGATTAGACTTTATCATACTAGAAACGAATGCTTGGGCGGATACTAATGAGCTTTACACACCTACATGTTCACTCCTATTATTCATTAATGGATGGACTAAATTCACCTAAAGAATTATGTCAAGCAGCGCTAGATGCTGGACAAACTGCGATTGCAATCACAGACCATGGTACTCTCTCGTCACACAGAGATATGCAGATTGCCGCAAAGGAAATTGGCATTAAGCCGATTCTTGGTGTTGAGGCGTATATTTCTCCAACAGATAGATTTGATAGATCATCTAAAACAGATAAATCTATTCAGGCCTATAACCATATTATTTTACTAGCAAAAAATAAGAAGGGGTTGGAGAATATTAATGCTCTGCAAGAGCTTGCTTGGAATGAAGGCTTTTACCATAAGCCACGTATTGATAGAGAGGTGTTAAATGAATATAAGGAAGGCATTATTGTTCTTTCTGGATGTCTCAACGGCCTTATTTCTAAGGCTATCGAAAGGAATGAGTTCTCTGAGGCTACACTTATTCTCAAGGATTTTAAAAAGAATTTCGGTGAAGATTTTTATATTGAGGTTCAATCTCACAACCCAAAAGAAATTAATGAAAAGCTACTTGAATTTGCAGATGAACTCAAAATCAAAGCGGTAGCAACAGGAGATGCACACTTCGCTAAAGAAGAAGATAGAATCCTAGAAGAAGCACTTCTTATTTTGTCTACATCTCCAAAGGCAGAGAAGGATTCAGATTTTGAAATGTCTAGAAACATCAAAGACATGTTAGATAGATTTAACTATCTTTATCCTGATCGTAGAATCTCATTTCAAGATATGAACCTGTTTATTCAAAGCCGTTCCGAAATTGAAGCAGACTTCAATAAGTCTGGAATTAATCGAACAGACATTTATGAAAATACAATGGAGATTGCTGATAAGGTAGAAGACTATGACTTTCATCAAGGCCTTGATCTTTTGCCAGTGCCGAAGACTGATGCCGATGAAAGACTACGGGAGTTGGCTGAAAGTGGCTTAGAGAGGCTTCAGAAGGCTTCTGACCCTGCATACATCGACAGACTTAACGAAGAGCTAGCAATTATTGCTAAGAAGAACTTTGCTTCGTATTTCTTGGTAGTAGGAGATATGATTAATTGGGCTAAAGAAAATGATATTCGTGTAGGTCCAGGTCGTGGCTCTGCTGCAGGCTCATTGGTCTGCTACGCTCTTGGAATTACAGATGTAGATCCAATTGAATATAACTTGCTGTTCTTTAGATTTATCAATGAAGAGCGTAATGACTTTCCAGATATCGATACAGACTTTGAAGACCGTCGCCGTAAAGAAGTTAAAGATTATTTAAAGAAAAAGTTTAAGCACGTAGCATCAATCTCAACATATACTTATTTTAAAGATAAGGGTGTTGTTCGTGATGCTGCTCGTGTATTTATGGTGCCACTTCAAGAAGTAAACCGTGCACTAAAGACTGTTGATACATTTGAAGATTTTATTGATTCTCCAAATACAAAAGAATTTAGAATGAAGTACCCAGAGGTTGTGTGGCTTGCAGACAGATTACGTGGAAGAATTCGTTCAGTAGGAGTCCATGCCGCAGGTGTTGTGGTTGCTAAAGATGATCTAAGAAAGTTTGCACCAGTAGAGTCTCGTGAAGATTCACAAGACAAGGTGTCTGGAAGAATCCCTGTTGTTGCATATGATATGGATACAGTTGCGGACATTGGGCTTATTAAGCTAGATGCTCTGGGCCTAAAGACACTTTCTGTTATATCCGATACTCTTAAGTCAATCAAAGAAAGATCTGGAAAAGATATTGATCTTTCCAAACTTTCTCTTGATGATCCAAAGGTTTATCAGATGTTGAATGATGGATATACTAAGGGTGTGTTCCAGGCAGAAGCAACACCATATACAAACCTTCTCATCAAAATGGGTGTAGATAAGTTTGAAGACCTAGCAGCATCTAACGCATTGGTCAGACCAGGCGCTATGAATACTGTAGGTGCATCTTATATCAATAGAAAAAATGGCAATGAGGCAGTAGACTATAGCCATACAATCATGAAGCCTTTTACAGAAAACACTTATGGTGTTATTATATATCAGGAGCAGGTTATGCAGGCATGCGTACACCTTGGTGGTATGACTTGGGCAGAGGCTGATAAGGTCCGCAAGATTATTGGAAAGAAAAAGGATGCAAAAGAGTTCGACCAGTTCAAGGATAAGTTTATTACTGGGGCTTCAGAACACATTTCTAAGAAAAAAGCGGAAGCGCTATGGCATGACTTTGAAGCTCACGCAGGTTATTCTTTTAACCGTTCCCATGCTGTTGCTTACTCTATGCTATCTTACTATACTGCTTGGCTCAAAACTTATTATCCTTTGGAATTCATGTTCTCGATTCTTAAGAACGAAAATGACAAAGACGCCAGAACAGAGTATCTGATCGAGGCTAAAAGATTAGGCCTTAAGGTTTTACTTCCACACATCAATGAATCTGATCTTTATTTCTCTTTGCAGAAAGATTCAATTAGATTTGGTTTAGCTGAGATAAAATTTATTTCAGACAGTATTGCAAATAAAATTATAGAAAGAAGACCATACAGTGATTATGCTGACTTTATTGAGAAGGCATCAAAGAAAGGCTCTGGCATTAATAGCCGTGCTGTTACTGCTCTTAACGCCATCGGCGGTGCTGCGTTCCCTGATAACAAAAGGCAAGGAAATGAAAAAGACAATTACTACGAATATCTAGGTATTCCAACATTTAATCTTGAAGGCATTCCTCCAAGAATTAAAGCGCAAGCTAGACCAATCAATGAGTTTGATGACCTAGGTTCTTTCATTATGTTTGGAATGGTTAAATCAATTAAGCGAGGTAATGGCTGGGCTAGAGTTGAGCTTGTTGATGAAAGCGGAACAGTTGGACTATTCCATACAGAGCAAACTCAAATTGAAACAAACCAGATGTACTTTATTCTTGTAGGAGATAACCGTATTGCTAGATACATTAAGGTCTCAGACATTGATCCAAAATCAGATGACTTATTTGTAGACTATCTATACAGAAAAGAATATGATCTTGAGGAAGATGAATACATTGTAGTAAACTTTACGCCTTATACAACTAAGGCGGGTAAACAAATGAGCCACCTAATCCTATCTAATAGGGACAAGGAGCTAACAAGAGCTATTGCATTCCCAGCGATGTACAAGATGACATTGGCTAAAATGCGTGAAGGAATGAAGTGCAAGGTTACATTATCTAAGCTGGATGATGGAACATTAAGTATCAAGGAGATAAAATGACAGAAGAAATTGAGTCATCTAGCGCTGAAGACATTTTTGGAACACTGAGTGTACCAAAGATATTGATTGCTACAATTCAAACGCTAGGTGAAATTACCGTACCAACAGACGCATTCATTAATGCTGGAACAGAAGATCAGGAATTACAGGTTGATTACAATTCAGATAATCAAACATTTACATTTAAGCTAAAGGTAAAAGATGTCGAATAAAGATGTAGAGCTTCCAACAGACTACGGACTAGATGTGCTTGCTGCAATCTTACATGAAACAGCAATTGAAAAAGGTTTCTGGGATAACCCAAAAAACTTTGATGTGTTTGGAAATAAACTTGCACTAGTGCATTCTGAGGTTACAGAAGTTCTTGAGGCAATCAGAAAGAATAAAGGTTCAGAAGAAATTGTCGAAGAAATGGCAGACATCCTAATTAGAACTCTTGATCTGTATGCATCAATGCGTAATGGCGGATTCATAGATCACAGTCTAGATGAAATTTTATTTAAAAAGATGGAAGTAAATAAAGCTCGCCCAAAGCTTCACGGCAATTTATTTTAATGATATAATTGTATCAAAGAGAAAAGATAATAAATGACTATAGCGATTGATGATATCCTAGCAGGATTAGATCCAAAAACAAGAGCAAGAGTAAAAGCAGCACAAGATGTAAAAGTTGAAAAGCAAAAGACACCAAGCATAGGATTGAACATGGCGCTCAAGGGTGGCCTTGGTTATGGACGACAAGTTCTTGTTTGGGGTAACAAGTCTGCAGGAAAGTCTTCTTTCTGTTTGCAGATGATTGCTCTTGCACAGAAAGACGGAAAGACTTGTGCATGGATTGATGCAGAGGCATCATATGATCAGTCTTGGGCTGAAGCTTTAGGAGTAGATTCTGCTTCCCTTATTTACTCACCAGCGAAAACAGTAAATGATATGGTTGATGTTGCCACAAAGCTAATGGATGCTGGAGTAGACATTATCGTTGTAGATTCAATCTCAGCACTTCTACCTGCAATCTATTTTGAAAAAGACGGAAATGAAATGAAGGATTTGCAAGACACAAAGCAAATCGGCGCAGAAGCAAAGGATATGACTCACGCAGTCAAGATGTTAAACTATGCAAACAAAAATACACTACTGGTTCTCATCTCACAGCAAAGAAATCAATTTGGATCTATGCATGCTTCCCATATCCCAACGGGGGGAATGGCGGTCAAGTTCTTTTCTTCAACAGTCATTAAGCTATGGTCTTCTGAAGCTGAAGCAAATGCGATTAAAGCGGGCGTTCAAGTTGGTGACAAAATCATTGAACAGCGAGTTGGCAGACCAGTCAATTGGATTATTGATTACAACAAGCTCGGCCCCCCTAACCTTTCAGGACAATACGATTTCTATTACCAAGGAGAAACCCTAGGAGTAGATGGCGTTGGCGAAACTCTTGATGTTGCGGAGATGGTTGGCGCAGTAGAAAAGGGTGGCGCTTGGTATACAGTTAATGGTGAGAGACTACAAGGTCGTGCTAAAGCTGTTGCATACTTAAGAGAAAATCCAGATGTTGTTGAAAAGCTTGTTGGTGATATCAGTGCCAAATCTTAATGAGTTTTTAAATAAATCTACAATAGATACTGTTCCACTTGATGAAAGAGTTGAGGTCATTGAGCAGATGAGACCTTGCTCTAAGTGCGATCTTTATGTTGACTCTTACATGTTTAATAATCAAACTATGGAAATGTACTGGAGATGTAAAGACGGTCACGAAACAAGATATCAGGTAGGTTAATGTCAGAGAGAGCAGAAGTTAAAAGAGATGGGGCTAAAGCCCAGAAAAACTCTGGTCGTGGCGACTATCAAAAGGGTGATGCTCAATGGAAGCAGTTTCTTGTAGATTATAAAGAGGCAGGATCTTCTTTTACACTAAACAAAGACAACTGGGCCAAGATCTGTACTGATACATTTAAGGTAAACAGAGATATGTATCCAGCCTTAAAAATTATTATAGGCAAGGAAGCCAAGGTTAGACTTGGCATAATAGAGTGGGCTGTATTAGAAGAGCTAATACAGTTCTGGGAGGAGAATCATGAGTAATGTTGGACAGTATTATGTGTCACAGCTCCTAACTGAAGCGGAAACAATACATTATTCAAACCTAATTGATTCCCTATATGACAGATGGTCTATTCGTAAGTTTAACGGAGGACACTATTATACTTTAGGCCTTGCCACTCATTTAGATGGGCCAACGCACGAAGAAGATGCTAGTGAAGAATACATTGCAAGATGTCGTGAAAGCAATGCAATGCTATTAAAATACTTTCATCCACTTTACGACAAGGCTGTTAAAGAAATATCAACTAAGCTAGGAGAATGTGAGCTAATATCTGATGGACCCCTACCTGGATTCTACATATATGGAGAGCCTAAGTCACGCAAAGAGCCAATCGAGCTGGAGCGTACAGAGACAGTAAGTGCAATACATAGAGATGTTCAAGTAGATAGACTTAATTACTTATGGAATAGATACTCTGATGTTGACAACACAACAACAATGTCTTTTACATTTGCAATTGATGTTCCTGAATTTGGAGCAAGTATTGCTCTGTGGGATCAGGAAGACAAAGGGCTGTTTTCTAATACAGAGTATGCTAAATGGGCTAAGTCTATAGACTACACATCATACCCAGACAATGTATATATGCTTGAAAATAATATCAAAAATAAGATTCCAGATATTGTACAGCATAAGCCAGGACAAATATTTTTTCAAGAAGGTGCAATATATCATGCTGTTGGTCATACGCAAAAGCCAATGAGTAACGATAGAAGAATTACCTTACAAGGGTTTGGTAAAAAATGTGACGGGGTATGGAGGCTATGCTTTTAATGACTATCTTTCTTTTAGGTATTATGATAGGATTCTCTCTAGGATACCCGCTTGGATTATTTATAGACAAATTAGACAAAAGGATAAAAAATGACAGAAGATAAAAACACACTTCAATTAATTAGTGATATTACAGAGTTCAATGATCTTCATGAGTACATGAAGGATGAGCATCTAGATAGAGCTCTTGCTATTGTAGTTAAGATTTTGATGAACCCAGAAGTGCCTTCTGCTAAAGCCCCAGTTCTTATTATGGAGCTTCAGGCTATGTCTACTAAGTTTGGCGTAATGGCTTCAGTCTATTCAACCATTGCAAAGGATAAAGCGGGAACAGTAAATAACAATAAGAAGAACGTTTATTATTCAGTAAAGGAGTCCATAGACAAACTTGTAGATGCACTTAAGTATGTCGTTAGGTACAACTCATAATGGGCAGAGATATAGTAAAGAACCTTAAATTTAAGAAGCATACTGGAAAATTTTTTGACCCAGAAAGATTTGCTGATCTTCTTGATGAGGCTTATAGAAATACAAAAAGAGCAGATGGATCAATGACAAAGAAGTCATTTAGTCCTAGCTCGCTTGGATATGGACACGGCAAATGCCCAAGATATTGGTACATGGCATTTTCTGGTGCAGTATTCATTGATGATAACGATGCAGTAGCAGTGGCTAATATGGCACAGGGAACTCAGGCTCACGAAAGACTTCAGAAGCTTATATCTACAATGCCAGAGTGGAGAGCTGAAGAAGAAGAGATTGTAAATGAGTACCCACCAATTCGTGGCTTCATTGATTTAATTATGGAATACGATGGCGAGACCGTGATTGGTGAAATTAAGACGGCTAAGCAAGAAGTGTGGGATACAAGACAATCAGAGATGAAGTCATCTGCCAACCACATGCTACAGCTACTTACATACATGAAGTTAAAGAATGCTAAAGAGGGATTCTTTTTGTATGAAAACAAGAATACGCAAGAGATCCTTATTATTCCTATTTCTATGAATGACAAGAACAAGAAAATAATTGAAGACACATTCCTCTGGATGCAAGAAGTATATGACAATTTTAAAGATGGAGATATCCCTATGCGACCTGCTGGGGCCACTAAGTCTAAAATGCCATGCACATATTGTCCAATTAAAAAAGAATGTTATAGTAAAGATACTCCAGTAGGGACTGTTCAGATTGAATTATTTGAGGTGGCTGGAATATGATATGCATTAATTCTGAGTGCCAAAAAGATTTTGAGGCAAAGACACACAACCAAAAGTATTGTTCAGATGAGTGCTGTCGTGTGGCAACCAATAAAAGAATTATGGAAAAGTACTATGAGAAGAAAGCCATTAAGAAAGGCGCAATCAGACATTGCAAGAAATGCAAATCTGTTCTAAGTAGATACAATTCTGAAAATGTATGTTCATCTTGTCAAAAGACTAACTACAAGAAAACAAAAAACTTATTGTCGGAGATTATAGATGAAATTAGCTAGCCTTGTTAAGACAAAAGCAAATAGAGTTTTAGGCATAGATGCCTCAACAAACTCTATAGCTTTTTGCTTGATGGAAGATGATGTGCCGCTGAAATGGGGCAAGATCAATCTTGTAGGCGAAGATATCTATGAAAAGATATATGATGCTAAAAACAAAATGTCTATGATGTTAGAAGAACTAAAGAGTGATTACATAGTTGTAGAAGGAGCAGTACTTGTCAGATCACCAGATGCTGTGATAAAATTATCATATGTATATGGAGTTGTTATTGCTGAGCTCATGTCTACTGGCGCTAAAGTTATTACCATTAGCCCATCCGCTTGGCAATCATATATTGGTAACAAGAATCCTACAAAGGAAGAGAAGTCTGCAATAAGACTGGCTAACCCAGGATATGCAGATTCATGGTATAAGAATCAATTGCGTAATATGAGAAAGCAAAGAACTGCTGATTATTTTAATAAGAAATATGGTTTACAAATTGTGGATTTTGATGTTGCAGACAGCTTTGGTATTGCACATTATAGTAACCAGGTGCTTACTAAGCGATGAAACTATACCAGAGTAAAGATTGGCTTTACAGAAGATATGTAGTGCAAAAGAAAACAGTTACTGAAATCGGTAAAGAGTGCGGTGTCTCTGCTATGACTATACAGAGATATTTACAAGAGTTTGGATTGTTAAGAAAAAAATGACGGGTTACCCAAATAAAGACGGCGGATATCAGGCTTGGATTACAGACCTTCAATTAATTGCAACAGATGCTCCTTCAGGACACCCTATTATTAGAGAGTGTTTAGAGACAGCAGAGATGCTAATTAAAAAGAATATCTCCTACGGCAACTCTGCCCTTGATCCAATTAGAATATTTTCAAAGGCGGATTCAACAGAGCAGATTCGTGTCCGTATTGATGACAAGCTAAATAGAATTCAAAATGACCAAGCCTTCCCTGGAGATAATGACATTGATGATTTAATTGGGTACTTGATCTTGCTTAAAATAGCCAACAAGTCCTAGTCAACTAAAACGTGGTATAATTTAGATATGAGCGAATTAGAGCCAGCAGTCCATTTTGACCGTATGAATAAGGTCGTAGAAGAGCTTTTAAAGGGCAATTCAGCAACCCAGATAGCAACTCTGACGGGCTACTCCCGAAAAGAGGTCCTAGAGTACCTTGATGAATGGAAGTCTGTTGTACATAATGACAACAATATACGTGATCGTGCTAGAGAGGCTATCTCAGGAGCAGATCAACATTACGCAATGCTTATCAAAGAGGCATGGAGAACTGTAGAAGATGCAGATCAGCAGGGAGCTTTGGCTGTAAAGTCAGGAGCTCTAAAGCTTATTGCAGATATTGAAACAAAAAGAATAGCTATGCTTCAGTCTGTAGGTGTCCTAGAGAATACAGAGATTGCTTCACAGCTTGCCGAAACAGAAAGAAAGCAAGACATACTTGTTGGCATTTTAAAAGAGGTTACTGCTACCTGCCCTAAATGCAAGATGGATGTTGCAAAAAGATTGTCTCAAATAACTGGGATAGTGGAGTCAATAGTAATCGAAACAGAAGATGTCATTTGATTTTTCAGACTTAATAGATATTCTAGATGGCGAAGAGTTTGAAGAAAAGCCAGTAGATTTACAAACGTTTGTAACTAGCCCAGAGTACTTGGGTCTTCCTCCTTTGTCCCAATATCAATATGAGCTTATTGAAAAATCTTCTCAGGTTTATAAAGAGTCTACTCTTATAAAGTTGTATGGAGAAGAAGAAGGAAAGAAAAGATTTAAGCAGACTTGCAACGAAGTTATAGCTCAGCTTGGCAAGGGATCTGGAAAAGACTACTCATCAACTATTTCTGTGTCGTACATGGTTTACTTATTGCTATGCTTAAAGGATCCAGCATCTTACTATGGCAAACCACCAGGAGACTCAATTGATATCCTTAACATTGCTATTAACGCACAGCAGGCAAGCAATGTTTTCTTTAAGGGATTCAAGACAAGAGTAGATAGATCCCCATGGTTTGTTGGAAAGTATGAAGCCAAAGCTTCCGAAATGAAGTTTGATAAAGCAATCACAGTCCACTCTGGTCACTCTCAAAGAGAAGCCTGGGAAGGATATAACGTTATTGCAGTTATCCTTGATGAGATATCAGGTTTTGCACAAGAAAATACTACAGGACATGATCAGGCTAAAACAGCTGACGCTATATATGACATGTACCGTGCCTCTGTAATGTCCCGTTTCCCAGACTTTGGCAAAGTTATTTTGCTTTCTTTCCCAAGATTTAAAAATGATCCTATTCAAAAATTTTATGAGTCAGTCATTGGTGAAAAAGAAACTGTAATTAGAAGCAAGACTTTGAAGATGGATGACGACTTGCCAGATGGCATAGAGGGCAATGAAATAACTGTAGAGTGGGAAGAAGACCATATCATTTCATATCTTTATCCCAAGACATATGCTTTAAAAAGACCAACATGGGAAGTGAACCCAACAAAAAAGATTGAAGACTTTAAGGTAGACTTTTACAAGAACTCCTTAGACGCACTTGGAAGATTTGCATGTATGCCACCAGAGATGGTTGATGCGTTCTTTAAGTCAAGAGAGAAAGTTGAAAAAGCATTTAGTATAGCGCACCTTGCTGTAGATAAGTTTGGAAGATTAGAAGAATGGTTTAAGCCAGAAGCCGACAGAAAATATTTTATTCACGTAGACTTAGCTCAAAAGCATGACCATTGTGCTGTATCGTTAGCCCATGTTGACAGGTGGGTTAATGTGAAGGTTACAAATGAATACTCACAGCCTGCCCCAATAGTTACAGTAGATGCAGTAAGGTACTGGACACCAACACCAGACAAGTCAGTTGATTTTACTGAAGTTAAAGACTATATTCTTTCTTTAAAAACTCGTGGATTTGATATTGGAGTCTGTACATTCGATAGATGGAACTCCCATGATATGATGCAGCAGCTTAAAGCATATGGAATCAATACTGAAATTTTGTCTGTTGCCAAGAAGCACTACGACGATATGGCGATGGTCGTACTGGAAGAAAGACTAAATGGCCCACATATAGAGTTGCTGATTGATGAACTTTTGCAGTTAAAGATTATGAGAGATAAAGTAGATCACCCTAGAAAGGGATCTAAAGACTTAGCCGATGCTGTTTGCGGATCAATATTTAATGCAATTAGCAGAACTAGACCAGACATAAATAATCAAATAGATGTACATACATATGAATCAATGAGCTACGACAATGATTTTGGAACAGAGAGCGATGGGGAAACATCATCGTATAATATGATCAGGGCCCCCAGGATGCCTGAGTATTTGAGAGAAGCAATGGACAGGATGCAAATAATATGAGCGAGTATCAAGAGCTAGCAAAGCAATGCAAGTGCTGCAGTAAGCATGTTCCACTACCAATAGTTATGAAGTCTTATAACGGTATTGTGGTATGCCCAACAACGCTGCAAAATATAATAGAGTATAAAAGAATATGGGAGTCATTTGGCAGTAGACCAATGGGCAGCATAAGAAAACATTTTTCTGAATATGTGCAGGATATAGTTGAAGATGAATTCAAAAACATTTGATCTAAATGATAAACTCAAAACAATAGACACTCTTAACCAAAGCCCAATTGATATACATGCTTTAAGATTTAAAGATCTTGATAAGAATGATATACCTCATGAGGTAGATAAAGATGGCTATCTTATTGTTCATAAAGCTAAAAATGAAGAAATTAAAAATGAAGAGTTGTATTTTGACTATAAGATAAATTCAAGCGGATATAGAAGTCAACACTTTAAGGAGCTGGATACAGGCAGCATCAATATAGTTTATGCAGGCTGTTCATTCACATATGGTGAAGGACTGCCAGAGGAGTACACATGGCCTCATCTCCTAACAAAGAAAATAGAAAAAGATCATCCAGGTAAAAATGTTGAATACTTTAATTTGTCACAACCTGGAGCTGGCGTCCATCAAGTAATTAGAGTTTGCTTTGACTACTTTAAAAAATATGGAAACCCAGACTATTTATTTCTAATGCTTCCTGATGTTATGAGAGGCATATCTTGGGTAGATCATAGAAGCATGTATGAGACTTTAATTCCAGACATAAATAATATTGAGGCTGGCCCTTTCTACAAGAAGTATTTTCAGTCAGTTATAGCAGAGAATTTTTGGCTACTTGCTTCAGATCTGATGCACATTATGGAGCAGTATTGCGAAGCAGCTGGGATAACCCTATTATGGGATGGCTGGCATGATGCTGCAATATGGCCAGACCTTAACTACGGCAATAGGATAATTAGAAAAACAATAGATACTCCATTGATACGTACAGAATATTCAAAGCGACATCAGGTTGGAGTATTCCCAGAAAATTTAAATGCATTGCCATATTGGGAGTGTGCCCGTGACGGTGGCCACCCAGGAACATGCTGGACAGTTTATCAGTCTGAATCGTACTACGAAAACCTACAAAGGAGAAAAAATGAAAAAGGCTAAAAAAATATTTTACAAAATATACTACAGAATATTTTATCCAGATCTATATAAAAAGATTAAGAACAAAAAGGACTTTATATACTAATGGACAACTACCCAAGCGGACTCAAGTATTCTGTTAAAAAGTTTATTGATCATGACACTCCTAGAAAAGTTCAGTTTATGGACACAGGAGAAAAAAGGTCTTTGCCAGATGAAGTTCTAACTGATGATGGATACTGCGTAGTTGATAGTATTACTGAGCCAATCTATGAAGATCAACATAAGTTTCAGTATAAAATAAATGCGGAGGGATTTAGGTCACAACATTTTAAGACCTTAGATAAAGACTCTACAAATATATTATATGCTGGATGCTCGATGACTTATGGAGTGGGCCTACCTGAAGAGTACACATGGCATTCACTTTTAACATCTTTAATTAAAGAAAGGCTTCATCCTGAAGTAGAATCTTTTAACGTTGCCTCACCTGGTGCTAGCATACATGAGATAGTTAGAAACTGTTTTATATTCTTTGAGAAGTATGGTAATCCAGACTACTTATTCATCTCTGTATCTGACATTGAAAGATCAATTAGCTTTGATAATTCTGATGAAAAGTTTAAGCAAATAATTCCTTCTGAATTTAATTTGACTCAGAAAATGTCTAAGCAATTAATTTATGCTTTGTCATCCATCAACACTGCAAACAATTGGCTGCTATGTGCAGATATAATGTTTATGCTTGAGTCGTATTGCAAATCAGCAGGAATTAAGCTAGTATGGACATCTTGGGTAAGGCAGCAGGCTGACGATTGGGACAGCCTAAAGTTTGCAAATTACTTAAAGACAGAAGATTACAACATAAGAACTTGGTACTCGCCTATAACGGGTGAGGAAAAACCAGATGGGCTAGAAGATAATGCAGACGGACTACCATATTGGGATTATGCCCGTGATGGATCACACCCAGGACTTCTATGGTCAAGAACAGTTTCAAAAAAGTTTATTGATGAAATTGAAAAGAGATGGTTTGAATAATGATTATATTGGGTATTAATGAAACTTCTCATGATGCATCAGCATCTTTAATTAAAGATGGAGAGATCCTTTTTGCTGGGCATGCTGAAAGATATAGTAAACAAAAAAATGATTGGTATATCAATAATGAATTAATTAATGATGCTTTATCATACGGTGCACCTGATGCTATAGCCTACTATGAGAAACCGCTTCTAAAGGCCTCCAGGCTATTTCTAAGGGGTGGTGCAGGGGATTGGAAGCCAAAGTTTAATATTGAAGGTGTGCCTAGGAAATCATTTAAGCATCATTACTCACATGCATGTGCAGGATACTATACAAGCAAATTTACAGATGCTGCAATAGTAGTACTTGACGCAATGGGAGAATATAACACTTCTACCATATGGGTGGGAGAAGGCGAGTCAATTAAGTTAAAGTATAAGCAAGACTACCCAGTAAGCTTTGGATTATTTTATTCAGCATTCACGGATCTGATTGGCCTGATGCCCAACCAAGAAGAATACATAATGATGGGCATGGCTGCATACGGAGACTGGAAAAGATATTATAAAGAAGTAGATGCCTATTTCCCTAAATATCATACTCAAACATACAATTTCCATAAGGGTATAACAGACTGGGGATTTGATATTGAAGAAAAAGATAAGTTTGATATAGCAGCGGCAGTTCAAGTAGTATATGAGCAAAGACTCCTAGACTTCATGAGTATGGCTAAGAGACTGACTGGAAAGAAAAATCTTGTATTCATGGGTGGCTGTGCCCTAAATAGCAAAGCCAACACATTGCTATGGAACATATTTAAAGATATCTGGATTATGCCAAATCCTGGCGACGCTGGCAGTTCTTTAGGAGCTGCACTAGCTTTATATGGAAAGCATGTTGACTGGAAAACTCCATATCTTGGATACGATATGGGCGGAGAGTATCCAGTAAAAGATATAGTTGATGCAATACTTAAAGATGGAATAGTTGCAGTTGCAAGCGGAAGAGCTGAATATGGCCCAAGAGCTTTAGGGAATAGAAGCATACTTGCAGATCCTAGAGATCCAAACATTAAAGATAAAGTCAACTTAATTAAGCAAAGAGAGCAGTTCCGACCATTTGCACCAGTTGTTTTAGAAGAATGTGCTTCAAAATGGTTTGACATGAAGTTTACAAGCCCATACATGCAATACACGGTTAAGTGTTTACAGCCAGAAAAAATTCCATCTGTTGTGCATGTAGACGGAACATCTAGAGTTCAAACTGTAAATAGAGAACAGCATAGAGGATTATGGAGAGCAATAAATAAATTCTATATTCATACGGGCGTTCCAATATTATTAAATACAAGTTTAAATATAAAAGGCCAACCACTATTAAATGATCATCAAGATGCTATTGACTGGCAGGCGCATTACGGATATAATATACTAACTAGCGGCAGTAGCTTAGTTGGTTAAAGCCCCGAACTCATAATTCGGTAATCGTAGGTTCGAGTCCTACCTGCCGCACACCTCTGTAGCTCAGCGGAAGAGCAACAGACTTCTAATCTGTTGGTCGCTGGTTCGATTCCAGCCAGGGGTGCTCAAAGTGCAAATCTGAATAATTTGTGCTAAGATAGTGATTACTGATAAATGTTTTTACCCGCATCATACGAAGTGATTCAGCACGATGGAGATTGCTCTGCGGAAGTAAATAGGTAGTTACAGTCAGCGGGAATTCCCACGGCTGACACATTGCGGAGTAGAGCAGTTAGGTTAGCTCGGAAGCCTCATAAGCTTTAGGTCGTGGGTTCAAATCCCTCCTCCGCAACTAAGGCCCTTAACTGTAGAGTCCACAAGACCAACCTACAGCGGTTACGTGGGACGACTCGAAAGAGTGGGAAAATCTGGAAGCAGTGTCCAAAGCTGTGAAAAGCTAGTACTAGGTCCGCCAGCGTCAATAGCCCAAATGGTAGAGGCGTCAGTCTTAGGAACTGATTGTTGTAGGTTCGAGTCCTACTTGATGCACGATATTAAGGTTGAGTGGCAGGTGTATAGACTGACTCCCGACTGGGACAACTGGAGGCCAACGAGCTTATGTAAAGCCTCATATATCAGATTAGTAAGTTAGTTTGCTCGTAGACTTACTAATCACATATCGTCTAAGTGTTACGGAAGCACTGCCGTCTCCAAAGCGGCAAGCCTAGGTTCGACTCCTAGAGACGGTGCAGGAAACGTTTGTATGGCAATAGGAACTTTCATTAGCTACGAAAAGTTGGCTTTTTGCTTCCGCAAACTACAGGGGCAACTAGGAGTCTACTGTACCATCTCGTCGGGGGATGCGGTTAAAGGCCTTACAGTGTGGAATCTATAAACTGACCCGACATAAGGAAATATGGCAGAGTGGTCGAATGCAACGGTTTGCTAAATCGTAGATCGAAAGATCCATAGGTTCGAATCCTATTGTTTCCGCTTTTCTTTCTTCGTCCAAAGGTAGGACTCCTGTTTTTGGCACAGGCAATCTTGGTTCGAATCCAGGGGAAAGAGCAATGCTTCTATAGCTCAGTTGGTAGAGCAGCAGACTTTTAATCTGCGGGTCGATGGTTCGAGACCATCTGGAGGCACAATAAATAGTATAATGGAGTAATGATCAATAAAATAGAGCACACCAAAGATATATTTGAATATGAATCTTTTCTCTCAGAAGAAGAATGCAAATACCTAATTGATGGCTGGAATGCACAGGACGACTGGGATCTAACGTGCTTCTATAATGCATACGTCATATCTGGTAAAAAAGACATTAAAGATGAATTTAAAATTAAAATACACCAGATGTATGACAGGTTTCATAAAATAGCTGAGGAGTCTTTTGGGATTCAACTTAAGCCTCTTTCTCAAAGTGCTCATAAGTGGACGGTAGGGGCATATGCAGCAGATCATGCTGACAATGCAGATCTAGATGGAACACCTAATGGGTGGGCTGCAAATAAATTAGTAACAATTTTATATTTAAATGACAACTACGAGGGCGGGTATCTTACATTTAGAGATCATGACATATCCATCAAGCCAAAGACGGGCACCCTGATTGTATTTGATGTAGGAATAAATAATGTTCATGCTGTAACAGAGGTCACAGATGGAGTTAGATATACCATGCTAAATTCTTTTGACTATATAGATTCCCAATATGATGTGGATTTAGAGCAGGAGAAATTAAAAGAAGAGGCAGCTAAAGAAGAATTAAAGATACATTGGCAAGAAGGCAAGATAAATCCCAATGACGCAACAATGCCGAAAATGGTATACTGAGATTATGAAACAACTAATTAACTCTCTACAGGAATTACAATCAAATTCATTCGTATACACTAACTTGGTCAAAGGGTTTTGGCTAAACACTGAATCAGTTTTAATGAGACAGTCACAAACAGTATATAAGGAAATCTATTTAGAGTCTGAAAGACTTCTACTAGAGACATCCCTGTGGTTACGTAGACTTGGTGGAGAAGCTTTATACACAATTGAAGAGATTTCTGACAGCCAAACATTAGGCAACGTAAAGCCAGATACCTACTGTGGTGTTGAAATGGCAGTCCATCTTGTTCCAATTAACAAGAGAATGATTGAAGACATTAAGATATTTACAGATCAAGCAATAGCAAGCAAAGAGTGGGCATTGGTTCAGCATCTATCAGAGCTGTTGAAAAAGCATCAGGAGTGGAATTGGTTCTTGGAGTCTAGCTTAAAGCTTCCTCCTAATCCATGGAAATCTCTTAAGGACTAAAATTGAAACCAGATACATCTACAAGTAATTTATGCTTTGATGACATACTTTTAGTGCCTAAGCATTCTAAAGTTGAAACAAGATATGATATCAAGATAGATACTGTAATTGGCAACCCAAATAATCCAGAGGCTTGGCTAGAAATGTGGACGCCATTTGTAATGGCTCCCATGGAGTTCATCACAAGTGATCAAATGATACACGCTCTACTTGGGTTTGGTGGAGTTGCATTTACTAATAGATTTAAGCCAAGAGAAGAAAGAATATCTAAGTTTAAAAATCTGTTATTTGAAACACAGCATAAGAATAGACTTGGGTTTACCATAAGTAACCATGATATATTTGCTGACGAACCACTCATAAAGGAGTTTGTTTCTGCAGGCGGAAAGCTTTTGTTAATCGATACAGCCTTTGGACACCTACAATACTCTATAGATTCAGTTAAAAGACTTAGGGAGCTTGTTCCAAACCATGTACATATCATGACAGGAAACGTCTCTTCTTATGAAGCTTATCGTGACCTCATGGAGGCAGGGGCGGACTCAGTAAGAGTAGGTATTGGTGGAGGAGCTGCTTGTACCACAAGAGTTGTAACTGGTTTTGGCGTACCAGTTCTAGGATCTTTAATTGATGTGTATAGTAAGGTAGACCCAAACCAAGTAAATGGTATTGTTTCAGATGGTGGAATCGTTTCAAATGGAGATATAGTTAAGGCACTAGCTGCTGGCGCAAGTGCAGTAATGATGGGAAGTAGATTTGCTGGACATGAAGAGTGTGAGGGCCAAGAAGATGGCAAGTTCTTATTCAGAGGTTTAGCATCTGCAGGAATCCAGATGGACCCAGTGACTGGAACAAAGCCTCCAGCAAACAGGTTTCACGTTGAAGGTGTATCAGGCTACATAGAAAATCGTGGCCCAGTATCTGATACAATTAATCAAATGATTAACAACTGCAAAAGTGGTATGTCTTACTCTGGGTGTGAAAACTTAAAAACATTTAGAGAACAATCAAGTTACATAATAGTTTCAGCTCAGTCTCTTAAAGAGTCTGGGAACAGAATATAAAGGAGAAAAAAATGGCAGCAAAAGGAAGCCTTGAAGCAATCATTGAGGTTGCAAAGAAAGAAATTGGGACAATTGAAGGTCCAAAAGATAACGAAACAAAGTATGGTAAGTGGACAGGTGCAAACTTTCTACCATGGTGCCAGTCATTTGTTTCATGGTGTGCATTTACTGCAGGCTTAGATCCAAAGAAGTATCCTAAGAGCGCAGCAACAGTAGCAGCATCTGACTGGTTCAAGAAGAATGAAAGATGGTCTGATGCTCGTAATGATGATCCACAGGCAGGAGACTGGATCTATTTTGATTTCCCAGATGATGGTGTCAATCGCATTTCACATGTAGGACTTTGTATTAAGAACAATGGCGATGGAACAATCCAGGTTATTGAAGGAAACACTTCAGGAACTGCTAAGGGAGATCAGCGCAATGGCGGAATGTGCGTAGAGAAAACTCGTGGATATGTCAAGGACAACAAGAAGAAGCTGCTCAATGCAGTTGTTGGCTGGGGACGACCAGTTTATGCTGGAGAAGAAGATGCCCCACTTCTAAACAAGTTGGCACCAGCACCCGCAAAGAAAGCAGCACCTGCTAAGCCAGCAGCTAAAAAAGTAGCACCAAAAAAGACTAAATAATGTACGAATACTACGTTAGAAAAGTTGAAGGTGTAGTCGATGGGGACACAATAGATGTCCTCATCGACCTTGGCTTTGATATATTGTTTGCTTCTAGAGTTAGACTGGCTGGCATAGACACACCAGAGTCAAGAACAAAAGATTTGGCAGAAAAGAAGCTTGGGCTAGAAGCTAAAGAGTATCTTAAATATAAATTAAAGGATGCTAAGTCTGTAAAGATTAAGACTGAAAAAATGGATTCGTCAGAAAAATATGGAAGAATACTGGGCTGGATATTTGTAGACGATCAGACTGTATCTATAAATGAGCAGATGATTTCAGATGGATATGCTTGGGGATACCTTGGGGACACAAAAGTTAAAGATTTTGAAGCCCTAGCAAAAGCGAGAGCAAACTCTAAAAAGTAGTTGCAATCTGCACCTACAAAATGATATAATAGATTAGTACCTGCCGAAATGGGGGTACTAATTTAACTCGCTTAAAAGGAGCAAAAAAAATGGTAACAAATTTCGCCATGGATCTTTTCAAGGATCCATTTTTTATTGGTTTCAACCGAGAGTTGGAACGTTTTAACAGTCTAAGCAAAGTAAACAATACAGCGTTTCCGCCGTATGATTTGCTAAAGCTTGATGAGGATAACTATCAATTGTCTTTGGCAGTTGCTGGATTCACAAGAGATGATCTAACTGTATCGATTGAGGACGGAAGTCTTTGGATTACAGGTGAAATCAAAGAGGTCTTAGATGCAGAAGTTGTTCATAAAGGAATAGCTGCACGTAAGTTTACAAGAATCTTTGAGCTTAGTGAATACATGGAAGTATCCAATGTTGAGCTAAAGGATGGAATGCTACATATCAATGTGGTACGAAACATCCCAAAGGAAAAGCAACCAAAAGTCCTAAAAATTAAATAACATTCTGTACGTCGGTGGACATCGGGATATGTAGGAAGCGTACAGCGTACACCTGAGCATGTGTTTAAAAGGCTCACTATAGAAAAGGGAAGCAATGCCAGTATACGAATATAAGTGTGAATGCAATGATAAGGTTGTTCCATTCAACATGTCAATTAAAGACTATCAGCCTAATCAAACCTGTGTTGATTGTGGTAAAGATATGCAAAGACATTACACGCCAACAGGAATTCAGTTTAAAGGTAATGGCTTCTACAAAACAGATAATCCTAAGTAGTTTAAACTAACATTCTGCTATAATTACTAAGTAATCAAAAATATTGCATTACTTAGGGGATCCTTAGTTGACTAGAAAGATTAAGTATTATCTAACCAGCCTTTTTATAATCGGCTGGCTTTTCCTTTTTGGACCTAGCATAGCAAGTGCTGATGAAGTTACTGTTCAAGTAACACCAGTAAATCCTTCTTCAGATACCGCCACAGCAACCACTCCTATTACAGTTGAGATAGTTGCAAATAAAGTAGAAGCAGCAGAAACAACACTACAGGCAGCAGCACAAACACAAAGCAATGCGATCATATCTGCAATTCAGGCAAATGTTCCAAATACAGACACTCAGACTGCTACTCAAATTGCTACAACTCAAGAGCCGATTGCAACTGCGGTTGCAGAGGCTACAGTCAAGGTTCAAGAGGCTAATAATGTAATTCAATCTGCTGAGACAGCAGTAACAGTTGCAGTAACTGCCCAAGCAGCGGTTGAATCACAAACTGCTGTGGTTGCTACAGCAATTACAACAGTAGAGTCAGCCACAGCAGTAGTTGCTACTGCAACAGAGAATGTAGTATTGGCAACAGCAGCTGTAGAATCTCAAACAGCTGTAGTACAATTAGATACGCTGGCTGTAGCAGAAGCACAATCTACTGTACAAGAATTCACCAGTCCTGGATTAAAAGTAGAAGTTTACAATGTACAGGGTCAGAACAACGCTCCAGTACTTCCAGACAATGCTGTTCCTATTCATACAACTGTTGACACTAACGGGATTAATGAGCAATGGGGTGGCGGAAACGTCGCTGGTTCTAACCGTAGTGAGGATGTAATTGTTAAATACACAGGAACTTGGACGCCTTCAGTTGATGTAACTCATGTTCTTGCTCCAGCAGATGATGGTGTAAAACTTTATCTTGATGGTCAGATTGTTATTAACGACTGGTATGATAAAGGCGGAGGAGGAAGCGTTAATCAGGTTTCTGTATCCGCTGGAACTAGCAAAGCTTTTGAGTTGTGGTACTACGAAAACGGTGGTGGTGCTGGTGTTTGGTTCTACCGTTATAACTCATTAACAGGCTGGATAATAGCACCTGGTTCTGAGTTTTCTCAATCATCTGCCAGCCCAGAACAGTTAGCGGCACTACAAGCTGCTCAGAACATTCTTGCTAGTGATACGGCAGTACTAACAACCCTCACAGCAGAAAAAACAGAGGCTGAAACAAATCTAACAAACGCTCAATCAAACCTAACATCTGCTGAAACAAACCTAACAACAGAACAACAAAACCTCACAATAGCAAATCAAAACCTAACAATTGCTATTCAGACAGCAGATTCTTTTGCAAATACAGCAACAACAAAAGTAAATGAAGCAGTAACTGCAATGACAAATGCGGCACAGGTTACAGTTAATTATTATGCAGAGCAACAAGCAGCAGCACAGGCCGCTGCAAATGCAGCAGCGGAAGCTGCAGCGCAAAGAGCAGCTGCACAAGTAGCAGCAACGGAAGCTGCCGCCAAAGCAGCAGCGGAAGCTGCAGCAAAGGCAGAAGTAGAAGCCAAAGCAGCAGCGGAAGCTGCAGCAAAGGCAGAAGCAGATCGTGTAGCCGCAGAGGAAGCCGCTGCTAAAGCAGAGGCTGATCGTGTAGCAGCAGAAGAAGCTGCAGCAAAGGCTGAAGTTGAAGCAAAAGAACAAGCAGAAGCAGATGCTAAGGCTGAAGCAGATAGATTAGAAGCAGAGGCAAAAGCGGCAGCTCAGGCAGAAGCAGATGCTAAGGCTGAAGCAGAGGCAAAAGCTCAAGAAGAAGCAAACGCTAAAGCAGAAGCGGAGGCTAAAGCACAAGAAGCAGCAGATGCAAAAGCAGAAGCTGAAGCAAAAGCTGCAGAGCTAGAAACGGCAAAAAAAGAAGCAGAAAAATTAAAGAAAGCAGCAGCGGAAGGAAAGTTAAGTGAAGAGCAAAAGGAAGTTGTTGTAGAAAAACTACTTGAATCAATTGAGCCTGGAAAAACAGTTTCATCTGCAGATATAAAAGCAGCAGGCGTATCTTATTCCGATTTACCACCAACAACACCAGTAGATGTTCGTACTGATGAAAATGGAAATGCGGTTGTAATTACCGCAGCAGTTGCTGCTCAAGTAGAATTACTACAAAACCCAGGAGCTCTTGTAGAAGAATTATTTACAAATCCAGCGGCAGCATTAGCTGCATTTGGAAGTATAGGTGCAGATATGTCAGATGAAGAAAGAGAAGAAGCAACAGACATGGTTGTTGCTACAGTTGTAGCAGCAGGTGCAGCAATTAACGCAGCAGCAGTTGCTACAGGAGGAGCCACTGGAGGTGGCACAGGAGGCGGAGGAAGTTCTGGTGGAGGCTCAGGAGCAAATTCACCAGGTTCACGAGGAGGAAGAAGATGGTAAGAATAATAAAGAATATCCTAAAGGATATGGTAGACCAAGCATGGACGCTTCTCGGTATGTTTATTGCTTGGGTAGTTCTGGACGGAAGTGCAAAGACAATTGTTGGATATGGAATTATAGCTACAACTGCCCTTTGGATTATTACAAGCCCGATCAGAAATAGAGAGGAATAAAAATGGCAAAAGCGTATATTGAAGAACCGCAGCATGTAGGCGGAGGAGCAATTGCAAGCATAAATAATATTATTGCTAGAATTGTAGCTGTATTTGCAGCTTCTGGACTTTCAGTAATTGGAGCAGGTGCAGTAGTTGGAATTAGCACAGCTAAAGCAGTAATTTTAGCAGGAACTTTAGGAGTAGCAACAGTAGTTGAAAAGCTTGCTCGTGGATTTCTAGATGATGGCAAATTAACTGTAGATGAGATTAATGCAGCATTCTCAGCAGTAGACAAAAAATCTGCTAAGTAATGATATAATTAGAGCATGAATAAATATCGCATAAAATTAGATGTAGAGGTAGAAGTAGAAGCCTTTAATGCTGAAGATGCAAGCGAATATATTCATGATATATTTAATATAGATGACGAAATTAAAAAGATTAATATCGTAAAAATATCACCATTAAATCATTGACAAGGCCACTGTACAGAGTGTATAATTATACAGTACAGTGGTTTTGTGCATATTGGTCCATAGCTCAGTTGGTAGAGCGCCAAACTGTTAATTTGGATGTCCCAGGATCGAGACCTGGTGGACCAGCATATGCCCGAATGGTGGAATCGGTATACACGACAGACTTAAAATTTGTTGCTTCACAGCATGTCGGTTCAAGTCCGACTTCGGGTACTAGAAAAGGTAAAGTAATTTGTTACATTTAACGGAGAAAGGTGTTGAGATTTTTATCAAAAGGTCTCAATCAAAAACACAAGATTCATTTTGGAATAACTATGACCTTGTGATTTGGAAAAAAGATAACGGCGGCTATAGTTCTGTTGACGGAATGTATAGAAAAGATGCTTGGGGCAAGTCAGAAAAAATTTCTGTCAGCCGTGAAGGAATTTGGAAGCTGCCAAAAAAATATGTCAAGTATTTTAAATAATTTAGGTATAGAAAAAGAAGATCCAAAATGGTGGGACCTTGCGCTATGTAAAGGCATGGATACCAATCTATTTTTTGATAAATATGAATCAGATATCAACATCGCAAAAAGCATTGATGAGGCATGCTTGTCTTGTCCAGTAATAAAGATATGCCATGATAGCGGGATTGAAAATGCAGATTATGGGGTATGGGGTGGAGTATTCCTAAGCTCTGGATCAGTTGATAAATCTAGAAATGCACATAAGACTAAAGATGTGTGGAGAAGAATAAAGGAAAAACATGTTTATTGATAAGAACAAGAATCATTTTAAATATGGAATTAATGAATGGACTGGTGAGCCAAATAAACCAGTATTCTATAATAAAGCAATGGCTCTAAAGATAAGAGAGTTAGCAAAGCCAACAAGTGCTTTGCAGATGGATATAGTCAAGTATCCAGAGTTTTTAGCTATAAGGTTATATGAAGATAACTTTGCACAATTTGATGGCTCAATGAGAGTCAGAGTAATAGAATATGTAGAAATGGTAAAAAATATCTTGGAATCATATGGAGTAAGAGTTGAGCTTGAAGGAAAGCCAGGAGGAAAGAACAATGGATAAGGTATTATGCTACTCATGCAATAAGAGTAAAAATGAGCTAACTGCCAAGAAATCTTCGCTATTAGCAATCAACCTGTTGCTATGCAAGACATGCACAGAGAATAAGCTTGAGCCCCGCTGGATAGTTATCCTGGCTGGAAGACAATATGGCGCAGATCATGTTAAAGAGTTTATTGCTAAAAAGCGATATGTTGGCTTAGACATAACTGCATCTGAATTATTAATCTAATATAGATATTACGGTATAATATTCATATAATGAATATTACTACGCAAATAATTATAACCTTATTTGCCGCTTCTATAAGCGGCTTGCTCACAGCGCAAGTAAATTCTAGAAGATTAAAAAAAGAAAAAGCTATTCAGGCTGCAGATAAAGCCCATGACCAGCTTTTACTTGAGGTAAAAGATCTTCAGATTAAGCTATATAAATTAGAAAAAGACTTGACCGAATGGAAGGAAAAGTATTTTGAGGCCCTTCAAGAATTAATTAAAGTCAAAGGCGAGCTAGAAAAGACTATGATTAGGCTCAGCCATGTAGAAATACATGAGGAAGAATTAAACGATATCTAGCACTTCGAATTTATATTTAGTATACTAGAATCATGACATGTATAGTAGCCATTGCCCAAAATGGGGTAGTTTATATGGGATCAGATCACGCAGCATCAGATGATAAGACTGGATGGATACTTTCACGCAAAGAGCCAAAATGTTTTAAAGTTGGACAGTATGGCGTTGCGTTTACAGATTCATTTAGAATGGGACAAATCTTACAGTACTCATGGGTCCCACCAAAGTACACTCCTACAAAAACAAACTCTGGATTAGATAAGTTTATGAGAACAAAGTTTATTGATTCAGTCAAGCAAGCATTCAAAGACGGCGGTTATGGAAGCATAGGGTCATCATCCGATGAAGACACTGGAGGAATCTTTATTGTTGGAGTTGAAGGAAGAATCTTTACAATCGACGAAGACTTTCATGTTGGAGAAAATGTTGTTAACTACATGGCGGAAGGCAGTGGTGGTCAGATAGCACTAGGAGCCTTATACGCAACAAAGAATCAAAAGAACCCTAAGCTAAGGCTAAAGGCTGCCCTAGAAGCTGCTACAGAGTTTAACATGAGCGTAGCAGCCCCATATACATACATTCAAGTTTAGTGTATAATTGAGTTATGAAAACTTTCATAGCAGCATTGTCAGCACTTGGTTTATTTTCTGCATTCAAATCATTTAGATCAAGATATGCTGTAGGCATTTATTATATTGACAAGCTTGAAGAGGTTCAAGAGCAGATCAGAAAGGCCACTGGCCCATTTGATATAAATGATCTTAAGCCAGAAAACTATGACAACGCTATGGATGTCAGAGGCACCCCAACACATCTTTGCCCATGCGGTTGCAACATATGGAATGTCAAGGTTATATTTGAAGACTTTGAGGTTGCAACATACTTCCTGGATATGGAATGCGCTAATTGTGGGACAATGGCGACAGCACCAACACTATTAGATAAAGAAAAGATGGAATGATTAAAAATAAAAAGATTAAAGAATTAGATAAAAAGATATTCGAGTTAGAGGCTAGGCTGGCTATTATGGAGTTACAGCTAAATAGTCTTATTATAAGCCAAAATCTAGATCTCGACGCAGAAAAATGGTACTAGAATACTATTGACAATCTACTATTATTTAGTAGAATTAAGGCATGAATAAAAAACTAATAACTGTATTACTATCACTATCATTTATTGTGCCTATGGCGGTACATGCTAACGCTGCTCCAGCAGCCCCAACGATTGCTATCCTAGACACAGCTCTGGACTCATCGCTACCAGCATTTCAGGGCAAGGTAATTCAAGAAGTTTGCATTCTTCAGTTCGGCCTATGCCCAAATAATCAGTCATTTATGGAAGGCCCAGGAGCAGCAGCAATGTCTGCTAACACAATCACTATGAACGGATTTGATCATGGTACTCAAATGGCATCTGTATTTGTTAAAACAAATCCAAATGCCAATATTGTATTCATTAGAATTATTGGAGATAAGGCAGGAGTTCGTCAGCCAGCAGGGGAGCCAACAGTATATAACGCTCTTAACTGGGTAAAAGCAAATGCATTAAAGTATAACATTCAGGCAGTAAGTATGTCGCAAGGCCACCATAATATTGGTGCAGCGGGAACAGATTATTGTCCAAAGACTCCAGTAACTGAGCAGGCAGTAAAAGACCTTACGGCAATGCAAATTCCAGTGTTCTTTCCTTCTGGAAATGGTCGTGATTACTCACGTATTGATTGGCCAGCATGCCTAGATGTTTCAGTTTCTGTAGGATATACAGATCAGCAGGGAGAAATTTCTTCTTCTAGCAATAACGATGCAACAAAGCTTGACTTCTTTGCACTAGGATTTTTTACAAGCGCAGGTCCAGGTAATGTTCTAAAGAATATCTCAGGCTCATCTTCTGCTACACAGGTAATGGCAGCAAACTGGATTGCATATAAAACTGCAAAGCCAACTGCTACATATCAAGAAACTTTAGATGCATTCAGAAGTACTGCAGTTTCTACCGTTGGCCGTCAAGGAAAGTTTAATAAGCTTGTTGACTTAAATAAAGCATTATCATATACTTCAGCCAAGCCCTCTGCACCAAGTGCAGCGGAACTTGCAGCAGCAGAAGCAGCAGCGCAGGCAGCAGCAAAAGCTGCCTTACAAACACAAGTGAATGCTGCAATTGCAGCAGCAGAAGCACAGTATCAAATTGAATTAAAGGCTGCACAAGATAAGCTTGCTGCAACAAAGGCGACATGGTTGGCAAAACTCAATGGCTGAATTAACAGTAATGGATGAAATCATTGGCGAAGTTGCTGAGGGTCTATATAAAAAATGGATTTCAGCAATGCCTGATGATGAAAAGAATCAACAAGCATTTAGTGCAATGTCAAAAAATGCACATGAAACAACTCTATTTGTAATTCAAGATTTTATGAATAGATTTAATGCAGCAGCGGAGGAGTTAAAGGATCAATGATTGTCACAGATGAGACATTTGAATCAACACTATCTGCTCATGATTTAGTGCTCATAGATTTTTGGGCACCTTGGTGTGGACCATGTAAAAAGATATCACCAATCTTAGATGAAATCTCAGATGAGCGTGGTTTATGGGTTGGAAAGTTAAATGTTGATGAGAATCCAGTAAAAACTGCTGAATACTCTGTTGCTACTATCCCATATATGGTACTATTTAAGTCTGGTCAACCAGTAAAGACCATTACGGGCGCAAAGCCAAAGCATGTAATGCTTGAGGAGCTTTCGGAATGGATCTAGAAAATATAGACTCAGATCATTTAGAGTTTGAGATATGGTTGAAGAGCGGATATGACAGAGGATGGATTACTGATGTATTTTGTAATACACACGATGGTTCACCTATGACAGAAGAAGAAATGCAAGAATGGGATGAAGGCGGAGACCCGTGTTCGTTTCAGGTAAAGGTATTACCACTAAACTAACTTTCTGCGCTCATCTAGAGGCAGATTAATTAAGGAGAAAAAATAAATGAAGTCATTTAAGAAACTATCGATTGCTACTGCTGCAGCTCTAGCAATTACAACTGTTTCTGTAGCAACATCTTCGGCAGCACCACTAGCCGTTACGGTTGCAACAGTAACAAACGCAACAACATCTGCAGCACCTGCATCAGTTGCAGTACCAGCAGCAAACCAGATCACATCTGGTACATCAGTAGCTTTAGCAGCAACTGCTGACACAAATACAGTAGTGTCTTTTGTAGCATCAGATACAATTAAGCTTGTAACTGCTTTGCACACAACAGATGCACCAAAGACAATTGCTTCTGGAGTATCTACACTATCACTAACATCAGCAGGATCAGCGCTTACTGTTTACGCTTATACAACAAGCGTTAAGGTTGGAACAGTAACAATTACAAACGGCGGTTATTCAACTGTTGTTTACATCAAGGGAACAGCAGGAGCAGCATCAAATGTTGCAGTCGCAGTCCCAGCAGCATCAGCAGTTGGAACAATTCCAACAGTAACTGTATCTGCTACAGACGTGTTTGGTAACCCAATTCTTACAGGTGAAACAATCACTGCAACAGTTCTCGGTTCAACATTCTCAGATGGGACCATCACAAAGACACTCGTTACTTCTACAACAGCAGAAGCAACAGCAGACACAACTCTAGTTGCTGGCTCAAAGACTGCATCACTTGCAGTTGGCGTTGCTGGAACAGTTACAGTTGTAGTTACAGGTGCAACATCAGCAGCAACAGTTGCTGGCTTGACAGCACCAACAAAGGCAGCACAGGCAGCATTTACTGTATCTGATCTTAATGGTACAGTAGCAACACTTACTGCACAGCTCGCAGCAGAGAAGGCTGGACGTGCACTTGATGCACAGGCAGCAGCAAATGTTCTCGCAGCAGAGAAGGCTGGACGTGCAGCAGATAAGGTTGCAGCAGATAAGGCACTTGCGGACGCAAAGGCAGCATCTGATTCAGCAACAGCAACAGCAAAGGCAGCAGCAGATCTTGCTCGTGCAACATATGTTGCAGAGTACAACGCTCTTGCTAAGAAGTGGAACGCTAAGAATCCAAAGGCTAAGGTTGCACTTAAGAAGTAATTAACTTCGATTAAAGGGGCAGGACTCAGGTCTTGCCCCTTTAATATTTAAATGATAGAATTGAGATATGGAATCAAACAAAAGAAGTTTATATAAGTCGTTTACTTGGCCAGCAGTTCATATAGGATTTGTTGGCACATTAGTCTACTTTTTTGAGAAGGCTATTACTGGCGAAGCCCACTGGGAGTATGCTGGTGCATTTGCAATAATTTATACTTTATGTGAGATGGTCGGATACTTTTTGCACGAAAGAGCGTGGTCAAAGTTTGGAAGTAAGGTTAAATAATGGGAAAGCATAACGATAAAATTAAAAAAGCTTTAGAGCAAAGAATTGCTGCAACACCAAATGGGGCGGGATACAAGAAGCCTGGATCAATGAATAAGAAGAAAACAGGCTATAGAGGACAAGTAGCAAAGGGTCCTAAGTAATTAATGCTCAGCGATAAGTGTGAAATAAAAGATTGTAATAAGCCAGCCAAGCACATAGGCTCATTGCCTGAGACTGGTATTATTGATATGTGTGCAGATTGTTACCACAGATTATATAGGTCATAATAATGAATAAGTATTTAATCAAGGCAGTCCAGCTTGATGTAAATGGCTTATGCAATTCTTCTTGCTGGTTTTGCCCAGTCGCCTATGCTGGTAATCCAAAGTCAGCAATAAGAGATATGCCTTTATCAGAGATAGAGGATATATTTATTCAATTGACTGAAGGCAAAGGTGACTTTGTAGATCCAGGTCTATCTATAGTTTACTCTGCTAATTACAATGAGGTTCTTTTGTATAAAGAGTTTGACGCAATGATGGATCTATATGCAAAGTATAATTTTAAAACTAACATACTAACCAACGGAGTCAACCTAACTAAATCTAAAACCGATTTACTTATCAAGCACAAAGATTCAATACAGGGAATACTATTAAACATCCCATCATCTGATCCAGAAACTTGGTCTAAATATGTTGGTATGAATATAAACCTGTTTGATAAAGTAATTAATAATGTTAAGCATTTTATAGAAGAAAATAATAAGCTTGAGAATCCAATATTTATTCATTTAATGATAAATGGTATCAATGAGCTATCATTGACTGAAAATGGTGGATGGCTTAACCTATTAGAAAATGCTCCAATAATGGATCTAAGCCTAGAGAGTGGTGATCTAAAAAAGGAGCATGATAGATTTCAATCTATATTCCCTAATTTAAGTATAAGCACAGCTCATCACCTATACGACAGGGCGGCACACCTTGAAACACATAAGGTTATGACTCAGGGACCTGCTATTGAAAAGTATTTAAAGGTAAATGGTAGTCGTGTAATTGGATGCAATGGTGGTCTTGGAGTTAGAAGTAGAACTAATGAATGGATACATATTAACCCAAATGGAGATTTATTTATTTGCTGTGCTGATTATGATTTTGAAACAATATATGGCAACGCATTTAGCCAGTCAATAAAGGAAATATGGCACAGCAAGTCAAGGTCTGACATGGTTGAAGAGTCCTATTCTAAGATGTGCACGAGCTGTTCTGCGGCCATTTGGGGCGACTGATGTGCTGGTTATGTGGGTGCGCTGATCATGTTGGCCTAGGCAACGAGAGAGAGCCTGAAGAGAAGCCTGATCCTAATCAACTAAATGCTATAATAGAGTCATAAGCGGAATACTAGTCCCGCTTAAATAAATAACCTATAGGAGTACCAAATGACAACAAATGGAATTAACGGTGGTGGTTTTGAAGCTGCTAAGCCAGCAGGAACTAACAGCATCAATGCACACTATTCAGACAATACAGGATCAGCATTCCCAGCAACAGATAAGTCAACACAAGACGGTTCAGGCGTAGGCCAGGGCGGAAAGTAATAATGTCGATCTTTGATAAAGAAGAAGTTGTAGCACCAACACAGGCAGCAGCAGTTGCTGCAGCTATAAAGCCATCGGCTAAGGTTGAGTGCACAAGAGACACAAGAGGCGATGCTCCTTGTGCAGTGAAGGATTGCGAGAACTGTAACTAATGTGCATAATGTGTGGTTGCGGAGATTCTAGTAATTTCGGAGATATTAAATCACAAGATGCCCCAATGTTTACAATTGGAGATATTTTTGGTGGAGATATAGACGACTTATCAGAGTCAGGTATTAGAGACAGAGATTCTGAATCTACTTATAACCCAAGCGGAGAAGTAGAAGACGATAATGACTAATAGTTTTAAAAAAGAAGATGGTACTGGCATGGTTCCACCAGCTAACGCTGGTGCACCTGCTGGTGCTGTAACAAGCACAAACACGCCAAAGAGATATCCAAGGCAGGGTGTAAGAATAGATACTAATAAGCATGGCATTCGAAGAGAAACAAGCTTAGTACCTAAGCCACCTAAAAAAAGCGGTAGAAAGAAAGTTTAATGTGTAGATCATGTGGTGATTGTTCAAAAGAACATTCATTTAACATTGATGATGCAATAGATGGGGTTCTAGATTCTCCCATCATTTAGATATTGGAGTTGTGGTGAGCGTTTTAAATATAGATGCTATTGTAAATCAAGGGTATCAGTTTGAGCAGCTTGATGAGAACATTCTCCTTATAAAAAACTTTTTAACAGATGAAGACCTCAGTATTCTTTGGGATATTATAAATAATTCTACAGATGAAGACTGGGGTCTTCAACTGCACTACACCAAGCACCTAGAAGATCGTGCAGAAGAGCTTACTGGCAAGCGTGATATAGATGCTGCAGGCATAGAAAGAACCGATAACTGGGACGACAAGGTTACACCATTGAGTGGTAAGACGCATCTTGTTCAAGATTTGCCAGAGCGGGTATCAAAATTTTTTAGCAGTGATTGTGGATTTGAATTCAGAAGCTTTGGAACTATACAGAGAATGTATAAAGGCACTGAGTTAAAAGCACACTACGATGATAGAGCAGATGTAAGACATGTCTGGGCATCAGTTGCTTATATTAATGATGATTATAATGGCGGAGAACTTTACTTTACACACAAAAATATACAGATTAAACCACCAAAGGGTAGTATCATGATATTCCCAGCAACTGAGGAATACGAGCATGGAGTAAAGCATGTAATAGATGGCCCATTCAGATATGTGCTTCCTGCATTTATCTTCGATCACTCTAAAAAGATATAATGTATTCATTTGAAACAAGAGCCATTTCCAGCGGAAGGCCAGATCGATACCCAGATGGACCGCTAAACACACCAGTATCACTTAATTCTACCTACACAGCAGGTGGATCATGGGGATATGGTCGGTATGGAAATGATTCATGCATCTCGCTAGAGGAAACGATATCTCAATTAGAGGGCGGAAAGACATTAGCATTTGCATCAGGAATGTCAGCAATAAGCTCTTTGTTTTCAACAATACCAGTTGGATCAGTAGTTGTCTCATCAAATCAGGGCTATGCTGGAGTTAATGCAACTATGCAAAAACTTCATGATGAAGGCAAGATATTTGCAAGATTTGTTGACATATCAAATACTGGAGAAGTTTTAGCCAGCATCGAAGGTGCTTACATGCTATGGCTGGAGTCTCCAACAAATCCAAGACTTGATATAGCTGATTTAAACAGACTTATCAGAGCATGTAATAGAACTGGAGTTATTGTTGGAGTTGATAATACTTTTGCAACTCCCATTAACCAGAGGCCTCTGGAGTTGGGTGCAGATATGTCTATGAACTCTGTCACTAAGTATTTAGCTGGACATAGTGATGTATTGATGGGCTCTATATCTTTTAATAATCAAGGCCTATATGATTCAGTAGAGTTTGCAAGAAAAATCAATGGCACAATACCACAGCCATTTGAAGCATGGCTTGCCCTCAGAGGAATTAGAACATTTCCATTAAGATTTAAAAAAGCAGAATCAAATGCAAAGCAGCTTTTTAATTTAATTAGTAATCACCCAATGATTTCAAAAGTTTATTACCCAGGGTTTGGCGCCATGATCTCATTTGAAGTAGACGCTTCACCAGAAGAAGTTGAAGATATTTGCAACAGATCAAAGCTTATTGCTAATGCTACTAGCCTTGGAAGCGTGGAATCAATATGGGAAAGAAGAAGGCGTTGGGCCCTAGAGAGCCCTTTGGTCTCTGAAAGTTTAATTAGATTATCTGTTGGATGCGAGGATGTCGAAGATATCTGGAATGATATAATAGAATCATTAAGCAAATATGCCAGATAGAAAATTAATAGATGGCAGTATTGCTAAAGAGTACAGCGATCCAGTAACCATAACAGTCTACACCAAAGCTCCAACAAAATGGAAGCTTACTGATATGCAAACTGGAGAAGAGTATATAGCAGATTTTCGCCCAGCTAAAGTTGATGCATTGGCTATGATTAAAATGGGCGGATTCAGGAATATACAAAAAAATACATACGGGACGTGGGTTAAAATTGAGAAAACTACTGAATAATGTATATGGATTTCTTCCAAGGGTCTATCAAGGTGCTATGGTGGAAGAGTTTCCAAAGGCTGTGGATTTAACAATACACACAAAGGCGCCAGGTAAATGGCTACTAATCGATTTAGAAACTGGTCAAGAGTACATAGGGTCAGATGTTCCTACTAAATATGGCAGGTGGAAAAGACTAAAAGACAGGTATGTTCCAGACAACCAGGACATGCTATAATTGTATAATGAAACATAGGGGGATAGACAATGAAAATTAAATCAATCGGATTAAATCTTAACGGCGGAAGAGGCTTACGCACATTTTTAACAGATTCAGGCTTTAAGGTAAAATACTTCTATGATTACAGCGGAATCCCAGTAGGCACATATTACGAGAACCTATCTGGAATTGAGTCATATCTAGATTCTGTTGATGACGGATCAGTAGATGTTATTATTGACTTCCCAATTAACCTAGCATTTAAGCATGCCTACGAAAAGGATTCAGATACAAAGTTTATCTGTCTCCAAAAAGACGTAGAGAAGTGGCTAGATGTATGGGGTAAGACTATGCAGAAGTATGCAAGCGCTGAGCCATATCAGTTTGAAGAGGCTTTCTGTAAGGCATATTTAGATACATCAAAAACTAAGATTTCAGATCTCACAGAAGAAGAGCTAAGAACTATCTATGCTGAGCATTATGCTGCAGTGGAAGAATTCTTCAAAGATAAGCCTAACTTTTTAAAGGTACACCTAGATGATCCACAGATCTCTGCCAAGCTAAGAACATTCTTTGAAATAACATCAGATATCGAGTTTGATACCTTGTCTGATGAAGCGGCTATTGCGTAGTTAGGGTAACACTATGGATGTGATAATGGCTCCATGTTTTTATTGTACTAATAAGGCAGAGTACTTAGCACTAGAAGTTGCAAAAGTTAATGAAAAGTTAGAGGTCGTTGAGGTCTGTAAAGATCACTTTGTTTTCCCAGGTGTTTCTTAATGGATTTGCCTCACAATGTTGAATCTAGGCTGACGATTACTGGGTTTACAATGAACCCAATAACTGATTCATATATATTAAAAGCGGTGCTTACTGGATTAACTTCTTATAAAGAAGAGCATCTATGCGATTATGGTCATCAAGTAATTCATAAGAACTATCTAGGTCAAAGAATATCTGACCCAATGATTACAAACTGTATGCAATATGGTTTTATTCAAGGGCATGTTGTTCTTACAAACGGCTGGATCAATATCAGAATAACAAGTGATGTGTACCCTGCCAAAGTGGTGGCAGATGTTTATTTAAATAACAGTATGCCTGATGCAGATATCATAATTGATCATTTGTGCGCCCCAGCCTTACCACTAGATGGTATGGGATTATTTGATTATACATACACCCTACAGTCTACTCCAATACCTAACACTGCAATGAGCAAGCATAACAAGATGGAGTCTCCATACAAGGTAAACGAGCCAGCAAAGGTATCTGAAGACAAGGTGGAGGTTACATTAAATAAGCTATCTACTATTGAATGCCATTTTTGCTCATCACCAGCTACAACATGGTTGATTATAGGGCCACCTATGAGCCCTGATGCTACTAGTTTAACTCCACCTAGGGTGGTAACTTCATGCAAGAATCATATCGGAAACGGCAGAGTAACAGAGATTAGGTATAATATAGATGAGATACCAGAGAATGACTTCGTAGTGGCTGGCAATAATGCCGCTCAATATGAAATGCTAGATGTTTTAGACGAAAATAGAAATTTTCAATATACTATCAATAAGATAAAGGAGACTTAAATGTCAAACATGGAAAAAGTAACTATAGAAGGTGATCTATGGTACATAGAGAACTTCTTAACACAAGAAGAATTGGATTTCTTTAAGCCTTTTATGGATGATCATGATGGATGGTATACAACCATGCGTTCACCATACAAAAATATTTTAAATAAGTTTATTGAAAATGATATTCCAAGAAATGAAGATGGAACAACAGGAGTTGCAACACCTGATGACCCAAGAATTTACTACCCAATGTTAAGCGACCCAGGTGGGGTATTTGATAGATTGCTTCAGGTTATGCCACCAATATACCGACCACATGCATCGCTTCAGACATTTAAGTATTGCACAGATGAAGAGATTGCAAGAGATTTAAATGATGGAGATAGAGAAAAGCTCACGCTTGGCGGTACTATCCCACTTGATCCTAGCAAGGTAGATTGGGCAATGAACTGGCACTCTGAATGGGACGAAACAAGCCCAGTGCCTCCATTTAAGCTTTCATTATCTTTATATCTCAATGATGATTACGAGGGCGGAATCCTTGAGTTTAAGCATAAGCCATACAAGATTAAGCCTAAAGCAGGAATGCTAGTAGGAGTACCAGTAACGAAAGACTTCGAGCATAGAGTTACTAGAATTACTTCTGGCAATTGGAGACACACATTATATGGTGCTTCATGGAATGATCCAGACAATATACCTGTGAGTACAGCTGACGACTGCTAATTCATGGAGCTAAATAGCAAGACTATATTCATAAATCTAGGTGCATTCAACGAGTTGTATCTAGACTTAATGATAAGTAATTGTTTAAGTAATGCTGAATTTCCTGACAGAATTAAGATAGGCTTATTCTTGCACGATAGCCACGGCTTAAAAGAAGACCTATCTGCATACTCTAAGAACTTAAAGGTAGGCTACTTTGATTACCCAGCAGCCCTAGGTTGCTGTATTGGAAGAGAGATGGCTCATGCGTTCTATGATGGGGAAGACTATTATCTTCAATTAGATGCACATATGCTATTTCAAAAAAACTGGGACACAATCTTAATAAATAAGTTTGAAAAGATAAAGTTGAAGTATCCTAAGCCAGTTATATCATACTATGTTCCGTGGTGGGCTGTCAAACAAAATGGAAAATTCTTTGCATATTCTTCAGATATAAAGACATTCCATAATGGCGGAATGAAGTTTGATGTTGAAGATAGCCTTAGAGCTAAGTATCCTAAGCCTACAGGAGACTATACAAAGTGGGAAGAAATACCAGAAGGATACATTGAGCATCACCAGATAGCAGGACACTTTATTTTTTCTGATCCAAGCGTATTTGATGAAGTAAGACCAGATACCACCATCATGTTTGGTCCAGAAGAATCACTGCTGGCTTTAAGGTTATGGACAAGAGGATATAGAATATTTGCAATAAATGAACCCGTGGTCTGGCATTTAAATAAGGGCTATAATAATGTTAACCCGTACATGAGAAGGTCTGCATACTTTAAGACTGATGAGTTAGCTAAACATTATTTTGATAAGAATCACAGGGCATTAAAGAAGTCAAGGAAGATATTTACGGGAGAATACACGGGCTACTGGGGTGCTCCAAACATGGAATTATTGGCGGCATATGAGCATGCAGCAAAGCTATCCTATAAAGAGTATTTTAGATTACTTGATGAGAGATACCCAAACGATCCACCTGAATCAAGGATGCTATAGCCTATTGACCAGACCTTGCCTATATTGTATACTAGGCAAATGACTGAACCAAAGATTATGCGAATGGACTGGCGTTCATTAGGTTACTGGCCAGTATACAAAGATGGCAAACTTACATGGGAAAAGGATCCAGATGAACGAACAACAATTTGATGATGAATTTAATGTAGAAATATTAACACAATCTATTGTAGATAAAGCCAAAGCAGAAGTAAAGGCTCGTTACGGAAATAAGAAAAGACATAGGCAATGATTAAAGATTTTATAACAGGAGCAGTACCACTAGGTTTATTTTTGTACCTTGGAGTATTTCATACAACAGTCTTTGTTGTACTTTTTATGGGGTTTGGATTAGCTTTTGCTTCATACCTTATTGGCGTATCAATAAGAGAAGAGTTTTTTGATGATCGCAATTAATGGACCAATGCAAGGTAAATTCTATAATACCTCAGAGATAACTAAGACAGTTATTGATCATGTGAGGATTGAGTATGCTATATTTGAGCTTACTTACTACCGCACAAAAAATGGATGGGCATTCCATTCATGGAAAAATCTATTTAATACAAGGGGAATAAAATGAGCTCACCAATTATCGTATTCAATCCAAGCGGGTTAACAGATGAGCAGGTTAAACTAATTAAACAGGCACTTGATGACGCTTATCATGCAGGGTATGAAACTGCTAAAGAGTTTTATCAGCTTAAGTTTAATACAACAACTACAACTAGCCCAAATACTGGCATTACATGGTCACAACCTCCGTATACAGTAAATAATTGTGAATGTAAGCCTAAATAATGCCCATTCATATTCCAATCTACGTTAATGATAGATTAATTAAAACTTATCATATTGGGCGGTTAGAAGGAGATACCAATCCTGATTCAATCAATAAGTATCTAATTATAGAAGATGATCAGCTTTGGCAGGTAGGAAAAGAGTTTACTCATAGATATGGAGATGGCATAGACACTTGTGTAATCAAGGGTATAAATGCTATGATGAATATATGATATCAACTATGGAGCTTATGATGATTAAAGAGGCGGTTTCTACTACTGCCCTTGAAAATGGGTGGGATAAAGAAAAGGAAAAAGAAATGTTTAATCAGGCAGTTTCATTTCTTATTGAAAAGGAGTTATTATGATAGAGCCTCCTATGGGTTCAGTAGTTGTCGATACGTGTGGCTCTGCATGGCAAAGAAGTCCAGTTGGGTGGTCTTCATGCGGGTCAGACGGATCTTGGAACTATACTTGGAAAGAGCTATTAAAAGAGTTAAATAGATATATGGATTATCCAACAGAAGCGTGGGCTCCAGTGCTAGGAGACAAACGATTGCCCTGTATTGTTTATGTTCCGCATGAAGAATTAATTTGGGGGGATGAAGATGAGTAAAGATAAAATTGAAAGACCAGCATACATCATTAAAGTTACTCGTGACTGGAAATATGGCAAGCGGGCTAGATTCTGGGATATTCAGAAATGGTATCAAATGGGTAAAGGTCCAGAAGATGGCTACTGGGGAAATGCCTGTAAAGGCGGTCTATCATATTCTGATTGGGGTATGTGGAGAGCTATTGATAAGCGCCTAAAGAAGATGAAGTTTGGCTATCATGTAAATCATTTTAGTTTAGATAGACAATCAATAGAGGAACCAAAATGATTTATAAATTTGTAGAAAAGTATCTTATGCGCCCTAAACGCCTTAGAAAAGCAATTGAGGCAGTAGTACATGAAAATGATGAGTTGTTACGCAGGCTTGCAGAATATGAAGAAGAAGGGCCAACTAATCTAGCATGGTCGGAAGGAGATAGATGGTATGGATGGACTTACAATCCTAATTCTAAACGTTATTACTTTGATGATATTGGCAATGAATCATTAATGGGTTTATGGGAAGATCAATGGGCCAGGGAAGAAGCTAATGACAATAAAGCTTAATGCTTTTTGTGTATCATGCAACAAAAATGTAGAAGGCAGGCTAACAGAGATGGAAGTCCTAGACTCTGGTAATTGGCTATATAGGGGTGAATGCCCAGAATGCTATTATGAAATCAAGAGGGTAATTCCACACGAAAAGGACACAAATGATAGATAAGCTTATTAGTCTTATATGCAATATGTTTGATCACAAGTTAGATCCAAACAACTGGCAATATGAGTCATATACAGGGCAAACTTACTATTTCTGTAATAGATGTAAATACTATGTACCTTTGTACTATATTGACTAATTTGATCGCAATTAGTGAACGCAAAAAGTGAAAAAGTGCGGCGGTAGAGACCATATTGTCACGATGTGACTAGATATGATACAATTGTCCTATGACTAATGAATTTGAACTAAACGACGAAGAGCTATCCAAGACATACATCTCAGATGATGAGCATGTCGACAAATGGAACAATATGGAGAAGGCTTGCTGGGCGGGATATAAGCAAGTAGGCATGAAGGACAAGGGTGGCAAAAGAGTCCCTAATTGCGTACCTATCAATAAAGCGACGGGACTACCAGAAGAACCAGAAACTTCCTGGAATGGTGTATTTAAACCAAAGGTAGACTAATTGCTACATACAACAATAGACCTACTTATCCTTATTGGCGTATGGGTCAATGCTTATATAAATATACAGCATCATATTGCTAGAAAGAAGAAAGCATTATGAGTATATTAGATAACCTTGAGGCATATCTTGAGTTTGATGATCTAGGTAAAGCTTGGAAAGATGCACCAGACTGGTGCGATGATTGCAATTCAAATCCTGGAGAGAAATGTCCAGATTGTGGATATACGCATAATTGTTAGTTGACTAGAATATATTTATATTTAATTAAAGGCGGGAAGAAATGAAATGCTACTACTGTACTAAAGAAGCTATACATATAAAGACCTATAGAGATGATGTAGATGGGATTACATATCCATTTGAACATTGTGAAGATCACCAAGATATAGACGATATGACCCAAGAAGCAGTGGATCTATGGGCATCTCAAAGTACCTTTGAATAAAGCCAAAATACACATCTAACTCCTATATCCCCCTCCCTTTTATCTCCTTTCTAAGAGCCTCTGGAAGGCTTTATATGTGGAGTAAAGTGGAGCATTGTGGAGAATTTATACTCTAGATTATAGTTAATATACTATAGTTATATCTATCTAAAGATATATGTGTAATTGAGCATACCCCATCTTAAACGTAATGTCAATAGGACAAATCGGACATATTTACCCCCATATAGCAGCATATTGATCTAAATTTGTCAAGGGATTTTTTGAGGAATTTTGATCTATTTTGCCATATTCTCTACAGATTTGTCGACATTTAATAATGATTATATATTTAATTAGACATATTCTGTAGCATTTTCAGGGGTTTTTGTCAAGCCTTCGTAAATAGAAAAATTTGCCCCAACTTTCAGGGGTTTTGATCAGCTCTCGTAAATAGAAAATTTTGCCCATATGCCCACAGCATACAAAAAATCCACAGGATGTGGATAACCCTGTGGATAATTTGGGCAATATATGTTTATCTATATCACCAGGCATTCTTCTCTCATTGTATATGCCTAATTGAATGGATCTAGTTCTTCACTCCGCCATCCAAATCTATGTTCCTTTACTTCCTCCCGCTTTGGGACTGTAAAAGAACGGGAAGGCAACTTAAGATTAACTAAGTTGTTATCTTCTTGGTATGCTTTGATACATTCGTTCAATTCATTAGCAAGAGATAGACCTTCGGTTGTTTCATTTCTATTTAGATATACATTGTACATCTTGGCTTGCTCAGATATAATCGATACAATCATTTCCATAATTCGGTCAATTGTGTGTAATGGCTGTTCAGCCATATATCGACCAAATACTGTTGGATTAAACCAATGGTCATCTGTTAGATTTACTAGTGATTCTGCTACTTTGATTTCAGGTGATTTACTCATCTGTCCGCCTTCCGCCTAACTGTCGATTATATCAAAAATAAGAGAGGGGGTCAAGGACCAACGAAGCCTGGACCCCCACCCTGAATTACTTTGCCTTGTTGCTTGGTGTTTCTGCAGTAAACTTAATACCCTTGGCCTCTGCCTCTGCTAGAGCTACCTTAGCTGCTCCTGAGAAACGACCACGCACACCTACTGTAATGCCCTGCTGCTTTAGATATTCACGCTTTGTTGCCATTTGATTATCCCCTTTCAAGAGATGTTATTTGTACTAATTATATAAGATATCCACGATTTTGTAAATACCTTCGTAACATATTTTTTTTGCCCTTAGATCAAATTGACTTGCTCAACTCGATCTTTAATTAATTTAGCAATGATGTTATGGGCTTCGATGTTTTCTGTTTCTGACCCACCCCATAGCAATTGCTGTGCTTTATTTAATTGATCATTGATGTACTCATCACTCATCTTCATCTTCGTCCTCATCCCCGTCATATAGTTCGATGATACCTTCTTCGGTCATCCAGTCCCGTACGGCCTCATAGAGGTCCTCTGTGCCATACTCCAGTGTGAACCCGTTCTTGTCAGCCTGCGTGAAGAACAGTTCCCACATTTCTTCTTCATCCTTGGCTGTACAGTAATCAGGGTCTCCGCCCTGCATAATGTCAGTCCAGATAGATAGCGCTACATCCCATGTCCACACCCAAACCAGGGGAGGGAAGACCCCTAGTTCACCAATCTTATCTACAATTAAAGTAATATCCTTGTAGACATCCTTCATTCGTGTACTTTCTTGTAGGTCTAATTGATTACTCATTACGTTCTCCAATCGCAAATGATAGTTGATATGTTAGATTATATAAAGATACTAATGTATCAAGGGCACCTTCACATCTTGTGCGGTCCATAGAGTCCATGGCTTCTTCTGATTCATCTTCAATTGCTTGTGCTTCTGCCAACTCCTGCTCAGCAATGAGCATTAGATTCTTTAGTTCACCGTGCATGATGTCAAGGCCTGATACTCCTGCGTTGACCATGCGCTGTAGGTGTGGCGGTAGTCCGATGTCTTCTGAATTCATTACATATCTCCTTCTGATAGAGTTAGCCAAGTAGTACAGTATTTGCAGTGGTCCATTTTTAGCGGGGAAGTAACAGAATGAGTACTATCAATAATAGACTCAATCTTGTCTAGAACATCATCCAATGTCATTATTCATACCTTTCGTTTGAAGAGTTCATTATATCAGTGGCCACTGACAAAAGGTGCTTGGTTGCATAAATCTGTCCTTCTATATCTACCACATGGATAGAACAAGGATTCTCCTCTAGGTCTTGTTCTAAACTAATTAGATGCAACTTCATATATTCTAGGAAGTATGATGATCGTGTCATCCTATGCCTCCAGCTTCATTCTAATAATGTCATATGCGTCAATCGCACCTGCTGAATAATCATTCATTTCGTTGTCGCCTTCTTCTTCATATTGCTTACGCAATTCAGTTAGTTCAGCAATTCGACCTTCTGCAAATTTGCGGAGGGTATCAATAACATCTAAAGCAGCACATTCTCCGCAATAGGCATTGTAGTCTTCTTCTTCTGTATATGGAATAGATGTTCCACAATCATTACACCAAGACTCATCGCGCATTCCCATTATTCTCCCCATGGCCCTTCAATAAGTCCTTCTTGATATGCAGCAATAATATTCATGGTTTCATGAAGAATGCAATCGCAATCTCCACCGTTCATGTTTTCCATAAATTCAAAATGAGAATAGTTATCCTCATAGATAGCAGTAACTAGTTCATGAATTGCATATGGTTTTGTATCACTCTTCATTTGATTCTACCTTTCGATATTCAGGGACATTGGTTTCTAAGTATATAGCATGGGTCTGACATCCTGCGACAGACTCTAGGTCTGCCTCACCAAGCCAGTTACATTTAGAACAGATTTGATTGTCACAATCTTCACACCACTCTAGGGTATCAATAGCATCACAATCACGGCACTTAGTGTCATATTCTGATTCTGAGATAACTACACCACGGAGAATCTCACATTCTCCACCCCAGCCTGTTTCTTCCTCATATGATAAAGTAAATAGTAATGTTGGGTATTGTGCAGATAGTTTTTGTAGGGCAGGCATAGGGCGTGACCATGCTGTATTAAAGTTATAATAAACTACTTTGTTATCGCCATTAGCGACAGGCCCTTCAATATATGTATCAGGAAACTTTTCTAGTTCAGATACAGCCACATCCCATTTGGTACCCCATTCACGGTTATTGAAGTTGTACCAATCGTTGCCCTCAAATGCCAAACTAAACTTTTCGGGGAAGACAGGTTGCGAATGATATGCATCAAGGTCGGTAGGTGCAATAATGTTGCGGAAACTAAAGATAGGATTAGGATACTTGCGTTGTTCCACAGAATAAGCCAAATCACCATTAGGTTTAATAGAATCTACAAATGGTGTATTCATCTGTTCAACTAATTTATCTACTTGCTCAGGATTACCCTCAATAGTTAATCCATTATATACCCAGTTTGGCATATTTATCCTTTCGTTTGATATATGAGAATTATACACTGGACCACTGACAAATGGAATACATATGCCCTGTGTTCTACACCACATGGATCAGAGCTGATCCCATATTGTGAAATTTTCAGGGAATTTACTTGACACCCGTAAAAGAGATATGTTACCCTCAGTCTTTGCGGGCAAATAGAAATCCCCCAGTCAAAGCTGGGGGATTATGAATATGGCTGCCTGGATTTCCAACGAAAGAAATAAACCCGCTTTACTTAGCACCTGGCCCGTAGACTAGTAGATGCACCATTTCATTTCCTATTAAAACCAGGACCCAAGGTCCTGGATTAATTATAGCATATTACTCAACTGAAACTAGGGAGTACTTGTCTACAAAGGATGAGAGACTAGTTGAAAATACTTCCGTAGTCAGGTCCTCTTCCATTAGTGTAAATGTCTTCTTATTCCAGTCAATGATTGGTACCCTGTGCTCATTATCTGCTAACTCATTAACGGTAATGCCCCAGCCAGTGGTTGACTGCCATTCTTCATTAATTAAATTAGAGATAGCAATGCGTGTTGCATATGATTCATCAGACCACCTTGGCTCTGCTGCTCGTACAGCGCTAGCCAAATTCTGCAACATCATGTGCCCCGCCCAGTGTCCATACAAAAACACTGTATCGCCCTTGCGGTCTTTAAACCCAAAGTTTGCTCTGTCGCCCATTTTATTCCGCCGTTTCTAGTTGTGGTGTTACTTCTACCTTGTTCAATTCTATCACTTCATAGGCCGCTCTGTCTAGGCCCCTTTTATTGCTGTTATAATGATGGCCACAGAAAGCAAGCTCTCCGCCAACTAGTTTAACTAGATACATAGAGTCTGCAGATCCGCAGGCATCGCATGGAATATATTCTCTATCTCTCATAGAGAGCCACCCTCAATCATTTCTGCAAGGCGGTCAAGAATCCATGTATCGATATCAGCGATATCAATCTCTGCAAGCTTTTCCATAAGTTCCTCACGAGCAAACTTATATCCATCCTCAAAGCCATCTTTATAATCTGACATCTTATCTCCTAATATCCTGTCGCTTCTTTATCTGACCAGTATGATTCTGTTAAACCATACTTATCACGAATGCGACTTACTTTCTCAATACTACCAGTTCCGATATTGAATGTCAATGGTCCGCATTGTTCTGGGTCCAAACCAATCAACTCCGCTTCCCAGGTAGCCCGTGCAAAGGCTACCTGAGATGGAGCAGTTAATTCAAAATACATTAGTACGCACCTTCTTCTACTCGGTCAATCTCAAAGTTATTCACAGACATTTCTGATGCATATGAATCAACAGTTAGATTAGAAGATACAAAGTCTTCGATACCGTCAAAGTCACCTGTCAAATCAACTTCAACAGTTGCATCAACACGAACCCAAACAGTAACTTCAATTTCCTTGGTTAGAGGAACATCGAACATCTCTGCAATCTCAGCCAATGATTCTTGGTCTGATGAATCTGCGTAGTTCTCTTCAAGGAATGTACGGAGTTGTGATTCCTTGCGGTACCACTGGTTCTGCTTCTCAGTAAGATTCTTAAGTTGCCAAACCATGTGACGAATATCTGATTCAGTATATGTTTTAGTAATTAGGTCATCACCCTCGACCCACTGCAACTGCATTGTTACTGGTGTTGTTGTTTCTTCCATTGTTTCCTCTTTCGTTGTTGTTGTAGAAGGAATTGTAGCATCGACCACTGACAAAAGGATGCAGGCGGTCCCGCATCTGCAAGTGAGGTCCATCACACCATTAGGCCATCCATAGCCATCCTTAAATGTGTATTCAATTAATGCATCACAATCACCTGGGCATATCCAGGTATATTTCTGATAGTTCATTTTCCCTCTTTCGTTGTATAGGAGTATTATAGGGCATAGCACTGACAAATGGAATAGTTTTCAGGGATTTTCTTTGTGATCCGTAACACAAAAAACTGGCCTTCCCTATTGCGGGCGCATACTTATGCATTGATATGCATAAATATGTTTTGCGATCCATAACGGACTTGAACCGTCGACCTCTACCGTGACAGGGTAGCGCTCTAACCAACTGAGCTAATGGACCAATAAGGTGAGCAGTTTTAAATCTTGCTCAGGATTATTTTTATTTAGAAAGTTGCAACCATTCGATACAACTTATTTTTTTCTGCGGTAAGAACAGGGTCAAATCCTGATGCACCCGCCATAAGTGATTCAGAGTTGCCACGCCCTGAACGATAGTAATCTAGGCGCTCAGTTAGCGCATTGAATGCGCCCCACTTTGTGCCCTTGATTGTGGCGTTAGTTGGTGAGTTATGATAAAGGTCATCGATTAGGACAACTTTATTTTCCCACTTCTTGATTGCGCCCTTAGCATCTTTCTCAGGCTTTGGATAGATTGTCTGAATCAACTTTGAGAATTCAGCATCGGTGATTGCTTGAGAATAAAGTGCTTGAGCATTCTTCTCAAATTCATCAAAGTATCCAAGCGCAAGCCCAAGAGTTTCACGAGCAACTTGAATGCGACCTTCAACAGATTGCGTGTGGCGAATCTTGAAAGATTGCTTAGCGCTCTTCATTGCAAGGTTGAGAGTGTTTTGGCATACAACACGAACAGGGGTAACCGCTGCTTGAACAGCAACAGAACCATCGTGTGATGTCCATACGATTAGATATAACTTGGTTTCGTCATTGGCGCCTTGTGGGTCAAGAACCATTGTGCGAGGAATATCCACAGTGCCGAATACAACTTTGCCCTGCTTAAGAGAACCAGCAGATTCCCAACGGCAGTCAGCGTTAGCATCGTGAATTGCATCAGCGAATGCAAACAATTCTTCATTCTGCACAGGCTTGTAGCGCTTACCAACAGTAGCAAGAACATCAGTTCCGCCATTGAATGGGTTATCACGCAACACGAGAGATGCAGTTGAAACATCATTCCAAGATTCTGGAATATGCTCAGCGATTGGAGAAAGACGAACATTCCAATTTGCTAACTTTGCTTCTTCAAGCATTGTTGCAGTTGTAACTTCTTCATCTTGTGTAAAGATGCGGTTTGCAAGGTTGTGCCAAGCAGGAGCACCACGGAGAGCGAATGCAACTTCGCCATTTTCGACTTCGAGATTATGAGCCATTTTTTGCCTTTCGTTTGGTTGATTAAGCAATTATAACAGGTGGGTCTGACATTTACAAGGTTAGTTAGTCATTTGTCCGAATTGTCTGACGTGATCAATCTCACAAATTTTCAGGGTTTTCCACAGATCCCCGTAACGCTGTGGATAACCCCGCAAAAGCGGGGGCCGAGCTGGGGATTAACTCCCCAACTCTACCTTAGTCGCATTTCGAATTATGTTTTTATTAAATTCAACTGTCTTCTCATCAAGAAACATTGCAGTTGTCTTTTTCTTTTTTACATTATCAAAAACGTAAGCATTTACTTTGCCGCTAAAGTTTCTGATGTTACTGAATACTAATTCAGTTAAGTATTCTTTATCAACACCTTGATCCGAATAAATCGTGATGTCGTTCATTTTGTTTGCATCGTAGATTTCTACTCTGAAACGATTTGCCATTGTATTACCTTTGTTAGTAGTTGTCCCCGAAGGGAGAGCAGTTTGGCGACATACTCAGGTCGTTGGATTAGTTAGAGATAACGAGCAATTTGCTTCATTGTTGAAGCATTAACTGTTTCCTCATCTGTCATCTTTAGAATTGTGAGAGCATTTGTGATGTCCTCTACAATTTCGTTGTATGAGTGCTGGTGCATAATTGTAAAATCACGCTGTGGCTCTGTTGGCAAATCTTTCTCTGCAACTGTCAAATCAAAGTCAATGTTGAGAGTGTTATTCCAAGAGCGATAAGAAGTGCGAAGGTTCTCTGACTTCTTGATGTTTGCGATTGCATAATCCTGAAGTTCCTTCTGCCAAATCTTACGAGCCTTTTCATACTTAGCCTCGTTTGCGCCTTGCTCAGCATACTCTTTCTTGATTGTTGCTAACTTTGTTTCCAAAGCCTTAATTACCTTTGGTGTTGCCACCTTTACTGTGATTGCTCTTGACATTTTTCCTCTTTCGTTGGTTGGTTGATGTTATGAGTATTATAGCAGGGGGGTCTGACATTTCCCCCGAAGGGGGGAGAGTTCTTACTTACGACATTGGGCTAGAACACTCTCCTAAACTGCCCCTGTTTCGATTATTTAGTTATACTAGAGAACTTGCTGAAACTGTTGTCCAGCGTGTTTCCTTCGTTGGCATTTCTAGCAACACACGCACCGAGCCAGATGCTTGTGGGTGGATTTCTTTAATCACACCTGTCTTCTTTGACTTGAGGGTGGTGAATAAATCTCCAACCTGATACAACTTGTCTTGTATTGTCATTTGCTTCCTTCTTTCTGTGTAGGGTAGTATTGTAGCATTGGGGTCTGACATCTGTCTAGCCCTATCTCACTATTTGAGAGAATTATTGTGTGATTAGTATCACAAGTAGTCGGTTAGGTCGCCATCCATTATTTCGCTGACATCCACGCCTTCAGACTCAGCAATTGCATCCCATAGATCGGATTCTGTAAAATCTCCTTCAGGGTGCCACTCAGCTAAAATCTCATAGACATTACTCATCGTAGTCCTCCTGTGGTAGCCAAGCATCTAGGTGGTGAGCATCTACGATAGCCGATGCAGGGCAAGTATCTTGACCTCGCCAAAATACGCCTTCAGGAAGGCTAATCTCACGGGAGTAGTCCTCCTCATAGTATGCGTCAATTGCTTCGATGCAAGCATCTACCATAGCGACGGGGACGGGTGGATAATGATTAGCCTGAAGGTGATAAGCAAGTCCAGCCTCAAGTGATAAATCTTCTGCAAGTCCTACTGCGGTTGTGTATCCCATTTTATTTCCTTTGTTCGTTGGTTGATAAGAGTATTGTATCAGGGGGCACTGACATTATCAGTGCCCCCATTAGATTATTTAGAGATAGATAGTTCTGCCCAAGAGTAGCCCGTGTTTGCAACTTCCAAAACCTTTGCTATTTCTAGTGCAGCGTGTGTTGCTTCTGAACACATCTTTGTAAGTTCATCCTCAGATAAAGATAATAGGGCAGGCAGTAATCGAGCCTCAATTTTATCTAGGTCAATAGTAGCCATAAAACTAACTGTGTGTGGTACTTTCATTACATTAGCCATTTGTTGCCTTTCGTTGTTGGTATGAGAGTATTATAGCCGAAGCCACTGACATTTCATAATCCATTTACGGCGTGTCGCAGCTTTTGTGAGAATGATCACAAATTTTCAGGGTCTGTGGATAACTCCCGTAAGCCTGTGGAAAACCCCCCACAAAAGAGAGGGCCTGCATATTTATTCAGTCTTCTGAATATCTATGCTTGCGCTTTCGTGTATATTTTTTCTTATTGCGAACAGGGGTTGCGGCATTTGATCTCCGCAACTCCTGCACACGCTTAATTCTATTCAACACATTTGCATTTCTTAACACTTAACACATCTCCTTCAATATATACCGCACCAAAATCTTCACAACTATCACACACAAACATTTCTACCAGTTGCATTTATTTAGCCGCCTTCATCTTGTAGTTACTTGCTTCGTGAAATCTTACGACATCAAATCGTGGATTATCTTTTGCAAACATCTCCGCAAAATCTGTAACGACCTTAGAAAATAAAGCGGGGTGAGTTTTGTTGCTCATATAGTTTAGAATTTCGGCAGTTGCCACATAATCTTTGCGAGTCATCATTTTGTTACGACCTTTCGTCCTTCACGATAAAATATGCGTGTATACATTTTGCCAGTTGGCATTTGGAGATTTACAGTTGCGTATTCATTAGCCCAACCCCAATCAACAAAATTGTTAAATGCGGTGAAAGCCTCTAAAGCGTCGGCATAGTTCTTATTGAAGTGGATAGGCTTGCTATCATATGAAACAGATATCTGATACATATAGTTTTCCTTTCGTAGTTATTTATAGAGATATTATAGCGGAGAGGTCTGACAAATTAGTCTTCGCACTCGCAAGGCTTGGAGTAATCAAACTCGCAGAAGTAACAGCCTTGATATTCATCATGTGCCTTGCACACATATCGGAATTGCATTTCATCGCAACAGAAGTGCGATTCATCTAGAACCGAATAAAACTCGGTTTGGTCAATTACATCTATCATTTATTCCCCCGTATTCACCGCTACATAGCGGTATGTATCTTTAATTGAATTGGTAGGGCGAACCTGAACCTTGTAGGTATCTGCATTTGCATACCAGACATCATCATTTTTTTCTGCGGAGATAATCTCACCCTTTACAGAATTAGAGTAATACATTTTTCCCACTAGTAGGGACTCGACTGAATAAGCATTGGCTGACATAGTGCCACCTCTTTCGTTGTTGTTATATGGATATTATAGCCTATGGGACTGACAAAGTGTTAATTTGGCAAGGTTTTATCTCAATATGTGGAGCGTGGGCTATGTGATTAGCATCACATCAAAATGTCCGAATTGTCTGTCAAATCGACACGCCGCAAATTTTCAGGGTTTCTGTAACAATCACGTAACGACACGCCCGACCCCGTGCTTTTGCGGGCGGATCAACTTTTGTCAAGTCGACACGCCGTGATCTTAGTCACCTTTCTGCATAAACGGCTTCTTTAAACTTAGCTCGATCAAAACGGGGATTGTCTTCCTCGAATATGTCGCACATATTATTAACTAGAAACTTTCTAGCCTCATAACTAAACATCTCGGCGGGGAAACCATGATTCATTGAATTAAATAAACCTGCAATACGCACATAATCTTTTCTAGTCATTAGAGAGCACCTTCCTGAAATAATCCGATTTCTAAATTAAGTAATTCTTCTGGTGTTGCATCTTCTAAATCAACCCAGCCAGCACCTTCGTCATCAAGACGGAAAAATTCAATGTGTCCCATTAGTTAGCCTCCTCTGTTCCGAACAATGCAGACATTGTAGCGTTAGCCTGTGACATTGTAGCGATAGCCTTCTGAAGGCTTGCCTTGCGTTGCGCTTCTATGTGCGCCTTGTATTCTTCTAGGTTCATTACTGACCTTCTTTCGTTGTTGTTATAGTAGGAATTATAGCGGAAGGGTCTGACAAATACCAGACGACACGCCGTGTTTTAAGAAATTCTTTTTTGTGATTAATCTCACAAAATTCCAGGGGTTGTGGATAAGTATCGTAACCTGTGGATAACCCCCCACAAAAGCGGGGGCGTGTCAAGTCGACACGCCGTTAGGCTAATGTGATTCGTGCCACATCTCACGCATATCACGCCACACAAGGCGGGCCATATATAGGGCGGGGATACCGATAGCCATCTGCACGATAGTAGTTATTAGTCTATTCATTTTATTCTTCCTCTTCTGGCGTTAACCCTAAAGCTTCAACACATTCAAAACATACTGGCGATTCAAAACGATAATCGAATAAATCATCCTCTAAATTCATTACGCATTCTTCACAGTAGGTCATTGCTTATTCTTCTTTCTTTTGATCATCTTGTATGCAACTAGTACAACAGTGGCGGGAATAATTACCTGCCATGAGAAAGCGATATAGCAAACATATGTATCGAATACGAATCCGTAGTCATTAATCTCTATAGTCATTAGTTATCCCAGCAATCTACGCAAGTTACTACATCATCAACATCTAGCCACATACTAGAAACATCTTCATCGCAAGTGCGACATTGTAGAGTTATCATTACTTACCCACCTTTACATCTTGAACATTAGCACGAAACTTTTGAGCCTTAGCGACATCGCTATCATTTAATTCTTTTATAACGCTATCTACATCCTTGATGTTGTTAGCGATGTTGTTAATAGATAGTAGGCGGTTACCTTGCCAAATTGAATAAGTGATAGTCATTAGTTATCTCCAAACATTGCTAGAACGGTATCGACCTCTTCATCGGTGAGGTGGTCAATCTCAATTGCCTTAGTGAAACCGAAGACATCATCGTCTTCATCTTCTTCTTGCTCTACCTCATCATTGAGGTAAGCGTATTGGTCTGCTACATCTTCTTGAATTGTGTCCCACTTAGAGAGTGAGTTAGAGCGGGTATCATATGAGTAAGACATTTAGTTCTTCTTTCTTTAGTTTCTTATAATGGTATTGTAGCCGATAGAGCCGACATATTGGGGGATATAGAGGGGGTGTGTCGTGTGAGTTACCTCACAGGCAGTTGATACACTCGCAACCCTTAGAGCGAATGAGGTACTTGAGTACCTCTTTGCGTGTGTATGTGTCTAGCCCATAAGATGAAGACACACCGCCATTGTGATACTCATGCACGATAGTGCTAAAGAGTTGTTCTGTAAGTTGAGTCATGTTCGACCCCTTTCTTGTTGTTATACCTTAATTATTGCATGGGGGTACGACAAATTGCAACTCGCAAAACGGACATTAAAGACATCTTGCCAAAATACTTTGTGATGCTCGTCACATTGTTCCTATGCTCACGCTCAATATGTGCGGTCTATCCTAAATGTCCGATTTTACAGAATATGTGTATCATACAAATTAAAAATATATTAACATTTTTAGAAATATGAGATTACAGTCAACTGAATTCTACACAGTGTATAATTGATACATGATATTAGAAAACGTTAGATCATCAGGGCGGGTGGAAGTATTAAAGAATGCTATTCCCAATACTCCAGATGTAGAATTCTTTAGAGAGCACAGAAAAGTTGCCATGTCTCACATAAGATCAAAGTGGATCACAGATACTTTGTCTATGGCGTGGGAAGAAGATGGTTGTCCAGAACTCACTAAGCATGAGGGCTTCAAAGCCTTTAGAAACGAGCTCCTAGCCTTTTTTGGAGATACTCTATGGGATAGTCCAGCAGCAATACTTTCAGATGTGACTGGTGAACTAAGCGGTTTCAATTTTCATGTCGATAACGGAGAACAAGCTCATTGGCAATGTGCTGGTAAATCATCTTGGTACTTTAAATATCCAGACGGAACAGAAGAAAACTACGAATTAGAAGCTGGCGATGTAATTTACATACCTTGGGGAATTGGTCATTCAGTGACATCCCTGGAATCGCCTAGAGCTGGAATCGTATTTTCTGCATTTGATATGCGATTTAGTTCTTGACATCGAAAATATAAATAGTATACTTTTTCTAGGGGGGTCGGGGGGTCAGTAAATCAATAAATAATAAATATTAAATATATATTATATATAGACTAAGACTAAGACTAAAATGATACATCTAATTGGTGATTCACATACTGATAAAATACGTTATTTCAACGAAGATCATAATTCTAACATAGAGTACTCTTTCCATCAAGGACATAGTGCTTATTCTTTCGACTACTCAAAAAATAATTTTAAAAAATTAGATCAAGGCGGACTGGTGATACCTTGGTTTGGATATATTGATTGCAAAGTGCATCTGCCATATAAGCTAGACACTATTTATACTGTAAAGAGATATATGGGCAAGACGCTAGGACATTTTAAGAATCAGGTAAGATTCATGGAACCAATTCCACAGCTAATTAGAATTGACGAACCTGGTGTAGAAGATAGATCATATGAAGAGAGAGTAGCGCAGCATAATCTGTTTGTTAAATACTTGCATATCTACTCTAAAGAATTTGGGCTGGTAGAGCCAATTAGAACATCAGAGATTATAGGCGTGGATGTAAATACAGTTCAATATGAATATGAGAGTAGGCTGCAGCCACAAGCATATAAGAAAATTTTAGATCACCTTGTATTGATAGATCAAGATAGAAATAAAGTAGTTGACTAGAATTATGGTATACTAATACTATGAAATGTGACTTTTGCGAAAATCAAAAATATGTAGAAAGACTTAACTCTAAAGGCGTACTTGAGAACTTCTGCAATGATTGCATTCAAAAATTTTTTAGAAAAAAAGGCGGGAAATGAAGACAATACTCTGGATAGGCATTACAGTTATCCTAGTTCATATATGCGGAATAATTCTGCAAGTAATAATGAACTAGGGGATATAGCTTAATCTGGTTAAAGCACTTGTCTTATATACAATAGATTCTGAGTTCAAATCTCAGTATCCCTACAATATAAAAGCAGTTGACTAGGATATATATGAAGAAATTATATGCATTGATAACAATAATTGCGATAGCAATCTTTTCAGGAGCTCTATTAGCTCAATTTTTAAATTGGGCGGGAGATGTAGAAATCTTTGATTTTGACCTAAGTGAAGATATAGATCATGAAACGTTCTAAACTATATAGGTCAATACTCTGGCTATCTTGGATTATGATGATATCGTACTATATCTGGATAATATGGTAAATTCGGACAAAAGGGACCAACTAGCTAAATATCTGCAGAATCGTCGATATGAGGAATGCAACTATTATCAAGCTGACAGATTCATTGCAGAGTGTTCGCTAGAATGGGTCATAGAAGGCCTTAAGAGGCGATTAGAGACTTGTTTGAATGCAAGTTCAGGGGTATGTGACATATGGTACTTAGAAAGCCATTCAGAGTGTTTATTACTAATGGATCTAATATATGAATATAGCTCAGATGATCGATATAAGCCAAGTATTGCTAAGAATGATCCATGGGATTAAAATGGGTTCTTCTACCGCCGCCGCACTTCAATTTTTTCACTTTTTCGCACTTTCACTTAATTGCGACTAATATCCCCATAGGGTATTTAACTAATTCAGCTTTACCTGCGAAGAACTCACGGACAGCCTTCTCAGGCCCTGTGGATAACCCTTCATGGGTATTGCATATTACGTATCCACCTTCTACTACTCTTTCCCACATAAATTCTAGGGAGTCTTTTGTAGGCTGATACAGACTGCAGTCTAAATGCAGCAAAGATATATTTACATCTGCTATCTCAGAAAATCTTTCAGGGAACCAGCCCTTATAAAAAGCAACATTACTAAACTGTGATAAATTTATTTTTGCTATATCTAAATGCGTCTTCCAATTTAGGGTCTCATATAGATTGTTATCAAACTCACCAAGCTCTGATACACCTTCCCAGGAATCGAATAAGTGTACTGTTGTTCTGCAGTTCTCTGCTAGCTTTCTTGCAGATGTTCCTAGGTATGTGCCGCATTCAACAAAGTCGCCTTTGATCAATGCCGCTCTCTTGGCTATCTCATCTATAGTGTCTAGCCATAAAGTAAAATCTGAATCCATCATTATTGTTTTATCTTTGCTTTCATTGCATCAATAGCAGGAGTTGCGATATTTGTGTCTTTTCCTTCACGGTGAAGATTATCTCTTTCAATAGCTTCAGCAATTACGTTTGCAAACTGTGGATTTATCTCTAATGGATTCATCCATTTTCCAAGCGATGCCATAGTCTTGTCACCAATTTGCTCATAGTATTCTGGGCTCTTGTAGTTATAGAATGTTCCAGGGTTGTCTTCTGCTAATAGAATAAAGTTAGAAAAAGCGTATCTTGTTCCTGTTAGTGTTGGCTTAGTGCCATGATCGTATGGATATGCAGCACCATGGAATATTACATCTCCAGGCTTTGTTTCTACTACCAAGCAAGGCTCTAGTAATCTTTCCTGCCAAAGAGGTTCATAAACCTCATTGGATGACTTATCTAAATCTGGTTTTACGATACCATCAGGATTAATGTTTGGATAGTAAAGCTCTCCACCAGTATAATCTCCAAGGTATGCAATCATTCCATACTCTAACTCGCAGCATGTTTGCCAGGTATCAATCTCAACCAATAGGTTACAATTTCCTTTTCCAGGGCTATCTGTATGAATAAACATTCCTTCATCAGTATTGTCTGTAACCATCAAGCTCATTACTGGGTGCCCTACTAGTTCTGGATAGATAAGTTCTTCCATGAACTCCCAAAGAGGAAATAGTTCTATCCAAGAAGGACTCATTCTGTTCTCATACCAGTTTCTCATGCTCCAAGAATTAAAATTTGTACCTTTTGTAAAATCTTTTGTTTTATCAATGATAGGGTCGTATATGTCTTTTGGAATTATATTCTCAAACTTGAATATACGATCTGCAATTTTAATGCATCTGGGATCATCATAAAACATTACTTGTATTCCTCCCAGGCTTCCTTCATGATCTCATTTTTTTCCTCTATTACTTCAGCAAACTGAGGGTTTAGCTTAAGAGGTCTGTGCCAGTCATTCAGCTGGTCTAATGTTGGAGGGTTATACTTTCCAATTTGCTCATACCAGTCAGGGCTCTTGTAGCTATGGAAACTTCCTACGTTAGATGCTGACTCTAGTGCAAAGTTTGAGAAAGCATATCTTGTTCCAGATATTACCTTCTTTGTTCCGTGCTCATATGGCACACAGGCTCCGTGCATAACTATATCTCCAGGTTCTGGTGATACTACTAAGCAAGGCTCTGCTAATATTTCTTCATTAATCTCGTATACAGAGAATTGTCCTTTATCGGTAGGAGGTTTAACTGTTCCGTCTGGATTAATGTGTGGGTAATAAATTTCTCCACCTGTAAAGTCTCCAAAATAAGCAATCATTCCATATTCTAGAGAGCAGCAGACTGACCATGTGTCAATTTCATATAGGTCTCCGCTACCTTCTGGTCCTGGGCTATCTGCATGTACAAACATTCCCTCATCGTGAGGCTGTGAAATCATTAGGTTTGTTAGCGGGTGAATTACGTGGTCTGGATATAGAATCTCAGACATAAACTTCCATGCTTCAAATGTACTTACAAATGGAGGGCAAAACTTATCCTTGTACCAGCCGTTAGAGCTCCAAATGTTTTCAGGTCCGCCTCTTTTCCAAGAAGCTACATCTGCATGCACTGCGTCCATAATTTCTTTAGGAATTACATTTTTAAATATAAAAATTCTAGGTGCTAATTGTTCGCATTTAGGATGATTTGTAAACACTATTTGGATCTCCACTTCATTATTCTTTTAAAAAAATTTTCAATATTCTTTTCATATTTTCCACCGCTTGTTTCTTCTTGATAGTAAGCAGATTGGAAGTAAGGGCTTTGCATTATTTTTGAAAAATGGTCTCTACTCATTGTAAGCCTCCAATAATTCTATTAATTAATTATACCATCTAAAAATTAGAAAACCCCTAATCAGAGGCGGATCCGATTAGGGGTTTAAGGACTTTCGCCCTATACAGGGAGTACGAATACTCAACCTGAATACCAATTGTATTATTACTTTATGATAAAGTCAATGCTTATATACTATTGCTTGTCCAGTAGGAAGCTCTAGAATATTATCTTGTCCAAAGTATTCAATCATTGCTTTTCTTGCTCCAATAGTTTTATATGAGCCATAGTCATCACAAATTAAAACTCCACCATTATTAAGGAGTGGCCAAAGGTGATTTATAGAATCCCTGGTTGGTTCATAAAGATCTGTGTCTATATGTACATACGAATATTTTAGTTGATCTATATTGCTAAATACATTTGGGATCCATCCCTTATATAGCTCAACCTTAAAATTCTCTCTATCTAGATGAGATACAATTTTTTGCGCTATTTCCATAGGCATTGCTAGCTTTAGAGTTTTGAAATAATCAGTATCAAATTCTCCAGGTTCAGAAACTCCTTCAAAAGAATCTATTCCTAGAAAACGCTCTTTGCATAAATCAGCAACAAAAAATATTGACATTCCAGCATATGTTCCACATTCAATAAAGTTGCCAGGGACTTTTGATTGCTGCTTTGCCAATTGACGAAGGATATACAGTCTTGCATATAAAGCAATATCAATAGGATTATTCATCCCATTAATTTCATTAAATTTTTGATGAAGCTTTACAAACTCAACATCGTCTTCCCATCTAGATAAATACGAATCCATTATTAGTCTTCTGTACTAATTAATTCCCAGCTAGGGGAATGGGTGATCATGTTTCTAATTGAAATACACTCTTCATCATCTTCAGCAGTTACTACTAAAATTGCATTTAGTCCGTTTGGAACCGAAGGAATTGTTTCTACATCTTCTCCAGCATTCTGCTTGTATAGCTCAACGTGCTTTTCATAATTTGGCTTATATGTGTATCTAGGCATTGTTTAAGGCTCCTGCCTCTAAAAGTCTTTCATACATATTTATGCACAAAAGTTTAAATGATTCTGTACCCTGCTCAATATGCATTGCTGAATCTTCAGCAGACACACCAGCACTTGAATACATATTTTTCATGTCTTGAATAACTCCTTCAAGCATTAAATTTAATGCATCTTCTCTACTCATTTGTTTCTCCTGGGGTATATGAAGGCGATGGCCCAAGTAAGTAACCCGCCTGATGATATTCTACCATTTTAGCAGTATCTTCACTACCTGCTACTTTGTTAGATATCAAAGTTAGTATGTCGTATATTCTGTGTAGCATTATGTAGGAAACCATAGGTAGGTTGTCTTCTAAATTTGTTACGTTGTCTTCGTTATTCTGGTCTTCCTGCATCTTCCCACCATTTTTCTCTTCCAGCGGCATCAGTAACCATCATAGGCTTTGATTCTTGCCCGCATTGACAATTATTTTTGTTGCATTTATTTGTATTAGTCATTTTTATTAACAGCCTTAACTATTTCGTTGTATGTAGCAAGTCCAATATTTTTTTTATATTCACATTCAAGACAGTATAAATATATGTTATCTTCTAGATCTTGATTAGAAAAAAGAAGGGATTGGTCTACTGGGCATAAAAGCTTTTCAACCAATCCTTCTTCTGACATGGAGATGTAAGTTGATACGTATTGTATCCTCATCCCATCTCCTTTACTTTGTCGGAAATTTTAAATAAAATTCCTTAGCTCTTGGGGTCATACCCTTCCAAGCTGACCAATCACTGCCGCCATCGGTCATATAGTACGTTATCTCTGCGTTTGTTACTGGGTCGAATAACTCCTTGTTACTCTGTAGATCAAATTTCTCAAGTCTTTCTGGACCAAGATTTCCAATCATGTTTATCTGAAACAGTCCGTAAGAACTATCTCCTGTATTCCTATTCCCGTTATATGCAAGCGGTCTTCCATTAGATTCACGCTTTGCTATTGACCAAGCTTTCTTAAGGCCTAATCCTTCGAATCCTACAGTCTCAAGTAGTAATACTAGCTCTTCGTCTGTAAGCATCTCAGATGGCTTGTAAATCTCTTTACTAAAACTATCTAAGACTTCTTGCTTTAATTGGGCTTCAGTTTTCACTAAAGGCTTTACAGTCAAAGCATTTGCTGGGTTACTAGAAAACAAGAACAGTGTTGTCACTGCTATTATTGTCCAGTCACGAACCAAATCGCTAAACTGTTGTTTTATATTCTCCATTGGCATTTCCTCCTATAGAGATAACGAACTATAATAATAACATTAGTAAGTAAGTCATGTCAAGCTAGTTAACTAAAATGATTCTCACATATTGATACGCTCAAAAAATATTTTAGGCACTAGACCGCTAAAAGAAAGTTTGATACACTTAGAACTTCACACACAAATTACACCGCAAGGCGGAGAAAAGGTCGTATATAAATGTCTAGAACTATTGAAAACCCTTATGAAAACTTTATTGCTTTATCCAGATATGCAAAATGGGTAGAAGCAGAAGGACGCAGAGAAACTTGGGGAGAAACAGTAGATAGATACTTTTCTTTTATGACTAATCATTTAAAAGAAAATCATAATTATATTCCAAATGAAAAGCTAGTTGCGGAATTAAAAGAGTTTGTATTTCAGCGAAATGTCATGCCGTCCATGAGATCCGTAATGACATCTGGAGCAGCACTAGAAAGAGATAATGTTGCTGGATACAACTGTTCGTTTGTTCCAGTTGATTCTCCAAGATCATTTGATGAAACTATGTATATCCTTATGTGTGGAACTGGTGTTGGATTTTCTGTTGAGTACAAGTATGTTAATAAACTTCCTGCCGTCCCAGAAACACTAGAGAAATCAACTACTGTAATTATTGTAGAAGACTCTAAGCAGGGTTGGGCAAAAGCATATCGTGAGTTACTCGCTTTGCTTTGGTCTGGACAAATTCCAGCAGTAGATGTTTCTAAGGTAAGACCAGCAGGAGCTAGATTAAAAACTATGGGCGGAAGATCATCTGGACCACAACCACTTGTAAATCTTTTTGATTTTACTATTGCAAAGTTTAAGAATGCAGCAGGTAGAAACCTTAAGCCAATTGAAGCTCATGACATCATGTGTAAGATTGGAGAGGTTGTAGTTGTTGGTGGAGTTCGCAGATCAGCAATGATATCTCTATCAAACATTAACGATATTGAGATGGCTCAAGCAAAAGCAGGCAACTGGTGGGAAAATAATCCACAACGTGCACTTTCAAATAACTCTGTGGCTTACTCTCGCAAGCCCGACATGGAGCAGTTTATAGCAGAATGGAAATCTTTATATGACTCAAAATCTGGGGAACGTGGAATCTATAACGTCGCAGCAGCGCAGGCGCAAGCAGCTAAATATGGTCGCAGAAGCCCTGAAATCCACTATGGCACTAATCCGTGTTCAGAAATTATTCTCCGTCCTTACCAGTTTTGTAATCTTTCAGAAGTCGTACTACGTGAAACGGACACAGTTGAAGATGTTGCAAACAAAGTACGCCTTGCTACAATTCTTGGAACTTGGCAGTCGACACTAACAGACTTTAAGTATCTTCGTAAAATCTGGAAAGATAATACAGAAGAAGAAAGACTTCTAGGAGTTTCACTTACTGGACAATTTGGACACAAGTTCTTCTCTGGAAAAGATAATCTTGATGAGCTTGAAGTTGCTCTAAATAAATTACGTGAGCATGCAAGAGAAATAAATAAAGAAGAGGCAGGGAAAATTGGGATTCCTGAGTCTGCAGCTATTACATGCGTAAAGCCTTCTGGAACAGTGTCCCAATTGGTCGGGGTATCTTCAGGAATGCATCCATGGCATTCACAGTATTACATTCGTACAGTTCGTGGCTCAAAGGGAGATCCTATCTCAACATTTTTGAAGGAAGTTGGAATTCCAGTAGAAGATGACGTTATGAAGCCAAACGATACTTACGTATTCTCATTTCCAATTAAAGCTCCAGAGGGAGCAATCGTTAGAAATGATTTAACAGCGCTAGACCATCTAAACACTTGGTTAGTCTATCAACGTGCTTGGTGTGAGCACAAGCCTTCAATTACAGTTTCTGTAAAAGAAGATGAGTGGATGGAAGTTGGATCATGGGTATACAAGCACTTCGATGAGGTATCTGGAATCTCATTTCTTCCGCATTCAGATCATACATACAAGCAGGCTCCATATCAAGAGGCTACAAAAGAAGAATACGAAGAGCTTCTTTCAAGAATGCCTAGCAACATTCGCTGGGAAGACTTATCATTTTATGAGACAGAGGATGGAACTTCAACAAATGCTACTTTAGCTTGCAGCTCAGACGGAAATTGTGAGCTTGTAGATATTTCAGCATAGTGGTAGAATTATAGTATTGGGTAAAACCAAAATTCCTGGGCACATTGCCCACAAGGAGATGACAATATGGCTAAATTTGCAAAGGCAGATTTAAACAAAGATGGAAAGGTAACCATGCAGGAACAAATTCTTTCGGCATTATCGAGCTACGGCAGAGCATTCTTATCTGCAGTACTTGCACTTTACATGACAGGCAATACGAATCCAAAGGACCTTCTATTGGGCGGAATCGCAGCTATTGCACCAGTAGTCCTCAAGGCACTCAATCCAAACGATAAGAGCTTTGGTTTCACTAATAAGTAGTTAGCAGTCAATTAGAAATACTCCTGTGCTAAAATTGGTACAGGAGTATTCCTATTTAGGAGACTATGGCAAATGGCAGGACAAAAGAACTTTGAAGTAGATCAAAACGCAACATTCACCTTTGTGATTGAATATAAAGATGATAATGGTGATGCGATTGATCTTACAGGTGCATCTGCAAAGATGCAGGTTCGTGATACAAAGGGTGGAGCAAAATTAGCTGTCACTCTAACATCACCTTCTGGTGGAATAGTAATTGATCAACCAAATGGTAAATTAACTATTAAAATGACACCAACACAAACTAACAAACTCTTTTATCCTAAATCATCTTATGATGTAATGGTTGTCGATTCTAACGGGAACAAAATAAAACTCCTTGAGGGTTTTATGACGCTCAATAGATCGGTAACCATATAATGACAGAATCAATAGTCGTAACCGAAGTAATCAATGATGTAATCATTTCATCCCCAGGTCCGCAAGGTCCTAGGGGTAAAACTATTTTAAGTGGAAGTGGTGCACCTTCAAACAACTTAGGTCTAGAAGGAGACTTTTATTACGACTCAGTTCTTTCTAAATTTTATGGACCAAAGCCATCTGATACTACTTGGCAAGATGCCAAGGTCATAACTCTTACAGCAAACACTCTAGCTTATTCATGGGAACTAGCTCAACTAACAGGACCAGTTTCAGGAATATATTCTTTAGCAATAAATCACAATTTGGGATACCATCCAAATGTAACAATTAAATCAAGCGCAGGGGATATACTTGAAACAGGTATAGACTATAACAACATAAACACAATTACACTGACTATGGCACAACCATTTTCAGGGACAGCATATCTGTCATAAGGGGGAACAAAAATGTCAAAAAAGTTTTTAGTTAGTATTGATCTCAATAAGAATGAGTTACTCAATGCTAGAATTCAAAATTTAGGATCAGCACCAACAAATCCAGTATCTGGTCAGGTTTACTACAATACTGGCAATAATATTATGTACTTCTGGAACGGTACAGAGTGGATTTCCACATCTGGTTCTCTAGAAGTAATTCAAGATGCAATTGGTCAGTATGTTGAAGGTGGAGTAGGTCTTACAAGATCATACAATGACTCTACAGGAACAACAACAATTGATTTAGATGACACAGCGGTAAATCCAGGAACATACGGGTCAATTACAAAGGTTCCAACATTTACTGTTGATCAGCAAGGTCGTTTGACTGCCGCTAGCGAAGATAACCTAGTTATTCCGCTTGACACACAGACAACTGGAGACTATGTAGCAACAATTGTTGGTACAGAAGGTGAAATTACCGTTTCTCCAAATAGTGGACATAATGCAGCAGTCACTATTGGATTGCCAGATGACGTCGAGATTACTGGAAACCTCCAGGTAGGCGGAAACTTAAATGTTATTGGAACTGTTAACTCTGTAAATACAACACAGATTAATATTGAAGATAATAAGGTAAATCTTAATACTAACTTTATAGGAATGCCAACAACAGATGCTGGAATCCGTGTAGAGCGTGGAGATGAAGCAGATGTTGAGCTTTTGTGGAATGAATCTACAAATACTTGGACATTAACAAATAATGGGTCCAACTATCATTCAATTGCAAGAAAGTATGCACAGATACTTTCAGAGACAAGTACATCTCACACAGTAACACATAACCTTGGAACAACAGATGTTACAGTTCAGATATTTGAAGCTGCATCTCCTTATGCACAGGTTGAGGCAGATGTTAAGAGAACTTCTGAAGATGTGGTTACTATAGATTTTGCCGTTGCTCCAACAGCAGGGCAATACAAGGTAGTTGTAGTAGGATAAACAAATGTCTCGTCAAATGAAGGTGGCGCTCAACCTATTAACCATACAGGATGATCCAGCCAATGCTCGTGAGGGTGATATTTATTATAACGTTATTACCAAAAACTTACGTATATTTAATGGAACAGTTTGGCTAGAACTTACTCCCCCAAGTGATGACCCAACTCCATTTTATGAGCATACACACGCATTTGACGGAAGCCTACATACAATTAATGTTAGCAACCCAATTCGATTCCAAAATTATAATGAGAATGCTGGTCCAGAAGAAGCATTACCAATAATTGCGGGTATAATAGGAGGAGGGCCAGAAGATGATTTGATTAATCCAAATTATACTCAGCTCACACTATTTGATGGCGGAAGCCCAGACTCAATACCAGAACCAGAAGAAGACTATACATTGCTAGAAGGAGGAGCTTCAGCAGAAGGAGATAATACAATTATTGATTTCGGAGGAGCATAAATAAATGTCAACAAAAATTCTTTTTAGAAGAGACACATCAGCAAATTGGACAACAGTAAATCCAATCTTACTTGCTGGAGAAATTGGTATTGAAACAGATACTTATAAGTTTAAAATAGGAAATGGCTCAAGATGGAATCAGCAGCCATTCTATGCATTTAAGGTCGGAGCTCCAAATGGAGTAGCTCAACTAGGAGCGACTGGTAAAATTCCTCTTGATCAGGTCCCAGACTACCAATCAGTAAATACTGAAGTTACACAGAAGGTTAATGAAAAGTTTGCAGCACAGACTACAAGCAACTTAGCAGAAGGACAAAATTTATATTTTACAGAAGCTAGAGCAATAGCAGCAAACGCAACAGCAATTTCCCATGCAGTATCCGATGAGGCTACAGCAAGAAATCAAGCAATTGCTACAGCTAAAAATGAAGCAATTGCAACAGCTGCATCAAATACAACATCAGCAATTGCCACAGCAAGAACTGGAATAATTTCTCAAGCTTACGGAGATGCAACAGATATAGCCTCAGCTCTTATACAGCAAGAATCTGCTGCAAGAGTATCTGAAATTGCAGCAGCAATAGAGCAAGAAGAATCTGATAGAAACTCTGCAATTAATACAGCAATATCAAATGAAATTATAAATAGAAATACTGCTATTAATTCAACTACAACTACTCAAATTGCAGAAGGAGATAATTTATACTTTACTGAGGCAAGAGCCAAAAGCGCAGTTGCTTCAGACATAGCAACAGCAGTAGCTGGAGTATCTCTTACAGGCAAGACAACAAATAATTTAGCTGAAGGCTCAACAAATCTTTACTTTACAAATGCCAGAGCAATATCTGCAACAAATTCAAGATTTACACAAGCAACCATTTATACTAATCAAGTTGCAGATGACCTTAGAACAGAGATTAGTCAAAATTATGTCTCTAACAGTGGACTGCAAAACCAATTAGATTCTTATGTTCTTGAAGGAGATAGAAATGCTGCAGGTGGATTTGCTGGACTAGATTCATCTTCAAAAGTTTTAGACTCAGTACTTCCATCCACAATTGCAAGAGTTTCTGATATTGATGCAGCTATAGATGCAATAATTGATTCTGCTCCAGGCGCTTTAGATACATTAAATGAATTAGCAGCTGAATTAGCAAACGGACAATCAGCGGTTGCTTCTTTAACAAATGTAATCAATACAAAACTAGATTCGTCTTTAGCCTCTACAACATATGCTCCAAAAGCAAACCCAACTTTTACTGGCACAGTTTCTGGAGTAACAAAGACACATGTCGGACTAGGAAATGTAGACAACACTTCAGATCTTAATAAGCCAATTTCATTATTAACTGATGCAGCATTAGATTTAAAAGCTAATATAAATAACCCTACATTTACTGGATCGATTGATTTTTCAAATGTCACAGTAACTGGGCTAACAGCTATTGCTGGGCTACCAGACCAGAGCAGCAACTCTGGAAAGTATTTGATGACAAATGGAGTTAACCCTAGCTGGGAGACACTAGATGTTTCTGCTCTTGCTCCATTAGATAATCCAACATTTACTGGGACAGTATCATTTCAGAATGCTACTGTAAACTTTGCAGATTCATCAATCACCAGCTCTTCATTAGCAGGAACTATACCAAATGCTAAACTAGAAAACTCATCTATTACATTAAATGGTAATTTGATTAACTTGGGCTCAACAGTAACTCTTGGAGGATACTATAACCCAGCAGGTGAAAATGTAAGAAACAAGATAATATACGGAACTTCTGTTGATGCGCCTGCGGGATCATATTCTGCAGGAGATATTTATATTCAATACTAAGAACGGAGATATAAGTGCCATTTAAAATTTTTGACGGTTCATCGTGGCTTCCATCTAAAAAAATTAAAGTCAATACCGAACTTGGTATGCAAGACTATAAAAAGGCATTTATATTTGACGGCACAAACTGGGTTGAAGTTTTAGAAAAACCAAAAAATCTTACTGTTCCAGAGCTTTCCTTTTCTAGAGGACAAGAGCTTTATGGTGCAGATCAAACTGTAACAGCTACTAACGGAACCTGGGAAGGAACCGTATCATCTTACAAGTATCAGTGGCAAAAAGGAATATACGCTGGCTCTCAGATAGATTGGTCTGATATCACAGATGCAATAAACAATAGCTTTATTATACCAGGAGATTTAGTAGGGTATAAATTAAGATGTGCTGTAACTGCAGTAAATAATGCAGGAGATAGCGAAAAGGCATACGGAACAACAATTGGAATCATCCTTCCTGAATTTGTTCAAACAATAACAGCCTTTGTGCAACAAGATGCAGACGGATATGTAAATGGAAAGATAAGAGTGTTCTGGGATGTTTCAGAAGGTGCAGACGGATATTTATTGATTTATCAAGGTCCTGGAATTGCTAGAACAGAAAAGAAAATTATTGGTAAAAGTAATAACCTGTTTGACTGGGATTTTGGTGCAACAAACGTTAATGATCTAATAGGAATGACAAGCTTATCGATATACGTTGGCCCATACAATGATACAAGCTCTGCTGCAGCAGCATATAGAGCGGCTAACGGAATTGGTGATAGCCAAACACCAACATTCTATCAATCTGGAGGAATCAATGACCTTCTTCCAAAAAAACCAATTGTAACCTCTTTAGCAGTTGCAATTACACCGTATGTTTATGACACAGCAATTCAAATGAGCTGGTCACTAAGTAATATAACTCAATCATCATTTTCAGCGGAGTATCAGTATTTTAACGATGAAACCCTAGAATATGGATGGGCACCTTACAGATCTGGAACAACAGAGCAAAGCGTTTACATGCCTATTGGACCAGGATTTAGTTTTGATGGATTAAGAGTTGTAGTTTCGGGAACTTCTAGAGGATTTGCAGGACCATTCATTGGCGTTTCTAATTCACCAACTTCTGCATATCTTGCACCAGCAATTTATACAAAACCATTCTTAACCCCAAGCACTAATGTTCAAGTGGGAGAAGTTATATCTGCTACCCAAGGAGTATGGGATTATAACCCAACATCATATACTTTAGATATATTAAAAAATGGAGTTTCAGTAGCATCTGGAACACAAAGCTGTTCATACACAACAGTATTATCAGATGCTAATGCTACATTTACTGTTAAAGCAAGTGCTACAAATCCAGGTGGCACAACAGAGTCTTACGGAGACTATTCAATACAATGCCTTAACACATCCACCGTCCCCGCAAACGGTGTTGCTCAAATTTATGGAACTGGTAGAGTTGGAACACAAATTACAATGAGCACAAGCGGCTGGACAGGAAATCCAACTCCTTCAATAACTACAAGCTTGCAGCGCATGAACTACTCTGGAGGCTATGATGACATGGGAGTTACATCCTATACTGTACAAGAATCAGATCTTTCAGTTGGTTCAAAAGGCGGAACAATCGCTGCAATTTTTAGAGCACGAGCAACAGCTAGCAATATAGCGGGATCAACTTCTGCCTATTCAGATTATCTTCAAGTTTCAAGTAATACATTTACAGTTCCAAGCTTCTTAGGTGGAGGAGTTCCACAAGGTGCAAGTAACTATACTATTACAAATGGTGGAGCGCTATATAAAACAACAGCTCTAAGCCAAGCGGGTACAGTAGCAGCTCAGTATCCAACAGCAGGAACAACTGCAACTATTGGTGTAGATATCACAGTTTATACTTATTATTATGAGGCCGCTGCAGTACTTGCTTCTGGTGGGGTAGCTTCTATTTCTGGAAGTGGTCAGGTTGGTTCAACTATTACTGCATCTGCTAGCGGATGGTCTGGAAGCCCAACTCCAACCGTAACAACTCAATTACAGCGCATGAATTATGCTGGAGGGTATGATGATATGGGTGTAACATCATACACCGTACAATCATCTGATCTAAGCGTTGGAACTAAGGGTGGTGCAATTCCACAATACTTCAGAGCAATTTCAAGAGCAACTAACTCAGCAGGAACTGCAGAAGTTTACTCTGATTATGTACAAGCAAGCGCAGCACCAGTAACTCCATCATTCCCATTCTTCCCTGACTTTGTGGCGCCACCGTCATTCCCTTACTTCCCAGCATTTAAGGCACCTTCATTCCCATTCTTCCCTGATTTTGTTGCACCGCCTTCATTCCCTTATTTCCCAGAATTTATGAAAGCACCATCATTTGTAGCGCCACCTTCATTCCCATTCTTCCCTGACTTTGTTGCTGCGCCTTCATTCCCTTATTTCAAAGTTACAAAATGTATTGAGTCAAATACAAGACTATTAACTTTTGATAGAGGATATGTTGCAGCTAGAGACATACAGCTAGGAGACAAGTTAGTTTCAATATCTGCAGAAGATTTCGGAAACGAATCAATGAAGTGGTTTAACATTAAAGATAATGTTAAGCTTGTAGAAGTTGAAGTTGTTAAATCTGAGATGTCAGTTAAAGATGTGTTGTCATTTAACGGAACAGAAAAGTACTTCTCTTATGGTCAACCAATATTCATTAAAAAAGACGGGCTTGCAACATGGATAGAGTCAGGCTCAGTTAACATTGGAGATGCATTACTAGAACTTGATCCCGCCACTGGTGAGATAAATGAAGTTATAGTTGACTCAATACAAGCAGATACAGACAAAGAAGTTTATGACATTAGAACATCAGGCAACCAATGGTTTATTGCAGAACAATTTATTGTTATAAGTTAATAAATAATCCTGTATAATATATGAATAGGCAGTAAGAGGAGGAAAAATGGCTACCAGCTTTCCAACAGATATAGACAACCTCTCGAATCCATCTGCAAATGATGAGCTTACGGGACACGCAGCACAACATGCAAATGCCAACGATGCAATTGAAGCAATTCAATCAAAGCTTGGTGTGGACGGGTCAACTGATGAGAATTCAATTGACTATAAGGTAACAAACCTTGAAGCACTTGTAACAAATGTTACTAATAACTCAAACGCAACTTCAGAACTATTGGGTCTTGAGGGAAATAATGACTTAACAGTTTATGGCATTGAAAACCCAACAAATATAGATTCATTTGCAAAAAACACATGGAGAACAGTTAGATACAATCTACAAGTAACCAAAAACAACGAAGTGTATACATCAGAGATACTAGCTTCACATGATGGAACTGACATAATGATCTCAGAAACAAACATTATGTCTAATACAAATAACAATCTATTTACTTATACATTTGAAGAAAATTCAGGTATAATTAGTTTAAGAATCACCCCTACTTCTGGCGAAATTTCTGTAAGATTTATACGCACAGCAGTAAAGGCATAAAAAAAGCAACAAGAGGAGTCATAAAATATGGCAACAGTAGACAAAAACTTTAGAATTAAAAATGGCCTGGTCGTTGAAGGAGCTACAGCAACGGTCAATGGCAATGATATACTTACAAAAGATGCTGGTGATTCTTATATCATTAACCTTATTGGTGGAACAGCAACATCTGCAAATACACCAAGCACAGTTGTAAAGCGTGATGCAAATGGTAATTTCGAGGCAGGCACACTAGCACTAACTGGAATTACAGTTCAAGATGCTGGTAGTATCTTTGAAGATTCTGGCCTTGTCATTCAGTCAAATAGCGGATATTCAATTGACATTCTTGGTAACCAGGATGTAACTATTTCATCTAGCAATGGAGACATTAACCTTAATCCAGATGGATCTGCTAAGGTCAATGGACAGGTAATTGCAACAAGAATTTATGCAGACGATGCCGCTTCAACAGCACAAGCAAATGCAGCTTCAGATGCTACAACAAAAGCTAACGCAGCACAGCTAGCAGCCGAAACAACAGCAGCACTAGATGCTACAAGCAAGGCTAATCAGGCTCTTTCAGATGCACAGGCGTATGCACAAAATGCAGCAAATGCAGCACAGTCAAATGCAGAGTTCTTTGCAACATCTGCAGATTCAACACTATACGGAACAATTTCAGCTGACATCATAACTGCAATTGCTAATGAAGAAACAGCTCGTAATTCTGCTATTGATTCAGCAATAATGACAGAAGAGTCAGCTCGTAATTCTGCAATCAATACAGCAATTACAACAGAAGTTTCAGATAGAAACTCTGCAATTGCAACTGCAAAAAATCAAGCGATTGCAGATGCTAATTCTTACACAGATGGCAAGGTAGCAGAGCTTGTAGATTCAGCACCAGAACTTCTTGACACACTTAATGAGTTGGCTGCAGCTATTGCTGATAACCCAAATTATGCATCAGATGTTGCTAACCTAGTTGCAACAAAAGCTGACACAACATATGTAGACTCAGAAATTTCTGATCTAGATGCAGCAGCTCAGGGCTATGCCAATACAGCCCAGTCAAATGCTGAGGCAACTGCATCAGCAGATGCAACAACTAAGGCTAACGCAGCTCAAGCAGCAGCTGAGGCAACTGCATCAGCAGATGCAACAACTAAGGCTAACGCAGCTCAAGCAGCAGCTGAGGCAACTGCATCAGCAGATGCAACAACTAAGGCTAACGCAGCATATGACAATGCTGTAGCCGCAGCAGCAACTGATGCTACAGATAAGGCTAATACAGCCCAGTCAAATGCTGAAGCAACTGCACAAACTGCGCTCAATTCAGTACTTGCGGGAGATACAAACTTCACAGAGGTTTCAATCGACTGGATGGTAAAGCATGTTGGATCATACGCATACCAGGCTGGAACTACCGAAACCGTAGCCTATAGCTGGAACCATAATGCAGGAGCTTCAGCTAAGTTCTTAGTTAGAATTAAGAATGGAATTCACTCACAGGTGTCTGAGGTTCTTTTGACTAGAGATGATGCAAATAATATTGCTATCACAGAATACGGCATGGTTACTACAAACGGCATACTTGGAGACATTACAGCCGCTATGAATCAGAATAATATAGATCTTAAGGTAACCCCAGCACATAACACTGGAACAGAGATCTTTGTTTCTGGTACACTTCTAAGATACGCAGATTAATAATTAAATAAAAGGTTTGGGGTCCTTTCAAAACCCCACCAAATAACATTAGGGGATAGTGAACTTAAATGGCAACAGTAGATAAAAATTTTAGAGTAAAGAATGGTCTAAACGTAGCAGGTACTGCAAACTTTGATTCGGCAGTAAATGTAAATAACTTAGTCTTAAATTCGGCCCCCCTAGCTTATGACTCATCAACTGGTAGATTAAAAATCCAGATTGACGGGGCATGGAAAGAGGTTGCATTCTTAACAGATGCAGCTGAAGATCTAGGAGCATTAACCTTCATGGATATCGGCTTGGCTATCGATTATGATGGGCAGCCAGTATATACAGTTTTTGCAAATGGAGTAAACACAACAGCTACAAAATTTGCAGATGGTGGAATTTACTCCACAGATGTTTACAGCATGACTTTTGACTCTGGAACAATTAATTAATTGTTTTAGAGCCTTTGTGATGCTATAATTACCAAATAAGTCTAAATAAGGGGTGGCATAAATGTCAACAGTAAGAATTCAAGTAAGAAGAGGCACAGCTTCACAGTGGACCTCAGTAAATCCAATTTTGGCAGCAGGAGAAATGGGTGTCGAGTCAGACACAAACCTATTTAAATTCGGTAACGGAACTTCTACATGGACTGCCCTTGCATATGCAAATAATTCAGACGTAGCAATCGCTGAAATATCACAGGATGCAATTAATACCGCTCTCTCAATGGGCTCAGGTTTAACAAAGTCATACAATGATGGCACAAATACAATTCAGATCACAGTTGATTCAGATGTTGTTGCCCTAAAGTCATATGTAGACTCAGCAATTTCAAATGTCGAGGCATCAGTAACAGGCCTTGCAAATACAGTTGATTCAGACTATATTCCAGTATCTGACCGTGGTGTCGCTGGTGGAGTTGCATCACTCGATAACAGTGGTTTAATTCCAAACTCACAGATCGATGACACAAATTGGGCAACAAAGCTACACGTAGCCTCAGTTTCTTCTGGGCTTCAGATTAAGGGTTCAGTACGTGTAACATCTACAGATAACTTTGCTGCAACACTAACAGATGGAACAACAGATGCATCAGGCGGAAATGGTGTAGGACAATACTTAACAGCATCAGCTAATGGAGCACTTGTAATTGATGGTGTAACACTAAATGCAGGAGACAGAGTTCTTCTTAAGGATCAGTCTGACGGCAAGCAAAATGGTATTTACACAGTAACAAATACAGGTGGATCTTCAGCAGCAGCAGTTTTAACTCGTGCTACAGATGCAGATAACAGCGTAGACGGAGAAGTCAGAGAAGGCCTCTTCGCATTTACTCAAGAAGGAACTGCAAATGCTCGTGACGGATACGTTCTTCTAGCAGCAGCATCAAGATCAGGACAGATTTTCCAGCTTGGCACAGACTCACTAACATTTAGCCAATTTACTGGAGCAATCCCAGTAAATATTTCTACAGGCCTACAGAAGACTGGCGATACAATTTCAGTAAATACATCTGAAATTGCAACAGTTAACTATGTAGACGGAATTAATAATGCTCTAACTCAAATAACAACATCACATGGAGAACAAATTGATGCTGTTGAGATTAAGAATAATGAGCAGGATTCAGCAATAGCTATTAATACAGCAGATATTGCAACAAATACAGCAAGTATTAGCTCAATCGTAACTGTAAATAATACACAGAATACCAGACTAACATCACTAGAAGCAGCTGATGTAACTCTTGGAGGCTTGCTAGACGATGCTAATACAGCAATTGCAGACCTAGAGACAGAGCTCAGAGGAGACCTTGCTCCAAAGAACAATGCTGAATTTACAGGTACTCTTGACTTGCCATCAACAACAACAATAGGCACAGTCCTTGGAACAGAGATTGCACATCTATCAGGTGTGACATCTGGAATCCAGACACAGATTGATTCAAAAGCATCAAATACAGATCTTTCAGATCACGCAGCCGACACATTATCGGTTCACGGTATTTCAGATACATCAGAACTTGAGACACAGACTGGCGCACAAGCAAAAGCAGATAACGGCAGAGATGCAGCAAAAGCTTATGCAGATAGCCTTGCATCAAACTATGACGCAGCTGGAGCAGCAACATCAGCAGTTGGCACACACAACAATGCCACAACATCTGTTCATGGAATTGCTGATACATCAAAGCTTGTAACAACAGATGCACAGTCCATAACATTAGATGGAGCATTAACAGTTGAGGGCAACCTTACTGTAAACGGTACAACATTTAACGCATCAGCAACATCTATTACAATTGAAGATAATCTAGTACAACTTGCACATCAAAATGCAGGTAATACAGTAGATCTTGGAATCGTAGTCGCTTACAATGATGGATCTGCAAAGCATGCAGGTTTTGTAAGAGACGTATCTGATAATGAGTGGAAGCTCTTTAAGGGCGTAACAGATGAACCAGCAACAACTGTTAACTTCAGCCAGGGGTCACTAGATAATCTTGAGCTAAATAACTTAGTTGCAGCAGGCGTAGTCTTTACAGATGGAACACAGACAAAGCAGGGTGTACCTTCTATAACTCCTATCGTAGAAAAAACAGCAGGCTTCAATATTTCAGATGCTGATTATAGAGATCAGATGCTTGAGGTCAGCCACACAGGTGGAAGCGCTGTAACAATAACAGTAACTGCAGATGGAACAAACGGTATCACATACCCAGTTGGAACATCTATCAGCATAACAAGAACTAATACAGGATCTGTAACAGTAGCAGGTTCTGGAACAACAGTTAATGCTACACCAGGATTAACTTTAAGAGCACGATGGTCATCAGCGACATTATTCAAGAGAGCAGCTAACACCTGGATCTTGATGGGCGATTTGACAGCGTAATAATTCAAAGAAAGAAATTGGAGATATAAATGTCAAACAAAAAAGTAGGAATTAAATCTTCCGCCCAAGACAACTTCTTAGAGCCAAGTGCTGTAACGTCTTTATCAGCAACTGCTGTAAATGGCGGAAATAATGGAAATGGTACTGTTAACTTAACATGGTCACTTCCAGCCGCATCACCGCCAGCAACACTTTACACAGTAACATCAAATCCAGCTACAACTACACAAACATCAGCTAGCACATCAATAACATTTAATGGGCTTACTGGAGGAACATCTTATACGTTTACAGTAGTAGCTTCAAATGCAGCAGGAAATAGCTTGCCAACTAGCACCACATCTGGTGTTACACCAACTACACTTCCTAATGCGCCCTCAGCTCCAATAGCTTCTTCGCCAAATGCTAACCAGGACGTTATATCCTGGTCAGCACCATCTTCTAATGGTGGATCAACAATTACAGGATATAGATTAAAGTCCTCAGATGGTCCAACATATGATTATGATGCTAATACAACATCAGCAACAATTAGCGAATCAGCTGGAACAGCACAGACATATCAGGTTTTGGCAAAGAACTCGAATGGAGATGGTCCGTACTCAGTATCAAGTAATACTATTACGACAACTGCTCCATTCTTCCCATTCTTCCCGCCATACTTCCCTTACTTCCCACCTTACTTCCCATACTTCCCACCTTACTTCCCATTCTTCCCGTTCTTCCCACCGTTCTTCCCACCGTTCTTCCCGTTCTTCCCACCGTTCTTCCCACCGTTCTTCCCGTTCTTCCCACCGTTCTTCCCACCGTTCTTCCCATTCTTCCCACCGTTCTTCCCACCATACTTTGCAGCACCATCGTTCCCTTACTTTAAGGTAACAAAGTGTATTGCAGGAGATTCTGAAGTACTTACAACATCAGGATACAAGCCAGCAAAGGAATTAAATGTAGGAGATAAACTTCTTACAGTTGATCCAAAAGACTTCAATAATGGTGAAATAACATCAGAGCTAAGTTTGCCAGACAAGGTATTCCTCTCTGAAACATCAATCGCCACTATCGAGTTGAGCCAAAAGGCACTGCTAAGCTTCAATGACTCACTGATTAAATTCTCAGACGCACAACCAATATTTGTGAAAGACGGAGAGTTTATTAAGTACAAGACAACTGGAGAAGTAGCTGTAGGAGATATCCTTGCAGAAGTAAATCCAGAAACATGCCAGGTAACATACACAACAGTAGAAAAGATTACTGAGCATGAAGCAGGAGATGTCTACGATATCCGATGCTTACCGAACCAGTGGTTCATCGTAGGAAATTATATAGTAATCTCCTAAAGTAATTAAACATAATCAGGAGGGGTAGCACTTACCCCTCCTGATTATTTTATATAAAAAGCTTGTCTCCTGAATAATAAAATGCTATACTAAACAAGGAGGCAAAATGAGTATTCAAGATACATGGTTTGATAAAGATAGATCTGAGACTTCTTCAAATAGAAGACCAGACAAAACATTTAATGGCATCACTGTTAAGAATGAGGCCCTAGGCTTAGATGTATACAAAAATGTATTTACATCTAGTCAGATTCAGAAATACATTAATGCGCTAGAAAATAATTTAAAGCCAGACACAGAGTTCTTCTGGAATGAAGCAAGAGTTACAAACTCTGAAACACCAATTAAAAAAGCAAGAGATTGCGTAGACTTTAAGATGAACTACGCCTCACTTGGCGGAGCACAGAATCAAAAGAATGCTGAGCTTTGGGAAACATATGATGAGATCTACAAAGCCCTAAAATCATGCGTGGACGACTATTGCAGGTACTGGGGAATCAATGTTACATACTATGAGGTTTTTAACTTTGTAAAGTATGAAGGCGAAGGCAAAGAGTTTAAGATTCATGCTGATGATGGACCAGCATACAAAGCAGCCGTATCTGCAGTTATTTATTTAAACAATGACTATGAAGGCGGAGAGATAGCTTTCCCAAGAATGGATAATTTGGTAATTAAGCCAGACCTTGGGGATATTGCAATATTCCCATCAAACTATATTTACGAGCATGCTTCACTTCCCATTAGATCTGGAACAAAGTATTGCGTAGTTATTATGATGGACTTAAATGATTTAGCTCATCAAAATAATAGAATGCAAGGAAGCCCTTCTGCATTCGGAAAAGAATCAGGATATTAATATGCAAGCAGAAACTAAAGAAATTGATTTTAAAGCTGAATGGGCAGAGCCAATCAAGCAGACCTGGACAGAAAAGATTGATCTAGGTTCTGGCATTTGGCTATACAAGAATGTTATCCCAACAGATATCCCAGCTAGACTGGAAGAACTATTAGCAGACCCATCTAACCCGTATAACTGGATGGAAGCTTTTGTGGGGTACCAACAGAGTATGCCAGAGTATAGAGACTGTGTTGACTTTAAGTATAAGAAGACAGATATTAATGACCCAAGCGAAGCTGGACAAAAGCTAGTAAAGATTTGGGAGGAGTGCTATGAGCCACAAAGACAGGCTGTAAGAGATTACTCTAGAATGTATAATATTAATCAGCTTAGATACTGGGAAGCATTCAACTTTATTAGATATACACCAGGAAATCACTTTATGGAGCACCACGATCATGGATACTCATATAACTGCACAGTTTCACTTGTAGGATATTTTAATGATGACTACGAAGGTGGAGAGCTATACTTTAGACTTCAGAACTTAAATCTAAAGCCAGAAGCTGGAGATCTTTTTATCTTCCCTTCAACATATATGTATCCACACCAAGCCAAAAAGGTGCACTCAGGAACAAAGTACTCAATTGTAACAATGCTTGATTACAGCGAGAAGTTCCATGATCCAAAGTTTTTCCAAGAGACTGGAAACTAATGATTAACCTTACAGCCTATCAGATGGGCACAGAAACTGCATCGGTTGAGCCTTTGCAAGTAACTAGAGACTGGATGGATGCAACACCAGAAAAGCATGCATACCATTGTTTTCCAGTAACTCAAGCCAATACTGTAGGCTGGACAATCTCTATGCCAGTAGATATTAAATTTATTTGGGATGGAGTAAATGATACAAGCGGGAATCATATAGAGATACTAGAGGGCAATAGCTTTGTTTATACAGGAAGAGGTCAGTCTTCTGTAAGCTTTAATACAAACCTATTGTTTAGATCAGAAAGCAATGTTAGCTTATTAACAATGACACCACCTAACTATTTTAATCCAGATTATCAAGTTATTGGTTCTGTTATATCTACATCATTTTTTAGAAACCCTCTACCGCTTGCAATTAAAGCATTGACTCCAAATAAAGAAATTTTAATACCTGCAGGAACACCAATTGCAACAATATTGCCAATATCTTTATCTGAACTCAAAGACTCTGTTGTAGAGGTTAAAAAGTTTCCTCAAGAAGATATGTATGAGTGGAATGAAAAGAATAGAGCCTATGGAGATGCAGCTCAAGTCTTATCCACAAAGGGCGAGTGGACTGATTGGTATAGAGATGCTGTTGATCAAGACGGCAACAAGATTGGTGAACACGAAGCTAAATCACTTAAGCTTAAAACAGTATACGTAGATACAGAGGTATAAATGTCTAACACCATTAAGTTTGTCAGTAATAGACCATGGCTAACAAAAGATAGCTCTTCAAAGCCAGAACCTATCATAAAGTCTATTCCAGATTGGTATAGAAAAGCTGACAGATTTGCTAAAAAACCAGATGGAGAATATTGGCAAGATCCTACAATTGGGGGAAAGATTCCTACATGGAAAGCTTGTCCAGCAATATTTGACATTATGGGAACAGGATATACGCTAAGAACTCCGTGTGATATTGAATTTATAAAGGGTGACTTCGGATCAATTGATTTTAAAATCTCTGATCCAAAGTATAAAGATTTTTGTACCAAAAGAGAACCTATGCCACAATTTCATCAGCCAGAGGGATACTATGCAATTCACTTTGCTTGGTTCCCAGATTGGGCTATAGAGACTCCAGAAGGATACAGTGTTCTTTACTCACAGCCTTTCAATAGATTTGAGTTGCCATTCCTAACTACATCTGGAATCATTGATAATGATAAGGTAAACTTGCCAGGGTCAATGCCTTTCTTTTTGCAAAAAGGTTTTAGTGGAATTCTTCCAGCAGGAACTCCTTACGCACAGATGCTTCCATTTAAAAGAGAAGACTGGGAGCATGAGATTGTTATAGAAAAAGCTTCAAAGCTACAAAGTAAAAATATGGAAAACTCAGCAAAATATAGAAAGCCAGACGGCGGAATATACAAAAACGAAGTATGGTCTAAGAGAACATACTCATGAGGATGGTATAATTAAATTATGGAAGATAAAACATTAGCTAACGGTCCTGCAAACTGGGACAATCGTACTTCAATAACTCCTCCAGGATTCTTTGGTAATACTCCAGAGCATATCCAGGCAAGAGAAAATTTTATGACTGAAGAAGAAAGAACCTTTTTATTAGAAGCAGCAAAGTCTATTACGGAGTGGGATAGAACAGAAACACACTACAATGATGATGGAGTAATTATCTATGACTCAACATATTGGGATAACCGTGTTGCTTCAAGACCGATCCTGGACTCTATAAATCCAGAGATATCAAATGTTATCGAAAAGCTCGTAGCTAGACTTAAAGTTGAAGTTGATAATCACTTTAAGGTAGACGCTATGCCAACAAGCCCAGCTATTGTTAGATGGATGGAAGGATATAGACAAGAGCCACATGCAGACAAGCAATTGCAGAATGGCGAGCCTAATGATTTCCCATGGTATGACCTAGCTGGTCTATTTTACTTAAATGATGATTATGAGGGTGGAGAGCTTTACTTCATGCATCACGATATTGAATTTAAGCCAAAGCCAGGAGCAGCATACTTCTTCCCAGGAGATGTTGGGTATAGCCATGGTGTAAGAGAAATAAAGAGCGGTATTAGATATGTTATTCCGTTCTTCTGGACTATTATGAAGCATACAGGAGATAAGCAGCCTTGAGTAAACAATGCACATGTGGAAGATCTCAGTCTTATCCTTTTTGCGATAACACTCACGCTCAGCCATCACATCCAGTAATTCAAACAATCAATCCTCATGCATTTAGCTACTTTAATAAAAAGGATTCTGCGGAGAATGTTGTTGTTCAAGTTCCCAAGTTTATCTCTAAGGGTATGTCAAAAGACCTAATTGATGTTTTTGAAAAGGATGAGCTGTGGCAGGATGTTGGATTCCACAAGGCAAGTAATTTATTTCATATAGATTTTGCAGGCAATAAAGAACTTGCTGATCTGTGGGAAGAGCTTGTTTCAACTATTAAAAGGGCTACAGAAATAGTATTTAAAGACAAGGTTGTAAACACTGGCTTATATATTCAAAAATGGCCAGAAGGATCGTATGGAATAAAACATAATGATATGTACAATTTTGATGGAAGCATCGGCAATTTAACATCCAGAATAGCAACAACCTTATTCTTGCACTCACCTTTTACTGGAGGGAATTTAGAGTTCCCAGATCATGAGCTAGCTATTGAGCCTAAGATGGGGTCACTGTATTTGTTCAAAGGTGGACCAGACAACGAACATCAAATTGCAGAAATAACATCTGGATTAAGATATACAGTTATTGCATTTTGGGATTTTGAAAGCTCAACCTATACCGATGAAGAATTACAGGGTATGGAAGATAGCAAGAAGAAGTGGGAAAATTATATGAAGACAGGTGAGGGGCTATGACAAAAGACTTAGAGTTTATTACGATATATCCTAGAATAAATGTTTATAGAAATACATTTAAAGATGTAGAAAAATTTTTAGAGCAAGCAAAGTCAGAAGAGGGATGGATTCAGTGGTATACCTTTGGACAAATGCTGCCTCTCCAAGAAGCGCCTCTTGATTTTGACCATTTCCCAACAAAAGAAGAGTATATTAAGCTAAGAGATTCACAGCCATCTTCTCAAAAGAATTTAACAGATGAGATAGGTGAAATATTCTACGACGTAACAAAGCATTGGTTAGACATGAATCCAGATATGGGATTAATTAATTACCATAAGGGATCAGCATCAATTAATATCTATAAGAATGAAGCTGGGTTATCAGAAAACTACTCTATGAATTATCATACAGATTTTGTTGTACCTCTTAGAGATGCACCAGGAACCAAGTTTGGCATTACAACAACATTTTATTTGAATGACGATTATGAAGATGGAGAGATCTGTTTTAAGATTGGAGATCATTTTATATCTCACAAGCCTAAAGCAGGAGATGTTATTGTATTCCCATCAAGAGACCCATACTACCATGCAGTAAGAAAGTCTTCTGGTAACAATAGATATATGATCAGATCATTCTGGGAGTACAACTTCCCTGGTACCGATGAGTGGCTTGCTGGACAAGCAGAGCACGGTGAAGAAAAATGGGCTGAGATGGAAAAGATCAGGTTTAAAAAAGAGATAGAAGGCACACAGCAGCAAGCTGAAGATGTTCACGAATTCTTTGGGAGAGACAACGGTAAATACTTATGAAAAATGGAATGATTGATGTAATAGATCCTGATAAGTTTATTATTTTACAGGATGAGGTTGTACCAGAAGAAAAAGCTGGGGTGCTAGGCGTTTATACAAATAAGATAGTTGAGATCCCAAACTTTATTGACCCAGAAGTTGTTCCAAAGATGATTAACTTTTTTGAAAATTGCGACGTAGACTGGGGAGATATTGCATTTTATGGATCTTCAGGCAAAGGTATTTTAACTGATGCCACCACAATGGAAAAGTTTGGATTGCCAGATGGATTCTTTGATAAACTAAAAGACAAGTATCAGGAAGCAGTTACAACTGTATTTGGCAGAGAGGTAAGAGCAAATACTTCTCATGCACAGAAATGGGATGTGGGAGGATTTGCATCACCACACTCAGACAATTCAAATAATGAAGGAAAACCAAATGCATTTGAGATTAATAAATACGTAGGCATTTTATATCTAAATGATGATTATGAAGGTGGAAATCTTTATTTCTGTGACAAAGATAAAGAGATGGAGCCATATCTATCATTTAAGCCAAATGCATACTCTTACTATGTTTTCCCAGGAGGATATGAAAATATTCATGGAGTTGCTGAGATCACAGCTGGAACGAGATATACAATGGTTTCATTCTGGGACTTTGCAGATTTAGAATATGACGAAGAGACTCTAGAGCGCTGGAAAGAAGAAGAGCGCCAGGTTAGAGTTGAGCAGGCCGCACAGAAAGAAGAGTGGGAAAAGGGTAACAAGTATGCCTAACCTTGAAAAGTTTGGCAAGATTCATTATTACAAAAATGTAATTGCTGATCCCGCATCTTTAATAGATTTAATTGAAACATTAGACGAAGAGTTAACAGACGATACATCTATCCCAAAATGGCAAGAGTGGTCAGCAAGTGGAGATATCCCATATGTATTTGGATATCAAAAAAGATTTAAGGATGGCGTAGATACTGACGATAATCCCAAAATACGTGAGATAAACAATATTTTAAAAGAAGCAATAATAGAATCATCAAATGACTATGCCAACATTTATCAGGCAGAGCTAGGCATGCTTATGCCAATATCTGTTAGCAAATATTCTACAACAAAATCCATGGGGCCACATGTAGATGATTATGGAAATGAAGATAATCCAAACATTTCAGTTGTTCTTTATCTTAACGATGATTATGAAGGCGGAGAGCTTTACTTTAAAGATCAGGATGTAAAGATAAAGCCAGAGGCTGGGAGTATAGTAATTTTCCCATCTATTGAGCCTTATTATCACGAATCCCTACCAGTTGTTTCTGGCACAAAGTATATGTGTCCAGGATTCTGGCGTAAAACTAACAAGGTGGTATAATTAAAAAATGAGTACAACAGGTAAAGGCTTTCATTATCCAGTCTACACAGACACTCCAGACGTCCCTAGAGACCTAGAGCAGCTAGCAAGAGACGTAGACGCATATCTTGATGCCCATCCAGGCCCACAAGGTGAACAGGGTCCTGCAGCAACAGTAGCAGTTGGAACTGTTGAGGTTTTGCCACCAGGATCAACGCCAGAGGTTATTAATGTTGGAAACTCAAATGATGCAGTATTTAACTTTAAGATTCCCAGAGGAGTAGATGGGGTTCTTGGAGGACCTGGACCTGCGAATGAACTTTCTATAAATCCTACAATTACAGGAGAAGCTGGTACGCAGGCAAGCGTTGTTATATCGGGAACTGCTCCATCACAAACTTTAACATTTACAATTCCAAAAGGCGACAAAGGTGAGACTGGCGCAAAAGGAGACAAAGGAGATACTGGAGAGCAAGGTCCAGCTGCCGCAACAATATCTGTATCACCAACAACTGTAACAGGAGCCCCTGGAACAAATGCATCCGTTACAAATTCTGGCACATCAAGTGCTGTTGTTTTAAACTTTACAATTCCTAGAGGCGCAACAGGAGCAACAGGAGCAGCTGGCGCAGATGGCGCTCAAGGTCCTGCAGGAGCAGATGGTGTAACACCATCACTTGATCCTTTAACTCAAGTAATAAGCTTAAACGTTCCAAATGGTGCAGGAGACGGAGTTAACTCACATTGGTACCCATTAGCATCTGGATCCTATTCTTTAGGAAAAGATGCTACAAGCGGTACAGCAAGATACTGGAGAGATGTTTTTGCAACAGGAACAGTTAGAGCCGCATCTGTCATCGCATCTGGAAATATGTATATCAATACATCAACTATTGTAACTTCAGATCAAAATTTAAAAAACAATATTAACACTTCTGACTTAGGTCTTGATTTTATTAATTCATTAAATCCAGTAAGCTATAAGTATAATGTTGGCGGGATAGACTATGTTCTTAACAATGATGGAACACATACAGAAGTTGAAGTCCCTGGAACTAGAACACACTACGGCTTAATTGCACAAGAAGTAAAGCAAGCACTAGATGAAGCTGGAGTAGAAGATTTTGGCGGATGGGTACAGCAAGAAGATAATACTCAGGCATTAAGATATGAAGAGTTTATATCTCCACTAATTAAAGCGGTACAAGAACTTACAGCGAGAGTTAAAGCACTAGAAGAGGCGTAAGACATGTCATATAAATACACAGTCTTACAAGATAAGCCAACATCGTTTTACATGCTTGATGAAATTAGATCAGGTACGATTGGAAATTACACAAACTTATTGTCTAGATTTGCCACATATCAGGATCTAAAAGACAATGGAGTTTCATACTCAGCAATAAGCGGTTTGCCAATATATGATTATTCAGGCAATGCAAATGATGGGTATGCAATTAATGCCTCTAACAAAGAATTGATGCCCATCGTGACTGGTACAGTGAGAGGAACTGAAATCCTTGCAGATACTGAAATAGCTTTTAAAGCCCCAGGTATTGCAACAAAGTATTACGCAGATAATTCTTTTGCTATCGAGATGTGGGTAAAGCTCCCAGGCAAATCTAGCTCTTCACAGATGCTTCTAGGAGATATAGACCTTGGCTTCGGAATATTTTATGAGGGATCAAATGTTGTATTCCGAATAGGAGATAATGAGTGCTTTTATAAGGTTTCAGATAGAGAAGCAATTTACATAGTAGCTCAATTCTCTTCAAATAAAATGTGGCTAACTATAAATGGAATAGAGGTTGACTCCGTATCTCTAGATGGATATAAGTTTCAAAATAGTAGCATAAGCTTTAAGATTGGCCCAGCTATAAACAAATTCTTTGTTGATGCTGTTGGTTTTTATAGATTTAATTTATCTGCTGGCCAGATCAACAAGCATTACCTAGAAGGAACTAAAGAGATTAATTACTCACAAATAGTTTCTGCAGACAATGGTTATCTATTTAGCATTAACGCTTCAAGAATTAAGCCTACACTAAAGTACTCTTATCCAGAATCTAAGTCTTGGGATGAGCTAGCAGATGAAGGAATATCAGTTTCGCAAGACAAGAAGTATCTTTATTTTGAAAAAACAACAGAACCAGCAACTGCATCTTTTGAATTTATTGATGAGCTTTTTGTCCCAAGCCATCTTGGAATAACAACTTCTCAAATATATTGGGATGAGGATACGGCGGGGACAAGAGTTTATGTTAGCTCAGACAACTCATCTTGGCAAGAATGTATCAATGGATCACCAATGCCTCTATTTAATAAAAATGACGACCTTATATCAGATGTTATATATATAAAGGTTGTGCTGTCATCTACAGATACATCAAAAGACTTTACAAGACTAAGCTCTTTAAGAATTAACTTATTTAAGAACAAAGATGTATATTCAGATAATTATGGATATACTATATCATCTGACTATGATTATGGAATTCCAGAATTCAATAACAGAATACTTTTGTGCAACAGATATAATGGAATTAAAATGTACGACGGGCATGGGTTTTCTATAAATGCTGGAATGTCGACAAAAACTATTGAGCTTATTTATACCCCAGGATCTGGAGAAAATGTGCTTTTCTCAACACCATCCTCATCATACGAGTGGACTTCTGGTGGGGCAATAACAAAGTCGGGGATATCAGAGATATATGTAAACGGTATAGATCGATACAGCTCTACAAATATTAACGATTTCCTTGTTGAAGGACTCCCCCATCATATAGTGATAGTGTTAGATTCACCACAATCCTCTGGAGTAAAGATAAATCAAAATCAGGGTGACACCAAGTCTGGCCAAGACCAGCTGTATAGCAATATTGCAATATATGATTATGAGCTTTTGTCTCATCAAATAGATAAACATTATAAGCTTTATACGGACAACATAGTGAATCTAGTAGACGACACTTCCTTTACTATATCCGAAGGCACAACAGGTAACGATTCTACTGCGTTTGTAGTGTTTTCTGTACAGCCAGATGCTATAAGTGTCTAATATCTGACAACACTCTGACAAAAATCTGGACTTTAGCATCAACTAATGGTATGATTATGGTCTATGGATATCTTAAACAAAAACACGAGAATCATTGAAGAGACCACACTAGGCATATATGTGTGGGAAATGCCTGACGGCAGATGGATTGGAGACGACGATGGCAATTTTCTTTCGATCACGTCAAAAAAAGGCAATAGATCCAGAATCGATGCTTTGGCTAGAGAAGTTCGCTCATACGGTATATATGAGGGCAATCCCAAGTTCCTTTCAGGGCGTAGAAAAATTGACGACGAAGAATTTGAACATCAGAATGAAAGACTCAAATGGGGATTAACACCAGATCCTTTGGATATTGGAGTGTATAAGGACTCGATGTTGAGAAATGGGGCGGTACAGTGACAAGAAGAGTTGAGTTTATGGAAGATGAAATCGATAGCGTAAATACAATCGATATATCTAACACAGCAGATTGGTTTCACTTTCAAAAAGCAGAAGAGCACGATGACCCATTTAAGATAGGCATCGATGACATAAAGAAGCTAAGAGGTCTAGGAGCTAACTTTAAGAGAAAGATTAACCGTGATTTCTCAAAAGCCTTCGTAGGCACTGGCGGAACTGCAACTCAGCAAAACTTATTACAGCAAGCAATTAGCGGCTATGCTTTATTTGATTTAGTTGAACCTACTTATAACTTAGAATATCTTTCAAAGATTTATGAAATATCAACATACAACTATGCAGCAATTAATGCAAAAGTTTCTAACATTGTTGGCTTAGGGTATACATTTACAGAAACTGATAAAGCTAAAGATGCAATGGATGCTATCACAGATTCAAAGCAGTTAGATAGAGCTCGTGCAAAGATTGAAAGAATTAAAACTCAGCTAGATAGATGGCTTGATGACTGCAACGAAGAAGAGTCATTTACTGAGACCCTAATAAAGGCCTACACAGACCTTGAGGCGACAGGAAACGGATACATTGAGATTGGTCGTACAACAGCGGGAGATATCGGCTATATCGGCCACATACCAGCTAAGACAATGCGTGTACGTCGCTACCGTGACGGATTTATTCAGTTGCTATACGGCAAGGCCGTATTCTTTAGAAACTTTGGCGATCTAGAAACACCAAGCCCAATTGCTGGGCAAGAAGAGCGACCAAATGAGATCATTCATTTGAAGAAGTACACTCCGATGAATAACTATTATGGAGTCCCAGACATTATTGCAGCTCAGCAAGCTTTGGCTGGAAATGAATTTGCTGGAAGATACAACCTTGATTACTTTGAAAACAAGGCGGTCCCAAGATATATCATTACAGTTAAGGGTGCAAAGCTTTCTCCAGAATCAGAAAGAAAGCTTCTTGAATTTTTCCAGGTCGGATTGAAGGGTAAGAACCACAGATCCCTTTACATTCCATTGCCAGCAGATACACCAGATTCAAAGACCGAATTTAAGATGGAGCCAATTGAGGCTGGAGAGCAAGAGTCTTCATTTAATATTTATCGTAAAACAAATAGAGATGAAATCCTTCTTGCTCACAGAGTTCCTATTAATAAAATTGGAACTCCAGAAGGTGTAAACCTTGCCGTTGCTCGTGATGCCGATAAGACATTTAAAGAGCAGGTTTGCCGACCAGCACAGGATAGACTTGAAAAGAAATTAAATTATATTATTGCAGAAAAGACAGATGTCCTACAGCTTAAATTTAATGAGCTTAGCCTGACTGATGAATTAACTCAAAGCCAGATCGATGAGATTTATTTGAGAATGCAGGTTATTACCCCTAATGAAGTTCGTCTAAGAAAGAATATGACGACAATTGAGGGTGGGGATGAAGTAGTAGAATTAAAGCCTCAGCAGGCTGCCGATCAACAAGCCAAGTCTACTGGTAATAGAACCAGAGACCAAGAACGTGCCAAGAATGCTCCAGATAAAACTGGTGAGGGCAGAAATGCTAAGGGCGATGGTCCAAAAGTCAAATAAGTTTAATCAACTGCTATTTGCGTTAGAGTAAATAAAGCATTAAAATTAAGCATATGAACATCGAGAAGTCACACTGGTCTGCAGATGGAGAGAACCTCCATTTATCTGTACCATTCACAAAAGTAAATCGTGAGAACAGAACCGTATCAGGTTTTGCTACTCTTGACAACATTGATCAAACAGGCGATGTTGTAACAGCAGAAGCAAGCATCAAGGCGTTTGAGAACTTTAGAGGAAATCTCCGTGAGATGCATCAGTCAATTGCAGTTGGTAAAGTTGTTTCATTCAAACCAGAAACATACTATGACCAGAAGTCTCAGAATTTTTACAATGGTGTTTATGTAACATCATACATTTCAAAGGGTGCACAAGATACTTGGGAAAAAGTTCTTGACGGCACTCTTTCTGGTTTCTCAATCGGCGGAAAGATTAAAGAGTCAGACAATGAAGTTAACAAAGCTACAGGACAGCAAGTTCGTTTTATTAAGGACTATGATCTAGTAGAACTTTCAATTGTTGATTCACCAGCAAATGAGCTATGCAACATTTTTTCAATTGAAAAAGTAAACGGCCAAATGGTATACAAGGGTATTGCTACAGAAGTAGTTACAGAAAATATTTTTTACTGCGAAGAAAGTGATTCTGTTTTTATGTCAACAGAAAAAACTTTTGAGTCACCAGTATCAGGAAAACCAGCCACACTTATTGGTTGGGTGGAGAGCTCAGATATGAACAAATCAAAAGAGATAAATAGAATTCTTGCTTCATTTAAGAAGTCAAGATTACCGTTGCCTGAAACACAATTAGCAAAACAGGCAAACGTAGAAGGAGGTAATGACATGGAAAAACTTAATGTAGGCAAAGAAGCTGAAGTAGTTGCAGAAGCAACCGTAGAAGCTCCAGCTGAAGTTACTCCAGAAGTTGAGACACCAGCTGAAGAGGCACCAGTTGCCGAAGCAGCAGATGAATCAAACGTCAATCTTTTTGACAAATCATCAGATGTTGCAGAAGTTGCAGCAGAAGATACCTCTGCCGACAACGTTGAAAAAGCAGCCGAAGCAGTAGAAGTTATGGTTGATGAACCTGATTTTGCAAAAATGTTAGGCGACCTAAAAGGCTTTTTCTCTGAAACATTAACAAAGGCAACCGAAGCAAATGCACTGCAGGTCACAGAAATTAAGACATCTGTAGAAGCATTCAGCAAGAACGTCGATGCTAGAATTTTAGAGTTGGCAGAAAAGCACAGCGCACTTAGTGATGCTGTTGCAGAAATCAAGGGCACCATCGATGGTGTTCAAAAGCGTGTAGATGCCGTAGAAGGCGATACAGCAATTAAGAAGTCCTCTGACCTTGGCGGGTCTGAGGTATTTACCAAATCAAAATCAAAATGGTCAGGAGCTTTCCTCGGTTCCGTAAATGAAATCTTTTCAAATTAAGGGTAGGTGAAATAAAAAATGAGTAATGAATTATTAGAAAAGGCCGCAGCAGCTGGTACAACAGTATCAACTGGTTTTGGCTCATCAACTGGTGGTTCAGGCGTTCACGTTGCTTCAGAAAATGGCAATGGTGGTCTCCTTAACCCAGAACAATCAGCAAGATTCTTGGACTATATGTTCGATGCTACCGTAATTGGTAAGGTTGCACGTACTGTCCGAATGAAGGCTGACACAACAGAAATTGATCGTATGTCTATCGGAGAGAAGCTTGTAAAGCTTGCATCTGAAGGCGAGAACACAGCCACAAACAGTGGTGTAACATTCTCCAAGATCTCTCTCACAACAAAGAAGCTTCGCATGGATTGGGAACTTTCAACAGAGTCTCTAGAAGACAACATTGAAGGTGCTGATCTCGAAGATCACATTGCACGTATGATGGCAACACAGGCAGGAAATGACATCGAAGATGTTATCCTCAACGGTGATACATCACTATCAAGCGATGCACTATACAAGTCATTTGATGGCGCAGTTAAGAAGGCTAAGGCTTCAGGCCATGTAGTCGATGCAGCAGGTGCGGGAATTTCTCGTGCTGTATTTAACTCAGCTCTTAAGGCTCTTCCACGTAAGTACAAGCAGCGTCGTACAGACCTTCGCTTCCTTTCTGGTTCAAACTTGATCCAGGATTACTTATACTCAACATCACAGAACATTCAGAACGTTAACCCACAGGATATCGCTTCAGGTATCATCCGTGGAGATGTTCCAGTTCTTGGTGGTCCAGCAGGTTATGTAGCTCCATACGCATTTGGTATTCCAATCGTTGAAGTTCCATTGCTTCCTGAGACACAAGAAGGTTCATACGCAAATGCAGCGGGCTCACACGGTGATGTCCACTTGACATTCCCAAATAACGTTGTTATTGGTATTAAGCGTGATGTAACTGTCTATCGCTTCTTCTGGCCACGTAAGGACTCAATCGAGTACACAATGTATACTCGTGTTGGCGTTCAGATCGAGCAGGCAGACGCTTGGGTAGTTGTAAAGAACGTTAAGGTTGCTTCTTAATTAATTAAGAATTAAACTACCGAAAGGCCCCCAATTAAATTTGGGGGCTTTTCATTTTAATTTATCAATGCTATAATTAAAGGACCTAGAAAGAGGAGAACTAAATATGTCATTTGACACATTAACAGTAGCTGAATTAAAGGAAATCGCAACAGAGTTTGCAGTAGACACAGAAGGTCTAAAGAATAAGAAAGACGTAATTGCTGCCATGGCAGAAGAAGGCGTAACATATTCTGTATATCAGAAGACGATGCAGGCAGTTGAAGAAGCAACAGAAGAAATTGAAATTTTGCCAAAGTTTGATCCAAAGGCGCAGGCAGAAGACACGATCTTGGTACGCATGACAAGAGAGAACATGAGATACGACATCATGGGGCATACATTTACAAAGACTCATCCCTTTGTAGCAATGTCTGAAGAAGATGCTCAAAAAATCTTTGATACAGAGGAGGGTTTTCGTTTAGCCACACCAAAGGAAGTCCAGGACTTCTATAACTAAACGTTAACATAAGTTAATGGAAATATTAGTAGGAACAAACTCACCAATAAAGCATAGAGTCTTTTGGAAAGGTGAATCTGTATATGCAGACGATCTTCCAGTTGTAAATCTATACGACATTACAGAAGAAGACCAGGTTAATCCTGCAACAAATCCAGGCACACTAATCTATACAGCAACTGCAGAGCAGTCTGAAACAGATATAGGTGTTTATAACTTCTATCCAGATCTTACAGTTACAGAATCTATTAAGGATTTACGTGCAGAGTGGTCTTATATGGTTGAAGGTTCTCCCGTATTAAAAAGACATGATGTGTTTGTAGTTCAGCCATATGTCGATATATCTCAAGCTGTAGATGCTCTAGGACTTGGGTCTGATCATTCTGACCCAAATCATAGAACATATCAAGAGCTTATTGATGCAGAGAGATATGCTCGCAAAATGATTGAGAATTACACTCAGCAAAAATTTTATTTGTATGATGACAACAATGTAACTTACGGCGCTGGAACAGATATACTTCCGCTTCCAAGCAAGATTCATGATATTCATGAAATATATGTAAATGACTTATTGCTTATTGATAGCATTAATAATATTAATAACTGGGGTATTCCTGTTCAGCCAACCGAAAGCGGCTTTGGGGTTAGAGTAAACAGAGCTAACATGATAGACAATACTGTATACACAGCAAATGGAATGATACCTCCAAGCATAAATGACTATGCTGGTGTCTTTAATAAAGATGCAAGATACAGCGTCTCTGGAAAGTATGGCTGGAATGAAGTTCCAGACGAAGTAGAGTTATCATGTATTGAATTAATGAAAGACTATTTTTCTAAAGACAAGGTGTGGAGAAATAAGTACATAAAGAGAATCTCAACATTTGACTGGCAGTTTGATTTTAACTCTGCCACATTCTCAGGTACTGGCAATAACTATGTAGACCAATTACTTTTGCCATACGTAACAAATAAAATGGTGTTGATATAAGATGAATAACCTTGTTGATTCCATCTTAAATATGAAGATGGATGTTTATGCTCAACAGGACATTCAAGATCCAGACACTGGCGCTATAAAAAAGTCTTGGCTTTACACAAGAACTGTAGCCTGTTATGCAAAAGGTATTATTAGCAACTCAACATCAAGAGGAGCTGATAAGCAGACTATGGGAAACTCGTATGTTAATCAGCAAATAATTGAAATAAGAACAGCCTCTAAATTAAACATAAGAGAAAAAATTACAAATATTAGAGATGCAAACGATGTTGTTATTTGGGCAGAACTTAACTACCCAACAGAAACACCAACTGTGTTTGAGCTAGTGGGCACAACACCAATTACCGACCCGTTTGGTGGAGTGCTTGGATATAGCTCTTCAGCAAAAAGATCGGAGAACCAGGTAATTGGACTCTAGCGTAGCATTACTGCAAACAGCAAGCGGGCTGGAAAGAACAATGGTCGGAACTCCTCCAGGAGTATTTAAAGATTCATCAGTCGCTCAGATCTCAGCATTCCTATATTATCAAGCAGCAGTGCTAGGAAAACTAACAACAAATAAATCATTTCAAAACTTATTTAAGAAGACTATATTTAACCAAATAGATAAAGATTTTGGAGACTACATAGATGCCTCTGCAAGAGTAAAGCCAGCATCATTGCATCATGTGTATGAATGGAACAGGGTTGGTCAAGATAGCGCTAGATTGTTTAAGCTTACACGAATGGATACAGATGGACTTTCATTTAAAGTAACATATGACTTTAAACTATCTAAGTCTTCTGTTCCAAGCAAAAATAAAAAACAAAAGAAAAAGTATGTATTTGCAAACAAGGCATCCATCATGGAAGCTGGAATGCCCGTCATAATCCGTCCAAGGTCCGCTGAGCGGTTAGTATTCGAATTAGATGGTATTACAGTGTTCATGCCTAAAGGGTCCTCAGTAACCGTTAAAAGCCCAGGAGGACGTGCTTCATCACAGCAATTTAGATTATCATTTGGAAGATATTTTGGAGGGCAGCTAGTAAATAGCTCAATAAAAGCATCGGGCTTTCAGAATATATTTAGCTCAAAAATGAATAAGGCTCTAGACACACCAGCCAGCATTCGTAAAGTGCAATATAGCTTCACACCTGGTAAAATTAGACTGGAAGCAAATACAGAATTAGAAGCGGCATTTGGAGGATCATTATGACAGTCGATTATAAAGTAGACGCAATATTTGAATTACGCAAGTTCCTCTGGAATGAATTAAAGAGCACTAATATCTTTGATCCAAATGAATATTACAGCGACAATATCAATATGGAGATTATTCCAATAATTCCAGTCCAGCAGCAGCCAGAACTTAATCAATTTTTGAGCGGGAAAAAGCATATAGTCTACGACAAGATAGGTCTATCCTATGAAGACATCTGGCTTATATGCTGCGAAAAGGTTTTATTTACCCTATACTCAACAGATGTCTCTGATATATATGAGATTAGGAACTTGATGACAGACCTATTTAGAAGAATGGATGAGTCTGCCAGAGACATTAATAAATTTAAGGATGAGGATAGAATCAAATTCCATAGCATCCATATAGTAGAGACATCCCCTATAACCCCTTCAGAGGAGCTCCAGGGATTCTTATCGGCAGATGTAATTTTAGAGGTCAAATATTCAAGGATCACTGGCCCAGATGGACGTTTCCTTTAGGTTGCTTTTGGGGCAATTATACACTAAAATTAGCTAAGAGGAAAAAAGCCTAGCCAGCTTTTGATTTAGATTTACAGTAAGTTAATATATATATATATTTATTTAACAGGAGGTTTTACAAAATGGCACAAAACACAGGTAATGCTAAAAATATTCTTGTTGGTGCGTCACCATTGTTCCTTTCGAACATCGACATCACAACATCAGGATATGTAGAAAATGCAGAGCCAGGAGCAGTAGGAGACTACGCTTTTGAGTCTGGAATTTCTTTCACAAAGACACTTAACGACATCGACCAGGTAGCTGGCGATTTCGGATACCGCAACGTAGGTTACACAAATAACGGTCTTCAGGTTACATACAACCCATCATACGGTTCAGTAACAGTTGATCAGCTTCTTGATACAGCAAAGCTTTTCAAGGAGTCAATGGAAGTTATGATCGCAACAGAAATGGCAGAAGGTACTCTTGAGAACGTTCTTACAGTATTCGGTCAGCGTTCAAACACACTTACATCAGCAGGAACAGGCGCAACAGCAACCGACAAGCTCGGTCTTGCAGGTGGTGCACTTGGTGAGGCTCCAACAGAGCGTCAGCTTATTGCAGTAGGACAGGCTCCAACATCTGAAGCAACAGCAACTGAGCGTGTATACTATGCACGTCGTGTTCTTTCTGTACAGCAGTCACAGTTCTCTCTGGCTCGTAACGCAGCATCAACATTCCCAGTAACATTCCGTTTGCTACCATCAGGTGATTCAGCAAACGCTGGTCAGGAATATGGTTTCATCGTAGACCGTGTTCTAACAGTATAATTAATTTATTAATTAATAGAGACCCCCTAAGAAATTAGGGGGTTTTCTATTGCTCTAATATTTATGATATGATACAATAATTAAGACTAGATCCTAGGAGGATTAAATTGGCAACTACAGTATATGATGTTGAAGAGATTCAGCTACAGAATGGCGCAACAGTTAAGCTCAAGCCTTTAACAATTAAAGAGCTTCGTGAGTTTATGAAAGTCATTAATAAGACACAAGAAGTAACAACAGAAGACGAAACACTAACTATTTTGATTGAGGCATGCGGAGTGGCTTTGCAAAAGCAGCTTCCAGATCTTGTCGCAGATCGAGACGCATTTGAAGACACACTTGACGTTCCAACTATCAATCGCATTCTAGAAGTTTGCGGAGGAATTAAGATGGACGACCCAAACCAACTAGCGGCAATGGTTCTGGCTGGGCAGAACTAGACTTAGCCGCTTTAGAGGGGGAAGTTTTTCTTTTAGGTAATTGGGTAAATTACGAGCAGTTAGAAGAAAGCCTTTCAATGCCAGAATTAGTCCAGACATTTAAATCAATGCAAAAAACTGAATCGGAGAAAAGAAAGTTCTTAGCTTCAATCCAGGGTGTAGATTTAAATGAAAGCAGTAATGAAAATGAAGGGAGTTCCTCCTTCGAAGATGTTAAAAGACGGGCACTTGGAATAACTGCATCATCTGATGATGTTGTTTCACTACAAGGGTCATTTGCAGCGGAAGCTGGTTTTGGCGTTGGAGCAGGATTAGGATACCGAATAGAGTAACATAGATACATGGCCGATAATAACTTAACGACGTTTATTACAGCCAACGCAGACTTTTCGAGTTTAAGAACTCAATTAGCTGCGGTCACTGCCCAACTCGTAAAACTTCAAGAAACCACTGCTGGAACAAACGCAAAGCTTGCAAATCAGATTGCAGTGATGAACAAATCCTTTGCGGACACAATGCGCTCCACTGGACAGTTCTCAACACACTTTGTATCTCTATCCTCAGACGTAGAAAAGTTTGGCAAAAATTTAGATAGAGGTCGTTTAAAGCTAAGCGAATATTATAACGCCTGGAATAGCCACACAAGAAAAAGCGGAAACTTAATTAAAGATCTTGCTAAACAGCAAGTAATGCTTGAGAACGCTATCGTTCAGCCTGTTGGTAAAAATGCACAAGGCTTAATGCAGTACAACGTAATGGTTGCAAAAGGCTTAGATGAAGTAAAGCACAAGATGGCTCTTGCAAGACAAGAAGCTGCCATTATGAACAAGGTAATGCTTGATGGGTCTAACCAGCTAATTAACTGGGGTAAAAATACACAGTGGGCAGGTCGTCAGCTTACAGTTGGCCTAACTGTTCCACTTGTTGCATTTGGAGCAGCAGCACAAAAAGCATTTAGAGAAGCAGATCAAGAGCTTGTAAGACTAACAAAGGTTTACGGCGGACTAGCAGCAACATCATCTGCAGACCTAGCTCAAGTTAGAAAAGATGTTGCAAACACAGCAAAAGAAATTGCTGGAGCATACGGCATTGCATATAAAGATACTATTGCTCTAGCTGCAGACTTGGCGGCTACAGGACAGCAGGGCAATCAGCTTTTAGAATCAACACAGCAAACAACAAGACTTGCAGTACTAGGTGAAGTTGATAGACAAGAAGCAATGAAAGCAACTCTTTCTATTCAAAATGCATTTAAACAAAATACAGAAGAACTTGCTCAGTCAATTGACTTCCTTAACGCAGTTGAAAACCAGACATCAACAAGCCTTGCAGATTTAGTTGAAGCAATTCCTAAAGCTGGCCCAGTTGTTAAATCTCTTGGCGGAGATGTAAAAGATTTAGCGCTCTACTTAACTGCAATGAAAGAAGGCGGAGTAAATGCAGCTGAAGGCGCAAATGCAATTAAGTCAGCAATGGCATCTCTTATCAACCCAACAAAGGTTGCAACAGAGCAGTTTGCCAGTTTTGGAATAGATCTTCCAGGGATCGTAAGCAAAAATGCTGGTAACCTAACAGATACAATTATGGCTCTTCAGTCAGCTTTAGACAACCTTGATCCATTAAGCAAGTCAAGAGCAATTGAGCAGTTGTTTGGTAAATTCCAGTTTGCAAGAATGTCAGCTCTATTTGATAACCTAGGTAAGTCAGGATCACAAACTCTACAGGTTATGGATCTGATGAAAGCAAGTGCAACAGATCTTGCTAACATTTCATCACGAGAATTAAAGATGCTTACAGAGTCTGCATCTGGACAGTTTAAGAGAGCGTGGGCTTCTGTCCAGGCAGACCTAGCTCAAGTTGGAGAGCAGTTCTTAAAGATAAGCACAAAGATTTTAAATGTAGTTAGCAAAATAATTGAATTTTTCCAGAATTTACCAAAGCCAATTAAAACATTCTTAAATGCAATCGGTGGTCTGACAGCTATTGCTGGTCCTCTCATCATGATGGCTGGTGTTATGGGTAACTTTATAGGCTATGTTGTTAAAGGTATATTCCACCTAAGACAGCTTGCAAAGGGCGGATCAGCATTTAAGCTTCTTACACCAGAGATAATTGCAGCTGAAGCTGCTGCTTCAGGGTTAGCTACAACATTTTATTCTGATTCAGAAGCAACAATAGTTTTATCTAATGCTGTAAATACATTAGCTCAGTCATTTGCAACACTTGAAACAAAAGCAAATGCAGCTAAGGTTGCAGCTGGCCCAGCCATTACAACTGTTGCTGGTAGTGTAATATCTGCAGGAAATCCAGGCGGAAGAATGGTGGACAAAGATAATCCACTTATAGGAAAGCCACACTCTAGAGATATGCAGCATTTAATTCCATCTCAAACTCCACAGATGGGAACAATATTTGGAACTGTGCCAGGAGCTCGTCCAGTAAATGTTAGAGTTGGTAAAAATCCACAGGCCTATATGAATGAGGATTTGCCGAAGATACCTGGAGTAACTTCTGTAAATAGCACATCAACTGGTATAGTTGCACAAGAAGCTGCTAAATGGCATGCAATGACAGCAGCAATTGCAATGCAATCAGAAGCAGAAATTAAAGCTCTCAAAACAGAAGTGATGGCCACTGGAACAGTTACATCAAGCTTAACGGATTCATATCAGGCTTTGTTGCCACAATTTTCACAAATTACAGATCTTGCAGCTGCTGAAGTAAAAGCAATTGTTGTAGAGGTTCAGCAAAATAAAATTAATGTTGACCAGGCTAGAGCTAAAATAATTCAGCTTAATGCAACAGTAGAAGCTATGCTTGCAGAAACTACAGCAATGACAGCAGCTACAATGGGAAGAACTGCAAACCTTACAACAGTGCCTTTAACATCACAGCCAGTAGTAGATCCAGTTACTGGTAAGTCAAATATGAAAGAGATGTTCCATAAGGGAACAACAAAAGAAATTGCAGACCGAATTGCAAGAGCTCTTGGAGGAGTTAGAACTTCAGGTGCAGGATATAATATTCAAACTACAAAGCCTAAGTTTGCTAAGGGAGGATATGTTCCAGGAACAGGAAACACAGACACATATCACACAACCGCAGAAGCAGGCTCATTTGTTATTAATAAAAAGTCTACGCAAGAAAATAAACCATTTATTGATAGTCTATTAGGCGGATCATCATATTATGCTGCAAAGGGAGGACAAGTACCAGTTGTACTTACTCCAGGAGAGGCTGTAATCCCAGCAAGTATTGCTCAAGATAATATGCCTTTAATGTACTCATTAAACGGAGGACCAGGAAACACTAGCGGAATGGGTAGAGTAAAGGGCGGTGGAGTTGGTGGCAGACCAATGACAAAAGCTCAGTATAAAAAAGCTCTAAGAGACTATTACAATTTTATATCAGACGCAAACTATGAAGCAAACATAAAGGCTAGATTTATTATGCTAGATGCGGCGGAGTTCATGGACCAGCAGCCAGGTCTTAAAACAAAAGACGCCATAACTCTTGCTACAAGTAACTGGAGGGAAGCATCAGTTTATCATCAAGATCCAGAGAAATGGCTAGCAACAAGAGCTAATCAAATTCGTGCATTTGATGCTTCACAAGGACCTACTAAACCATTATCTTTAAACATAAACGCTGGGGATCAAAAAAATGCTGGCGCAGACACTGGAGTAAATAGGCACTTAAATAAAGTAAGAGCAGCGATGCTCAATATGAAAGAGTTTGAAGAAGCTCATGCAGATATTAAAAAAATTCCTAAGCTTTCAAGAAAACTTGCAAGCAAAAAAGGATTTATGCTTGAAGGGCTAGTAAGAGGTCATGGTTTTAGAAGAGGTACTGTCCCACTGGCAACAAGAGGTTTTGCTGGATTTGCAGGAATAATGCCAGCAGGGTTTAATGATATTGCTGCAAAACTACAAGCTAAAAACCTACAACCAGACAGAATTCACTTCACACAAGCTGGAGCAATTGCAGACTTTGAAGGCATGATTAAAAATTCAGGACTCCATGGATTTGGAACAATAGATGATCTTGCTGCAGCACTTGAACACGACACTAGATTTAAGATGGCAGGAGCTACTCCATCTAAGCCAGCAACTCCACACCAAAAGGATTTCTTAAGTAAATTTTTAATGACTGTTGAGCAAGGTGTTAGATGGGTAGAAAAACCTAAAGGACACTGGGTTCCAGCAAAAGCAAAACTTGCAAATAAAGGTGGAATGATTCCAGGTGCACCAGCTCAAAGATTATTTGGCGGCGGTGGAGTAAAATTCTTGGGAATGCCTAGAGCTATTAAACAGGTAGAGCAACAAAGAGCATTAAAGAAAGCAATGGAAGATGCTAACGCTGCCGTAGGAAACTCTAGATTTGCTAAAAAGACAGTAACTAACTATGGAGAGCTACTAGAGCCTACATCTGGAAGAAGCTTCCCAGTACCTGGTATTGGCGGAGTATATTCAAAGAATGGTGATAGAGTTTTTGTTAAGCCAGTTCTTGATGAAAAAGCTGCGCTTGCAGAAGTAAGAGCAACCCAGATAGCTCGTGAAGTTCATGGATTAAAAGCTCCAGAACAAAAAATTGTTGTAATGAGAGACCCATCTGACCCAAAGGGTGCTAGAAAAATTCTTGCTCTTGAGTCAAAGTATGATCCTTCATTTGCAGAGCAAGATGGAAAATTTACAACAGATCAGTACTTTAAGCAGCTTGTTGCATCGGCACTTCGTGGAGACAAGGATTTAGCTAAGGGTAACTTGTCTGGCAACATACTTGCTGACGTAGGCCCAGCAGGTGTATTTGGCGCAGCTTCTGGACTAAGAGATTATTCCAAGACAATGCCATCTATGAAAGATCAAGCTATGGTTAACCTGCTCGGAGTTAAAGGTGGTGGAGCCAAGAAGTTCTTTGCAGAATCAACGCTAGATATTCCAAAGGGAATGACATCTGAAGAATATCACTCAAGAATGATTAAAGAAATTGAAGATGCCCTTCCAAAGCTTAAGACAACAGTTGCAAGCTTTGGCTTAAATGCTGAAGAAAAAATTATTTATAATGCTATGATTCAAAGACTTGCAGATGCAAGAAGAGTTAACTGGGCAGAACTACACGGTGTTCATTCAAATGTACAGGTTAGCCAGAAGAGACCTATGACTCCTGCTGCTATAGCTAAGATGCTTGAGGCAGATGAATTAAAGCGTAGACAAAGAGGAGGCGCTGCAAGCCTTTCAGACAATGCATTTAAAAATGACGCTAATGGATTTGCAATTGGCGGATTAATTGGAAATGTTCTTAAGGGTAAAGCAATGCACAGAATTGGTGCAGGCTTTGGACCAACAGGTGCACCAAAACCAAGTATGTATGAGTCAGCTCCATGGGGTGTAAATTCTCTTTCAATCGATATGGCAGATAAATTATTTGCTTCAAGCGGATTAAGAAAGCATACACAAAAACTTCTTTATGATAAGTTTGCTGCAGCATTAGCACAAGAAAAGCCATATGGATATGTAAAGATGCCAGATGGCACATTAAAGAATGGCCTTGAGCCAGATTCACTTGATGCTGTAATTAGACTTGCTGCATCAAACATGATTAGCGATAGAGCCGTTGCAAAGCAGCTATCTCCAATTGACAAAGATATTCTTAGAAAGAAATTCATGAACTGGGAGTCAAAGAAAGACACCCCAATGACAGAAGCATTAAAGAAATTGATATTTAGTATCGAACCAAGAGAAATGGGTGGACCAGTATCTTCTAACAAGCCTTACCTTGTAGGAGAAAAGGGTCCAGAGATATTTGTTCCTAGAAATGCTGGCGGTATTATTCCTAACAAAAGTACAATGGCACAAGGCTACAATGCTGGCGGAATGATCAAGATGATGCTTATGAGTATGCTTGGCATGCAAGGTGGCATGACATTAGGCAAGATGAGCGGCATCCCTGGTGGAGAAATGATTGGATCGATGCTTGGCTCAATGCTAGGAATGGGCTCAATGGGCGGCGGAGCTGCAAAGCTTATGACTGAAAAGGGTAAGTATACAGCGCCAATTGGAGCAACAGCACCAGGAGCAAGAGTACCATTTGCCGACGGATTTAAACAAACAAAGAATTTGACAGAGTATGGTACCAAGCTTGAAAAGCTTTCTTCAAGCACAAATATGTTTGCTAAGTTTGGTGGCTATGCACTTAAGTCGGTAACTAGATTAAATCTTGCAATAGGTGCTGGCGCACTTGCACTTGCAATTGCAAATAGAAGATGGAACGATCATAAGGAGCATTTAAGAGTAGGCATGCTTCAGTATGGTCTTACAGAAGAGGCTGCTAAAAAAGCAGGACTTAAGTTTACAGATTATTCTTCAAAGCTTGCAGATACAGCTGCAAGCATAACTGCACTAAGAGAAAAGAATCAGCTTTTATATGAGAGCATGCAAAAAGCAGGCACTCCAATTAAGATGACCATCGAAGAGTATAAGAAGCTTAGAAAAGAAGTTAAGACAGTATATGCTGACCAGATTAAGCTAATTAACCAGACCAAGGGTGAAGGCAATACAAAGAAGCTTGCCGAAGACTTAAAGGTTCAATTGATGGCTGCAGGTATGTCTGCAGAAGATGCAACTAAAAAAATCTGGGCAATGTTTAAGATGTCAAACAAAGCACTAACTGCATCAGCTTACACACTTCAGAATTCAAGATTCAATAGCATTGAAACAAAGCAAGACGCAGCAGCAAGAGCTGTTGGCGGATATGGAGCTGCTGCAAGAGAAGGCGGTAAAGAAGGCGCTAATCAGGTCAACACTGGCCTAACAGCAATTGATACTGGCATACAAGACTTAATTGATAAGAGCAAAGCAGCCAACAAGAAGGATAGCAGCAAGCCAATATTGACAGAGTATGAAGCTCAAATGCAGATGATGGATAGACTTACAAAGCTTGATTCTTCAAGAGTTAAGTTAACTGCACAAACTAAGGCTGAAATGATTAAGCAGAATCCAGCACTTAAGAGTGTTTTAAATAGTTCAGAGACAATGCTAAGCTTGTGGCAGAAGATGAATCTAGCTGCAAAGGGCTTTACTGGAAATCTAGGTGATTTAGGCTCTGAAGCAGTTTCAACATTATCTAAGATTGCAGATGTTTCACTTGCAACAATTGCAAAAGAAAATGAAAATGGGCTCCTAAAAGATCAGTATGCTGAGCTTGGAAGATTAGAAGGTCAGTATAAGAAGCTGCAGAAAGCAGCTAAGGGACAATCTGTTGCACAGCAAATCAGCACTAGAGATCAGCTGAAAGCTCTTCAAAAACAAATTGATGCAAATAACAAGCTTGCAGACTCAAGACTTAAAGCACTTGATGCAGCAAAGCAGGAATCAGATCTTGCAAATCAAATTGCTAAAAAGAAGGCTGAGTACGAAGCAGCATTAGCAAGAGGAGATACTGCTACCGCACAACAGGCAGGTCTAGACGTCAAGCAGCTTGAGTCAACAATGCAGTACAACTCACAGAGAAAATCAATTGAGGATTCAAGAGATAGAATTAATGCAAAGCTTCAGCTTAAGGTAGATGCAATAAATGATGCTAATACAAAGATGCAAGACAATGCTGCATATGCAGCTGAAGGCCTAAGCAAGCTTGGTGATAGAATAGCCAAGCAGAAGCAAAAGATAGAAGATTTCAATAGAGCTATGAATACGCTTGTTCTTAATGCAATTGCTGCAGGCAAAACTGTTGAAGAGTATATTAGAACTAGCAAAGCAGGAAAGGGAGATGCAGCAGATCTCGTAAATACTGGAAAAGCAGCTGGAGTTCTTAAGGGTGACCTAAAGGGTGTTGATGTAGGAACTGAAGCTCTTAAACTAATGAATGGTCCTGTAGATGCAATCACTTCAGCACTTTCATCAAAGGGCATAACAATGGGTAGCGGCGACATTATTATTAATGGTAAGAAGGTTGACCTTGGTGGAGACAAACCCATTGCTCCAAAAACTGTAACTAAGGATGGACCAAAGGGGCCAATAAAGACAGTTGATCCTACAACAACAAAGCCTCCTGTTTTTGCTACATTAAAAGAAGCACAGGCAGCAGCATCAGATAAGACAAGGAATACTTTTACAAGTAGTGATGGCTCTAAATGGGTTCTAACCTCCACTCCAAAGTCTGGAGTTAAATGGTCTAGCGGAAACTGGAGTATTCCAGCTGTCAAGGCTGGATACGGAACAATGAAGCTTGATCCAATGGTTCCTACAATTGTTGGAGACCGTGGACCAGAGATGGCTTTTGGAGGAATGATTATTCCTAATATGGCTAAGTTGCCATTTAGCTCTCCAAGATATGATGTTAATCAGGCAGCTAAGATATTTGAGCCGATGGCTACATCTTCAAGCGGAAGTGTAATCAATCTAACACAAAACATTTATCCATCAGACGGCATGAATACAGATGCATTTGTAAGACAAGTAGTGTCAATGACAAAGCAAGCAATTGGACAAGATGCCAAGTTAAATGCTAAAATGGTTGGAACAACTAAGAATGTGAGCATCAAATCATGACATTGACTTTACCAGTAGGCTCTGCCCTTTATATAGATACCTCTACAACAGATACTCCAACATGGGTAAAGTTGTCAGAGCATAATCGCTCACCTATATCAATTGATACAAATAGAATTGAAAAGACTCAAAGAATGTCTGGCGGAACTTTAAGAAAAGTTTGGATTGCTGATAAGAAAACAATTAGCACAAGCTGGAGCATGTTGCCAACAAATGATGCTACTACTGTAGATGGCGGATATGGGGCGGCAGCCTTAAGATCATTCTATTATGGAGAAAAAGGCAAGAATACATTTAAGGTAAAGATTTCATATAACGGAGTTTCAGCAAGAGATGAGATACTGCTTATGTCATTTACCTCATGCTCATTTACTGTGGTTAAAAGAAATGTAAAAGAAAAAAACACAGATTCTCCACAAGAATTTTGGGATGTGTCAATCGGTCTGGAAGAAGTATAATGTTAACAGCTTCAACCGCAACAGTTAATACATTAAATCAATCTCAATCTATTAATATTAAAAATGGATGCTGGATTGAATATAACATGAATGGCCTAATTGATAAAAAATCAATTGAAGCGGCAGATGGTGTTGTAACTGTTACTAAAACTGATGCTGCAGGAAATAAATATCAGCCATTTGAAAAGCTATTTCCAATAACATCTATTATTGATCCAAGAAGACCAAAGATAGCAGGAATTAAATATATTATTTTGGGAGATCCAAGCTTATCAAAAGATAAGGGTTCTGGAGTCATAGATAAATACAAGACTGCAGCTAACTTCTCATCTAGATTGTATTTCTCAGGTATAAAGATGGCATATAAATATTGGGTCACACCAGTGGCATCTGGAACATCATTATCTAATTGCGTATTAACTGCTAAATACCCTGCTGATAAAACTGCTGTTGTCAATAAGATAGTTATTAAGTTTGAAACATCTCACTCCAAGCCAGTTAACTGGACTTTGAAGCTAGCTGGATTAACAGGTACTGAAACAACTATTGCAACTAATGTGGTTGTGCCAGACAATGGAGTTGTAAACCTATATTATAATGGTAGCACATGGACAACAACAGAATTTACAACACCCCCATCTGGTGTTAATTTAAGTGCTTTAAAGCTTGAGATATCATCACTAGATATAGCGGGCGGGTATGTAGGGGTAATAGAAATTTCACCTAGATACGTAATCGATGTTACAAATAGGCTTATCTCTATGACAATCAACAAGTCTTCTTCAGATGACATATCTGGAATTATTCCAGTAGGAAATGTTACAGCAAACTCAATCTATATTGATCTAAATGCTTATGATAAGAACTATGAGTATTATGATAAGACCGTGCCGTTCAATAAAGATAAGCTCAACCTTTATAAGGATACAATTTTAAGGCCCTTTGTAACTATAGGGTCAGAAAAAATAAACCTTGGAATATTCTATACTGAATCATTTTCTGTAAGTGAGTTTGGAGATGTAAGTGTAACTGGGCTAGATGGCGCTAAAGAGCTTCAGTATATAAAGCCACCAGATATTGTCTGTGATAATATGACTTCAGTTGCTATCATTAGAAGACTGCTAGATTCAGTAGGGTTTACTAACTATAACTTTAACTTAACAACAACTGATACAACTGTAATATCTCCATACCACTGGTATACAGATCAGTCTAAAACTGTTTGGGAGCATATTCAAGATCTTTGCAAAGACACTCAGATGATAGCAACATTTGATGAGCTTGACATATTGCAATTTTATCCAAGAGACTACATATTTAAAAAAGATAAGCAGACTAACTTAAAGCTAAGAGATAGAAATATTGGCAGCAACCTTGCAAACATAGCTTCTCTATCAGTAGAGAATGTTCCATCTGTAAAAGCTGTTAAGATAATTTATACACCACAGCTTGTTAGTTCATATCGAGGAACAGGCGAGAACCTTTATGACGCTCCAGTAATTACTTTGGGCGCATCTGCAATTGTTAATGATATATTACCAATTCAGCCATCCTATACAAACAACTCAGGCGAGGTTGCAGAACTAGGAGTTGTTTCTTGTGAACCAGTCGTATTGTCTGGTCTTGGATCAACTCAATATTCATTTAAAGGATATTTAGTGGTTGAAAAAGAAATTATTGAATATGATGCAATAGAGTACAGCTATTCAGAACTAAATACTGGAACAGTTAAGTATAAATGGATAACATCAGATTCAGATGTTGCAAAGTATCAGGGCCTTGCAAATCCTTCAACATTTAAACCAACCAACAATTATAGAATTAAATCTAGAAATGCATTCGGAGTCCTTGGCCCAGTTACCTCATCATATACTCAAGATATGATGAATAAAGATATGACACATAAATTAGGAAATGCAGATGACGGCTGGACCCAGTTAGAGTGGGATTCTAAAACTGGATTGTTTACTTCAAGCCCAGGGTCAATGGTTACAACAAGTATTCCAAGTTATGATCCAAAAGGGCCAGACACACAAAAACTTTTGTACAATGGCGTATCAAGATCAATGGCTACACTTTTTGCTAATGACGTAACATATGTTCCAAGTTCTGATCCAGCAAAGCCAACAGACGATAAGTATATTCAGAATACATTATACAAGATTGCAACAACTACAGCTCAATATACAGGAAGTGCAGATAAAGCTTTTGCTATAGGAGCAAATATGTATTTTCCACTTACTGTTGATAAAAACACAAAGAACGTTACTGGCAATCAAATGACTATAGCGGGCCTTGCATTTTCATTAAGTGAAAACAATAAAAGCGGATACATGCTATCAATAGCTACAACTCAAAATAGCAATGGCGATAAGACATATAGAGATGTTAATTTTTATAAAATTGTCGATGGTAAGCCAGAGCCAATGCTAACAAGCCAAAAAGATACAGATGGAACCATTATTACAAATATTAATGGCGGAGATTTATATAAGGTAGAAATTAAAGCTTTAGATATAATGAACGGGCCAAATGAGAATAGGGTGTTCAAGATTGCTTTAAATGGCAAGGTTATAGGTGTTACAGATTCTTCTCCTCTAACTCTTACAAATAAAATAGGAATAGCATCTCTTCAAGGAACAACCTCATTTGATTATGTTTATACTGCCAGCATTACTAAAGAAGAGTTTGGTATTGCTTCATCATTTGATGCCTATTCAGGATTTCTTTCTAGCAATTCTTCAATGGTTAAAACATTTAGCGATTTTGTTTTTAATAAAACCGATAAGCCAAAAACAGAAGTATGGCTAAGAGAATTTGGTCCAGTTGCTCGTGAGCTTAGAAGAATAACTGGTAGATACACAAACGCCCCAGGGTATCCTTTATATCCACAAATTGTTCAAAACAACGATGTCACTTTAGTTGGATCAGCACTAGATCCATTTACCATGGATATATTTGTTATGAATAATACAGGAGCTTTTGCAGACCTTGCAAATGGTCAAGAAAAATCTTTTGTTGTTGTTGGAAATCAAATTACACCTTCAGATTCATTTGAATATATTGATCCAAAGTTAACGGATGAAGACAAGGCGGAAGGAATAGCGTTTGACTCAGTTTGGATTCAAAAAGAATCAGAAGCGGAAAGCCTATCAAAATGGATTACTGGACAATGGTCTAAGCAGCAGAAGGTAGTAAGCGTAGAAACATTCATAAACCCATTAATTCAGATTGGCGATGTAGTTGAAATATCATATCCTTCAAGCCAGCTATATTCGTCTGAAGATATAAATCCACCATACGCTGTGGGTAAATATATAGTCTTAACTGTAGAGAATAACTATGACGATTCAAGTGCTCCAGTTACTAATTTAATGTGTAGATCAATCTACACTGAAATGGTATAATGTTAATATGAGCAATCAAAAACAACAAGCATCCAAGCTACCTAAATCCAAAAAGCTATTGCTATTCCCAG